CAAAATAGATTACTAACAAAGAATAAAGATGTACAACCCAATGAAAGAAAATACGGGGAAATTCAGCGTAAGTTAACTAACATAAATAAGAGTGCTGATAAGTTTGTCGGTGCAATGGATAGCGTCCATAATGCAGGTAAGACAGCCTTTAAAGGAAAGCGTGGATTAGCTACTGCTGGTGCAGGCTTATTAGGTGGCATGATTATTGGTGGCGCCGCAGATTATATGAATTAAAGAGGGATTGATTGTGATACTCTGCAACATTGCTAAGAAGGAATGATTGTATGAGTACAGCAGGAAACGTAACAGACCAAGAGCTAGATTCTCTTGAAGGAGAAATACGTGCCGATCCTGTAAAGTGGGCCTATTGGAAACTCAAAGATCCAAAGGGGAATCAATGGAAAGCTCGATGGTATCAAAGAAAAATGATACAGGGGATTTTAAATGGTGATAGGCGTATAGCTGCACGTATGGGGCGTCGTGTAGGGAAAACAGAGACAATGGTTGTATTCTGTCTATGGTACGCATTTCATCATAAGAATGCACGTTTATTAATCACAACACCATATGAGCATCAGGTTCGCTTAATCTTTATGCGCTTAGCCGAATTAGTTCGAGATTGTGATGAGTTAAATAGTTCTGTAAAAATAACGAAGAATCCATTCATTGCAGACTTTGGAAATGGTAGTAAAATCATGGGCTTTACCGTTGGGGCGACAGCTGGTAATTCCGGTGCTTCAGTCCGTGGACAAAGGGCAGACTGGATCTTTATGGATGAAATTGACTACATAAACCGAGATGGTATAGATGCTGTAACAGCTATTGCTATGGAGGATCCAAGACGTATAGGTATCTGGTGTTCTTCTACTCCAACTGGTAAGCGTGACTTCTTCTATGATGTTTGTACAAACCCTGATACAGGTTATAAAGCTTATCACTTCCCATCTCATGTTAACCCAGACTTTGATGAAAGAATGGAAGGCGAGCTTCGTGCAACTATGACTGTACAAGGTTATATTCATGAGGTTGAAGCTGAATTTGGTGAAGAGACAGTAGGGGTATTTAGTAAAGCAGCGGTAGAGCGAGCAAAATCACAATATATGTACTCCTATAGAGAATTGAATGTATGGGAGCAAGAACAGTTCAAGAAACAGGGTTATTCGCTGGATGACATTGTGTACTTTCCAGAGTATACTAAAACCAATCAAGCTCCTCCTGCGCATCGTATTGTCGGTGTGGACTGGGATAAATTCGCTAATGCGACACAGATTATTGTTACAGAGTTTGATGAGCTATTAAAGAAATTTAGAGTAGCGAAACGATATGAGATTCCTCGTGGGGATTTCACATACGATAATGCTGTTCAAAAACTTATTGAGATAAATGAAATATGGGATCCGAAATTCTTCTACATAGATGCTGGTCACGGCGAGTATCAAATTGAGATGCTTCACAAATACGGATTAGAACATCCGGAAAGTCGTATGCATCAAAAGGTAAAACGAATACAGTTCTCTCAAAATATAGAAATAATAGATCCAGGTACTCGTGAGGTGGATTATAAAGATGCGAAAAACTTTATGGTAAACCAAACAAGTATATTACTAGATAGAAATCAAATTGTTGTTTCACCATTCGATGATATGGTTTGGAAACAAATGATGGATTACCAGGTTGTTCGAATTTCTCAATCCGGTAAACCTATATATACTTCAGAAAATGAACATGCTTTAGATGCATTTATGTTAACGATATTAGGATTTACAATTGAATTCCCAAATATCACTCAAATTCTTGAAGAAATTCAGGTGGCAAGAAAGGCATTACCTGTTAGGAATAACATGCAAGAGTCACTTCAAGAAAAAGTATTTGGTGGTTATAGAGATGTATATGGGAATCAGAAGATATCTCGTGAAAAAGAAGAAAAAGATAATCCGAATTGGCACTGGAATCAGGTATCACTAGGTTATTCTAAAAACAAGAGTACTGCTGTACCTTGGGGTAAGCGAGGTTCTTCGAAAGGAATTGGATTTGCAAGAAGCAAATTTTAAGGGGGATAATAATGAAAAACGTAAACTATGAGTTATGTAAAAAGTGTGAAAAGAAAATGGAACAATCTGGAGTTTTTGGTATAACAACTGAAGGTATGTATAAGCAAAAAGCTGAATTTGGAATGGATGTTGGATTACCTCTTTTAGAAGAAGGCTGTGATATTCAACGTAAGTCAAAAGAAAAAGAATTAGGTTCTACAATTCGCTTAGTTAAAGATAAATCAGAAGAATATTTTGCAACGATTCAAGAAGGTAAGGTAGTTTCATATCGAACATTAACAACAGAAGAGTTAACAGCAAAAGATTGGAAGATTGTTAAACTACCTGCATAATTGAAACTTTGGAATGCCTGAAATAATGCGTTGTCCCCTTTAGGGTGGAAGGCAAAAAATATCCCTGTATCCTTTTTTCTTTGGCTAATCTTTCAATATCCTTTTTTACTTGCCCCTGTATGATTACAGGGGCTATATTTATGTAACAAGGAGTGATATTTATGACAAAAAATTCTTATGAAGTATTATATGGATCAAGAGGTATTGATACTGAATATGAAAGAGAGAAAGTAGAGTATAGACCTAATATTGGCTATACAAAAGAAGTAGTTATACAGAATCTACAGCCTGAAGTTAAGAGTATTATTGAGCGCTCTCGTAGATTTACAGTTTCACAAAGTTTATTAGATTATGATGAATTAATTAAAGAAATAGATATAATTCTTCAAGATATTGAAAAAAGAAATGATAAAAAGCTAATTGATAAATTAGTTGAACACCTGAAGCAAAAGAGAATTAAAGAAGCAGCACTATTAGAAAAAGAACAGTGCGGTTATAAACAAGCTGGTGATTTAGAAATATATAGTCTTTTGTTTAATATAAAAGAGTCTATAAGCGCCCAAAGAGAGTTTATAGATAACAGATTCAAAGTGCAATTTACAGATGAAACAGATTTAGAAAAAATAGAAGCAGCAGAGCTGAAATCTATAGATGACTGGGAGCTACTAGAAGCACAAGTGCTAGAGGGATATAGTCTTTTAGCTGAGCACGATGAAGATGATGAACAACCAATTATGGATGAAAATTTGTTCCCTAATATGCAGGATTTAAATTACGATGTCCTAGCTCAAATTGAACAGAATAAACGGAAACAAGAAATATTTCATACAACATTAGCTGATACAGCTTATATTCATAAGAATAGATACTTCATGATTCTTAATGTAATAGAAAAGGCTAAGGTGCTTGTATATAATTCTAAATCACTAATTGATAAGAACTTAAAAGGACTTATTTTAAGTTTAAAAGAGTTAGGAGACTTAAATGTAGCGAAAGCTCATTTAATCCTTAATTTCAACGATATACAAGATCAGCATTTAAGTATCAAGGGCAGAATGAGTACTTTAGATAATGAGAAAGAAATATTTGCATCAGAGAAGCATTATCTGCATCAGCAGTTAGAAATAAAGACAACTGAGCCATTAAAGAACTGGCTCTTTGAACAAGAAGAGCAGATGAGTGGATCAATGGATTTATTTGCTCATTACATGATTGATTCTATAGATAATGCAAAGCAAACTTACGACTCAAATATGGCAGATATACTGAACTTCTATAAATCAGAGTCTGATTTCTACGAGCAACAAACTAACTTTTTAAGAAGCAAAGAGGAAATCAGAAGGTTTTACAGGATTTTAGAGGATTTAGAAGGTGTGCAGGAAATTCACAGTGCATGGGCTGAAGAGTATTTAAAGGCAGAGGGATATAGCATTTAAGTGAATGTGTAATGCAATACAATAAAATGTATAATAATTTTGAATCAATTAATTTAGTAAATAATCAACTTATATCAAAGTAAAGGGGGTTTCATTCTTGGCGAGACTCTTCAATAGTTTTATTAAAAGTTTTACGCTCAAGAATGCTCCCTCTGGCGGTAAATCTAGTGGAGCGGGATCTTTTAATCGTGATCCTAAGGCTATGCAAGTAAAACGTGTTGGTTATCAATTAACTGAGAGTGGCGGTGGTGGTGGCCGAGATAATTTCGAGGGACCACAAGCTGACTTTAATATTATTGATACTGCTATAAAAAGGGATTCCTATATTATGCAGTCGATGATGAAGTATAGCGAATTAATCTTTAAAAGTGGTTGGCACCTTCAAGGGAAAAATGAACAAGCCCTTTTGTATTTAAAGCTACGTTTAGAGACAATGGCCGTTGCTACTTTAATTCCAACGGAGGAACTATTTCAGGGAATAGCTGATGATATTGTCAGGTATGCAAATAGTTTTATTGTTAAGGCTCGTGCCAAAAGTGGACAAGGATTACCACCGGGCTTAGCCGCCTTACCTGTTCCTCCTAGTAAAGATCCTATTGGAGGATATTTTAGATTACCACCTAGTACAGTCACAATTGCACGAGATAAAAACGGAACTGTTACTAAATATAAGCAAGAAGTTCAAGGAGCAGATAAGCCAATTGAATTTCGTCCTGAGGATGTCATTCATATAGCAGTTAATAGACCAGCCGGAAGACCTTTCGGGGACCCTTGGATTGCTCCAGTTTTGGAGGATGTAAGGTTACTTCGAAAAGTAGAAGAGAATGCTGGATTATTACTGTACAGACATATCTTCCCGCTTTTAGCTTATACAGTTGGTACTGATAAACCGGGACAACAAGCAACAGATAACGAATTAACTGAGTTGCAAAGTGTGATTGAAAACTTGCCAACAGATGGTGCAATTCTTCTTCCAGAGCGTCATAAAGTTGAAGCGATTGATATTAGTACAATTGATGGAAGACCTTATTTAGATTATTTTGAGCAACGTGTATTTACAGGACTTGGCATGAGTCAAGTTGATATGGGTCGAGGGGATACTGCAAATAGAAATACAGCAGATGCTATGAGTGGTATTAAAGCTGATCGTGTTAAAGGTTGGCAGAAAGCACTACAAACTCAAATTGATAAATATATGATTGACGAGATTCTAATAGAAGGTGGATTCGATCCATTAGTTAATCCAGATTTTGATATCAATTTTGTTTTTGATGAAATTGAGCAAGAGAAAAAGATAGCGAAAGAAAATCATGCGCTATTGATGTGGAATTCTAATATCACTACATGGGAAGAAACTCGCATAGAGTGTGGACGTGAGCCTGTTGCTGATGAATCTCGATTATCATTTCAAATGATTGGTGCTACTACTACTGATGCAGAAGTAGACAATAAAAACGCACCAGAAAATCAGAACGGAAAAAGAACAGCCCCTAAGAAAAAAACAGAAGCACTTGAGGAATCAGTGTTCAATCATATTCCTATCGAAAGATATGATTCTTTAGATGAATCATTACAATCTCACTATCGAATTTTAGAAAGTGACGTAATAGGAGCAATTGAGTCTCTTCTTAGTAAGGAACAATTTCCGTTGCATGACAATAAACAATGGGCTGCACCTATACATTTTAGCAAAGAAAAGATGCTTCATGTGATCCAACAAAGTACACAATACGCTTTGTCAGAGGGTGTGCAAAAAACAAAAAAAGATATGGGTAGAAAATCTACTCCTAAAGTAAATTATAGTCGTTCTCTTAGAGTAATGAGGGAATACGCTTCAGAGTCTATTGATAGGCTTGAAGAATCTTTAAAGGCTTCCATATCTCTTAAATTAGAGTCATGTAATACAAATGAAGATGCTTATCTTGCTGTAAAAGGTGTTTTCCAATCATTAAAACATAGACTATCTCTTATGAGTAAGGTCATGATTGCAAAATCATATAACTACGGATACATACTAGCATTAATGAAATGCGGAGAATCACATGCGAAATCGTTATACGAGGGTGATTGTCTAATTTGCCAAGAGAACTCTCAAGAGTCTATTAATCTAGAGCAATATGCATCTTTAGATGAAATAGCTATATTCTATCGGATTCCTCCATGGCATCCGAATTGTGCATGTGAAATTACACATATCGGAGGGGGTGAATAATCAATGTATACATTGCAAGAGCATCAATCTAAGAAACTAATCACTGGTGATAATCTTATTGAAAGTGCTGGAGTAATTGGGAAAATTAATCCTGAAACAGTAGTAGCCTTAAATGAGTCTGCTAAAGGAAAAAGTAATCGTAAGTTAATTGTACAAATGGAAGCAATTCACGTAGGGCGTACAGATAACTATACTTTTTATACTGAAGAAGGATTAAAGACTGGTTTATCTACTTGGACTCATCCATATAACAAACCAGTCTTAACTCATCACAATGCACATAGAGGTGAGCCTGTCGGTCGTATATTGAGAGCTGAATTTGCAGAATCAACTATATCTGGCAGAAAAGGACTAATCTTTACTTGTGAAATTACAGATCCAGATGCTGTTGAAAAGGTTCTAGATGGACGCTACACAACAGTATCGATTGGTGCGACAACAGATAAAGTATCTTGTAATATTTGTGGCAAAGATAGAACAAAAGAATGGTGTGAACATTGGCGTGGTGAGGAATATGAAGGACAATCCTGTCATTACATAATCGGAACTACATTCGGCCGAGAAGTTAGTTATGTAAACGTTCCAGCAGATGAAAATGCAGGAAACTTCTCAGTAACTGTCTCTGATGAAGATGGAAATAAAAACGAACATACTCAGGAACACGCAGCGTTACAAATTTTCCAAATTGCAGAAGGCTTAATGCAAAGTGTTAATCGTCCAGATGTGAACTTGTATGAAAGTGCGAGTGATGATGTAAAGCAACTTGTAAATGGATTATTAACAATAGATGAAGGGAGTACTCCAAACGTGAAATATAAGTTAAATGAAAGCGGTCAAATCGTTGATGAAAACGGTGTGGTTGTAAATGTTGCAGAAGCTGCAAAAATGCAAGCAGATTTAACACAAGCGCAAAATGAGTTAACCACTGTAAAAGGTCAATTATCAGAAGCGCAAGCAACGTTATCAAATATGGTTATTGAGAAAACAAAAGTTGACTCTCAATTAACAGAATCTCAAGGGGAAGTTACTCGATTAACAAACGAAAATGCTGACTTAGTAGCTAAAGCTCATAAGTCTCTAGCTGAAAAAGTAGTAGACATGAAATTGGCTTTACGTAAATCGGATGTTGTTGGTATTTCTCAGGAGGAAGCTGTAGAGGCACACATCAAGCGCACAGAAGAGTCGTTAAATGATGCAGTCAAAGATCTGCAAGCTGAAATGCAAAACACGACAGCAATTCGTGGTGCAGTTCCAAATCCGGGTGGCGCTGGTGCTGACAATAACCCAAATGAACACGATAACAATGGTGAGATGGGTGTAGATGAAGCGGTAAGTATGTTCCAAGGCATGTTTGGACGTAAGAATAAAAAATAATAAGGAGTGAAACGAAAATGGCATTATTCGGCGGAGTTACAGGACCTTTACAAGATACTCCAGATCAGAAATTTAGAACAAATACAAAACTTCAAGCTGGTACGCATGATTCTCCAGGTGAAAAATTCTTAGTCGATCCACGTTTACCACGATTATTTAGATATCATTTTGGTGGCGATGGTTGGGTAGTTATTCCTAAAGGACGTGTGGTTGCACCAGCTACAAATGGTGGTAAAGACGATGATGGTCGTTTTGATGACTTTGATGCAAATGTTCCTTACAACGCAATAACACTTGCTAACGGTGGTAAAGATGTTGAAGAAACAGGTCGAGATGGCGAGCGTTATACACGTTCTGCAAATATACCAATTGGTGTAGCTTATGCAAACTTATATGAAGAGTTTGTAGATGGTTTCAATGGTATGCAGCCAACAATTGAAAATGAAATTTATATTGAATTACCTTACATATCAAATAAAGAAGATGCCTATGAACTTAAATGGGGCTGCTTCTATGATACAGATATTACTCGTCCAGTAAAAGCTGGTGACTTTGTAATGGCAGATGAGCAAGGCTATGTAATTAAAGCAGACTTTGAAAAAGTTCGAACTGATATCGATGGCGCAGCTGATTTACCAGCACTAAAAGGCATTTTAAAAGAACAATCTCGCATGCAAGAGCAAGTATTTGGTCAAGTATGGGCTGTCGAAACAAACCTACCACCACAAGGCTGGTTAAAATGGGTAGGATGGGCTGACGAAGATATGAAGAATGACGATTGGAAAACAGCTAGTGGAGCTCGTACTTCTGATATCGGATCACAAGATGGATTCCCAGGATATCCTTATGAAAAGTCATATCGTAATTGGGATACTCGTTCTAATAAATATTACCCACAAGGAATACCAGGATTAACAAATGGTTCTAATATTGAAGTGCCATTCAAGGATGAAGTGATTGGTCAAGTTAATGTTGGTGTTAATGGTCGTCATGATTTCTTCTTACTTCACACGCCTGCAGTTGAAGGCACAGTAGAAATTAAAGTTGGCGGAGACGTAGTTAAGCCGGAATATGTAGATGTTACATCTGGTCGTGTTGTATTCTCGTATGACAATAGTAAAGGGACAGCACCTAAAGATGTTACAGCAACATATAAAGCTACAGGACAACTACCTGGCGTGCCAACAGGTTGGGACTTTAAAGGGTCAATCGGTGCGATTCGCATCATATTACAGAAGTAAGAAGGAGGAAATGAAAGATGAAGCAAATTAATGAACATCAACTATCAGAAGAATCAGTAAAAATTTTAAAACGTATGCAGCGTCAATTAGATCTAAGTGAGGATTGGACGCAAATCCCTAAAGATCAATTGGTATCAGTAACAGAAGCATTAACAACTCAAGATGCTAGTATCTTAATTCCTCGTGTAATTACAGGTATGATGCGTGAAGCAGCAGAGCCAATGTATATCGGTTCAGATTTATTAGAAAAAGTTCGCTTAACTGATGGCCGCTCAATTGAATTCCCATCTATCGGAGCTATGAGAGCACATGACATCGGTGAATCTCAAAGTTATCTAGAAGAAACTGTAGACTTCCAATTACACCGCACACAAGAGGTTAAAGTTGGTAAGTCAGGTATGGTTGTTCGTGTAACGGACGAGATGATTAACGATAGTCAGTGGGACGTAATTGGTATCCTTGTTCGTAAAGCAGGGGAAGCAATGGCACGATTAAAAGAAGAAAAAATCTTTACTCAATTCTCTAAACATGGTCATATCGTATTTGATAATGATATCCGTGCAAAATATGCTGAAGCTGGTACAACAGGTATGGATATTGAAGGGAACTACAATAATACAATGTCTACAGAGGACATGATTGATTTATTTATTGCGCTAATGGCTAATGGATACACTCCTTCGGATGTACTAATGAATCCATTATGTTGGTCTGTATTCTTTAAAAATGACATTATGCAGTCATTAACACACGCTGCACTTGGCGGAAGTCAAATCACAAACTTACAAATCAGTCCTGATCAAGTACAGGGACGTATTCCGTTCTCTATTAATCTTAACTTTACACCATTTGCTCCATTCAACTTTGAAACTAAGAAGTTTGATATGTATGTAGTGGATCGTAAAAACGTTGGTATTTTACTAGAAAAAGATCCTTTAACAACAGAGCAATTTGATGATCCAATGCGTGATATTCAAACTATCAAAGTTAAAGAGCGTTATGGTATCGGTGTTTTAAATCAGGGTAAAGCAGTTGCAACTGCACGTAACCTAGCATTTGAAAAATCATACCCAGCTCCAGATCGTGTAAAATTAGTATCTTAATATACTAGAAGCAGCTGAATAGGCGGGCGATATCATACTCGTCCGCCTATTATTTTAAGTTAAAACGAGGAGGATATATATGCCTGAATTAAAAGTAGGCCTAGCGCCAAATAAAACAAGTTATTTTGATCCTATTAAAAATTTATATATAACATTAGCTAACCCTGTGCAATCTGTTCATTTTACAGATCATAAAGAGCTGTCGAATATTTGTCATGCTTTATGTGCATCTGTCCCGGCTTTAATTTTATATGAGGGTAAATTACCTCAAGAAGCAATCGATACTTGGGAATCTAAGTATAAAAAACCATTTAATACAGATATGTCTAAGAAGGTCAGAGGGCTGGATGGTAATATGGTTGCAGCAGCAAAAGAAGCGAATCGTGCATTTGATCGACCAGAAAAGGTAAATAAAAAATCTGCTGATAATTCAAAGAAAGAAGTAACTGAAGAAAAAGCAGGGGAAGAGAAAGCACCTGAGGAAGCTAAAGAAGAAATCAAAACTGCAAGTATAGAAGAAGAATCAAAAGCTACAGCTAAGAGTAAAACTCGTAAAGCAAAAGCAACAGAAGAAGAATAATACAGGAGAGGGTGTATAATCTATGCTCGAATCGTTGTTTTCTGAATATGTTGAGATTACATGTTTAGCAAAGCCATTTCCTGTTGTTGCTCATAAACCTATAAACGATAGATTATTTAAACATATTACCTTTATAGAAGATGAATCTGATATTACACTTCGTTTAACACCGGTTCACATTGGTCAATTAAAAGTAAATACATTAGTGCAGAAGCATATTTCACTAGAATCTAGCGATGAAGATATATATAGAATTAAATCAGTGCTATCTAAAGAGGATAACGGAGTTAATGAGTCATACTGGGTTAGTCACAAACAATCAGAGTATGATAATGCCATTTCATTTAACCAATATAGAGCACATGGGGTTTCGGATAAAGGACTAAAAAGTGATTGGGTCTATTCAGATATTAAAGATGAAGATGGGAAAGAAGTTATTTATAATATGATCCATGATGTTATAGATTTATTGTTAACCGCTAACGATAGTCAGATTGAAACATACATGGAATACATTACAAATGATGCTTTTATAAATATCATAAAAGAAATGCATCCCAACTTATTTAAAACACTTGATGTACGGGAATTAAAGAAAGTATCAATGAAAGAAATTCTTCACGTTATCGGGAGCAAATCAGGACATCATATCCAAGAACAATTTGTTTCTCAATTAGGTGAATCATTTACAGTGATAGCTAACTTCCTAACAACTAAGTTTAATGAAGAGTTGATGTCTTCTCCAGAAGAGTTTGCGCAACTTCTGAAAATCTATAAGATTTTTGATCAGTATCAAAATACAAACAATGACTTTGTTGAAATGGTTCTTCAATATTTCTTAGTAGATTCTATGGAGGATTTACTTGAAAAGACTGATATTGAAGTAATATTGCAGAATGAGGAAGAAACCGGCATTTATCTGAATGGTGAGTATAAATTGGATATCAAAGGCGAGTTAATAAAAGCAGTAAGCTCTTTATCGCTGGATGACCATTTTGTCTCTAAAGTGCAGGATGCAGTACAATTAATATCAGAGCCAATTATATTTGAAAATATTGTGGCTCAAAAAGATGAAAATGTTGCAAGGTATTTAAGAATGGCGTTGCGTACTGTATACGCTCCGTTAACTGCAATGGATGTTCGACTAATGGAGTTGGATCATGAACTAGATGACCTGCATAAATCAAGCTCTTATAGTAGTCTACTTGAGTTTACAACAATTGATGATAAAGACTATGAAGTTCGCAACTTACTCGTATATGACATTGTAGAATCTTTAATTAGAAATGATATAGATTTGCAGACCTTGTGTGAGTCGGAAATCTTAGAAAGAATCATTAAGTTATGTGTAGACCATAGATTAAATATGTGGGTAGACTATAGTTTTGAAGAGATTGTAACTGTTCTTTTAGGTGTAGGTGAATCTTTCGAACATGAGTATAACAAGTATATTAAATCTATTGAAGAGCGCAAAACTGTTCATTCTATTGATTCCTATAAAATTGAATCTACACTTACTAGTCCATTAAAAGAAGCATTTTCATCAGCCTATAAAGAAATGATACATATAAAATCAACGAGTCATCCGTTTATTCAAAAAGAATCTCAGAAAGTAAGCTTAGTAGAAAGTATTCGTACACACTACGAGACTTTTAAAAGTGAAATTAAACAACATATCCAAACAAACATGAATGAAAAAATCACACATCAATCAGATTACTTTAAAAGGCTTATAGAATTGTGGCCAATTATTCTTAAAGATATGGCTATTATTAATCATGAAATGCAAGACTTATATCCCAAAGAGCCAGTTCTAATGTTATTAGAAGATACTGCAAATGCTTTAGATACCAATAAGTATTCTGATTATAGGGAAGCGAAACAGTTTTCAGAAGAAGATACTTATTACAATTTATTTAAGCATTACTTGAGGAATCCTAATAGATATAGGTACTTAGAGAAGTTTGATGCTGAAGTTCAGCATAATCCAAGAGATGTGTTTATCATAGATGGTTCAGACGTTGTTCAATATGCTTTAGGTGAAATGGAAAATGGCTGGAGTTTAGGGTTATTTAAATTGGGCGTAAATACCTTAAAAGGAGAAGTGAGCGAATCATGAGTATGAAAAGTATTCAGAAGTTATTAGGGCTACTTCCAGATGGTCCTAAAAAAGAAGCTCTAAAGCGAAAACTGGAAAGTAATTTATCAAAAAAGAAACAGCGAGGGGGAGATGGCTTGCGTGATTCATTCGAATTAACACCAAGAGGTCATATAAAAATTGAAGAAATTGATTCAGCTGGTAAGGTAGTTGGAGTGTTAGCTGATCAAAAGAACTTAGTTTTAAATGGAGCAGAGGAAATTCTGTTACGTGCATTTTCAGGGGATCCTACCCGTGCATTATATAAAAATCGTATTCCTAAGGCATCTACAGGAACAACTAATAAAATTTATATTGCTGAATCAAAGTTGAAAAAAGCTCCTTTATTTGATGGTAATCAACTCCTTCATGCTCCTAATTTATTATGGGCAGAAGTAAATGACGATGATTTTGAAGTATCATATGGTTACTATCCTATAACTCTTTATATAAAAGAAGAGGTTTCTGGCGAGCTAGGTAAAAAAGCATTTACGCTTTCAAAAGCTCCAGCTGCAGATCGTGTTGCATTATCAGCAGAAATCTATTCTGGATATACAAATATGTTTATTGGTATCGGTGAGGGAGAGAATTACAAAGTTCCATTTACTGATAATCGATTAACTTTATCGAAGGGCATTACAGTTGCTAATGAAAAAGCAAAAGCAATACTTGAAGGTGAATCTATCAAGTTTAAGCAAAAAATTAGTAACTTTGCTTTAGAAGTAGAAAAGTCTAACAAAGGTGCTCAAATTGATATTTTTGTAAATGATGTTTTAAAAGAAACAATTGAGACATTAGATAGTGAACTTTCCGAACCGGCTGTTCATGAATTCAAATATGATGGATTTGATAACACATCAGAAACGGAAATTAAAATTGTTCATTCTGGTGCCGATTCAGGTGTAAGCAATCCAGAAATGAGTATTGTTGCTGTTCGATTTGATGCATTATCAAAGAATATGAATGGATTACTTAAAGAGATTACTAACTTTGAAACTGAGTTTGTAACTCCAGCTGCTTATAATACAACACCAATGGGACCTTTTACTATACAAATCCCGAATCATCCAATAAAGGAAGGAACGGTTAAGGTATCGTATGAAGGTACAGATTTTACAGAAGTAAAAGAACGTAATCAATTAAATGACTTAACATATGTGGTTGATCATATGCGAGGTGTGGTTGAATTTAATCGTGCATTAACAGGCGTAATGGTTACATACTCTATCACTGGTGAAATTTATGACAGTGAAATGGTTTCTACTATGATTGATGATAATGTCTCAAGAGAAGAAACAAAAATTCTTCCTGTTACTAATGAAACGCCAAGTGGTACTCTTAATTCTTCGAATCGCAGCTTTAAGTTAACTCAAACACAAATACAAGAAGGTACATTGCTTGTGAAAAAAGGTAGTGCGACCCTATCTAAAGGAGACTTTGAAAGTGTCGATTTAACTAAGGGTACATTCACATTGGTCGTAGCACCAGCTTACAACGAAAAAATTATGGTAGATTACTCTTATAGTAAGACAATGACAGTTAAGGTTCCATGTAATAAATATAAAACTGAGCATGCTTTTACTAAAGAAACAGTACACATTATTGATCAATCAGGAAACGTATTGGAATTAGTAGAAAATGTTGCAGAATTTGGTGATGGAAAATACATGTTTGACGCTGCTGATAAGAAGTGCATCAATTTATCTAAAAACAGTGCGAACGGTACAGCAATTTCTTATATCGAAATCAACTATCGCTCTGCGGATCGACCTGGGGTTCCAACAAATTATACTCGTGCCATTGTTGAAAAACCGAAGACAGTGAATGAGTATCCTTGGTTTGAATTAGATAAAGGTTCCGTAAGATTCGTAGCTGAATTCCCAGAATTCAAGCCAGCTCATAACATTACAATCCGTGAAATGGGATTATTTGATGGACCTCGTGTTGATGATAAAATCGCCGGATTCCGTGAGTATCCAGTTAAGGCATTCTCTCTTGTACGTGTAGGTGACACAAGAAAAGATGTAAATACAGGTATTCGTATTACATGGACAATTACGCTTCTTAATGAAGGCGGAAAACCATTTATGGGTGGAAAAAACTAATAGAGAGGTGGATGAAAACATGACACAAGACAAAGCGATTTTAAAAGCAAAAGGACATGTAAAACTTGAACTTTATAATGATAAAGGCGTTTTTTATAAAAAAGAAAAGAAAAACCTTGTTGTTCAATCTGCAAACGAAGTTGTAGCAAACATGATGGCTGATCCTGCAAAACAGCTGCGTGTAAAACAATCAGATAAAGGGGCTTCTGCTGTTTCCGCAAACAGTAGAGCCTTATATCCATTCGCACTTTCTGTACAGCACGAGGAGATTGTACAGGTTGATATGGATTGGGGTTCAACAAATTCACAAATAGAATTCCAATTAGATTCATTGAAAGATTTAGTTTCTCTAAGTTCTGTCAAAGTAGGGGAGACTGCTCTTGTTATTGATGAGCATGTATTCGTTACTGATGAAGTGCTTGGTAAAGTTAAATTTGCGGTCGCACCTACTGAAAAAGTAGTATTCAAGTTTCGAAAAATCAAAAATCCATATATGAAAGTTATATCAGGTACAGAGAAAGTTACTGTTGCTGGTGTTGAGTGGCAGCGAGCAAAAGTGGCGAATCATGAAGCTCATAAGTATCAAATGGATTACTTAACAGGTGAAGTCCTATTCCAGACACCTGTAACGAATGTCAAAGTAGATTATGACTATAATATGCGTTATTGCTTAGGATTCATGGCTTTAGGTGGTAAACCGACTGTAAATCATCCTAACTATCAACCTGTTGAATATGGTAATTCAAATAGACTAGATACATTTATGCGAAATGAATTATCTGGATCTCGCATGCCAGTTTATTACCCAGCAACAATTTCTAATGGCGCTACTGAAATTGAGCCTGCTATTCCAACTCAACCAATTGCTAATGTATCAAAAACAAATACAATTGCGATTACTGATAATGGTGATGGATCTACTAAAAAATTAGTTTATAGCCTTCAAAACTTACACGATAGTGGTTCAGGTTTAACAGGACGTACATTACTAGAAATTATCTCTGTGCGAAACGTAACAGCAAATACAGACATTAAAGCGAACGTATCAGTAGTTACAAATGAAACTTCTGGAGTTTCTATTCGATTCGCTGATAGTGACATAACTATTGGCCACACGGTTCAAATAGAGTATCGATTAAAATTGGATAATCGTCATTTAATTTATCAATTAGGACAAGCCCCTGTTGTAAAACTTGTAGCTGTTCGTCATATTGATGCAATTGATAGTACAAATGTCCGTGAATATAACATCGTTCAAGATGGATTACGCCCTAGTCAAGGGGATGTTTGGGTATCGAATCCGAATACTGGACATATTACATTCAGTTCTGAGCCAACAGGTGGTCCAAAAGTACATACACCTGGTCAAATTCAAGTCGAATATATGGTGAACTCAGGCACAACTGTTAAGTTCATTGCGGATTTCCCGAAAGGCACACCAGCTCCATCAATTGAAAAAACGAAAAAAGTAATTACGGTTGGTGCGGGGCAAACATCTATTATCTTGGATGTTGCAATTGCAAAAGAAGAAAATGGTGCTTTCATAGTTCCGGAAGTGATTGTCAATCATGCTGGCTCTACAAAAACATTAGAGTCTAATGAATATACAATTTCCTTAGATGGAAAAACAATTACTCCAAATAGCATTAGCACAGGTGACATTGTAACAATTAATCATAGCTATGAAAAAACAACTCATGATGTATATCAAGTTGCTATGTTCGATGAGAAAGTTGATGGGAAAATGTTCAACATCTCTGGTATCGGTCCAGTAACAAAAGATAAAAATACAGGAATGCGTATTACTTGGTCTGTAACATTCTAATAAGGGGGACGTAAAATGGCAACAGTACCTTCTTATGCAACTGACTATATGAAGCGAATCGCCTTTTTGGATGGTCAAGTATTACATGATTTTCACTTAAATATGATGCAAAAGAATATTGCAGAAGCAATTAAGTTAAAAACAACACGAGAGAGATATGATATGTATCTCCTCGTGTCTCCTTATGACATGTATTTTTGTGAACCTTTTATAAATAATACTGATCGAGATGAAAATAGTACAGCTGCATTAAATACACTAAGTTTTTCTATTAACTCAGGAGCATGGGAAAGCTCTTTGTTAGAGTTACCTCTTCCAACAGAAGAAATAAATCTTGTTTCTAATTTTGAAGATTATCCTAGTAAAGGGGCTTATGTTAAGTTTTACTTCAGGTCTTCTAAAACAGCTGATTGGCAAGAAGTACGAGTGGATCAGCCTATATTATTAGAAACACCAAGAAAATATATTCAGATTAAAGTAGAATGCACCTACACTGGAACAGTTCGACCTAGTGTATATGATTTTGCTTTAATGTGGAGATAAAGGGGGAGTAATAAATGGCTTTTGTTAGACAACACCCTGATTATCCTAAATTCAGAAAAAAGGTCGGAGTAATGCCCGACTTTTCTGGTTCTAAGTTAGCTGATCAAGAACAACTAGTAGGAACACAGGATGGTGTAAATCGAAATTTTCGCTTTATGCATATACCATTAAGGAATAGTGAAAAAATATATAAAAATGGAATGAGAATGAAAAGGGCTTCAAACGAAGGCACCGCAGATGGTGATTATTATATTAATTACTTTACTGGTGAAATCTTATTTTCTCCTAGACAAGTGCCTCAACCATCATGCGTAATTGCTGTAGATTATAAGTATACAAGGGAGATATAAAACATGAGTATTGTTTATAAAACACTCCCTCATCATACACAAGATAAAGTTCTATTAGATCAAGAGATAGAGATAACATTTATGCTAGATATCAATGTTAATAGTCTTCGTCAGGAGAATATAATCTTATTGAATTTAAGTGAGCAAAGAGTAGAGCCAGTTAAATCTGCATATAATCGTAAGGTTTTAAAAGTTAAATCTTTAAATCTACTTAATCCCAATAGTCATTATCAACTTCAACTTGTTGGAGGAGAAAGTGGAATTAAAGATATTACAGGCAGAATGATGGCTGAAACATATGAATTGGAATTTTACACAAAGGATATCATGTCTATCAAGCCGCCTACAATCGTTCAGCCTAATGATCTCTCTATCGTTCTAGAAAAACCTGAATATCATTTAACTAAAGTAGAAGAAGCTCTTTATTATGAATTACAAGTTTCTATGAGTAATACTTTTCATAATTTAGTATGGCCTAAGAATAATGAAAAGATTTATGGATTAGAAGATAAAGTGACTACTAAATTAGATGTTATATATGAAAATGCACAATATTACGCAAGAGCAAGAAGTGTAAACGATAAGGGTGTATGTAGTTCTTGGTCAAAACCAATAAGATTCTACTTTGATGGAAAAATAGAATCAAATGTAGAGGTTCCAAAAGAAGAGGATGTACATATTCCTAAGGATGATGAAGTTGTTTTACAGACATTCACTAGGGCAGCTGATCAGGACCAAATCAAGAACTTACAAGACGCATTAACTATAACAGATAATGATGCTTCATCTAATCTAAGTATTAAAGGTGTAACTCCTAAAAATAAATCTGTAAATAATTCATTAGATTCTATTAAGAAAATCACAGTTCAGTTCTCTGAAGAGTTAAATAAAGAATCTCTTACTACTTCTTCTTGCTATGTTTTAGCGGAAAGAAACTAGTATAAAAGTACATTATCTCTCTATAAAAATAGGGGATATTTTTAAAAGAAGGTGATGATATGAATCACATAGGCGAATTTTCAAAAAAAACAACGATTTTATTAGAATTATTAACTCTAGATAAGAATAGCAAACATATTACAGTTGATTTTCCACCTACAGTAAACATTGGACGCCTTGAGCGACATGGAATAGAAGCTATAGATAGTGTTAAACTTGAAACAATGGATAGGCAATCATTATATAGTAGTGAGTTTAATATTCCTGAGAGTTGGGATAGTGGGGAGCATATTCTAACATATCAAGCCATTATCAAAGGGAAGACTTATACAAGAAAAGAACAGTTTACGGTTGTATCAGATTCAATTTCCGGATTTGATGTTTCACTAAAAGCTAGTCCTCAAAATGATGATGAAGTGCCTAATAATATAGTCGTTTCCGATGGAGATGATTATGTTTTATCTCCTGAATTTCAGGTGCCAACTGATCTATCTGTTGAAGGGGATAAAGTAGAAATTACATTTAAAGAAGCGCCTAAATATAATCATACATATCAAGTTGTCTTTGGAAATGAAATTAAATCAGTCTCCGGATTTTCTTTAGGTGAGATGAAAATTTCAACTTTCACTTCTAAGTATGAGCCTATATTTGCAACTCCTTTAGAAGTAAAAAATATTATTCGTAGTTTATTTAAATACTTTTCTTCTCATGAAGTATACAGTGCATTAAGAGATGCAGGGCAAAAAGCTTTGCAATATCTAGGGAAGGTTCCAGATGCCAATAATAGTCGTTATCGTGCTTTAAAAGAACGAGATACGGCATACTTTGCTACAACAAAGTATGTGGCATTTGAAGCATCAAGGTTATTGTTGACTGGATTAATGGTTCGTATTTTAAACGATTCAGAGGATCAAGATGATGGTGTTGGATCAATCACTAAAAATACATCTGGTGGAACTATTCAATTAGGTGATTTTATGGTTCAAGATAAATCCAGCTCATCTAATGGGTCAGGTGGTAACTCGGGCGTTAAAGAAGAGTCCCCTCTTAAAAAGCTACAGACCATGATTTCTGAAAATGAAAAGGAAATTAAGTTCTGGTTAGATTCAATGATGGGTCACAATAAGCGAGGTTATGCAAAACCTGTTTCTGGGTCATTTAGAACAGCGGCCGGTTCACCAGAAGGGCGAGGATTCTAATGATTGATATTCGTAAAGAGTTCGCACAAGTCCTTGATAAATATGGTCATTCAGTTGTTTATGTTAGAAGAAATACGCATTTTCGATGTGAATGCTATATAGAACGAAGCGGTGAGCCTAATGCAAACTGTTCTAAGTGTTTTGGTACTGGTTATGAAGTTAAGATTGAAAAGAAGCTGACAAGAAGGAAAGAAGCTTCTATTCCTGAGACTTTGATTGGTGTAAATCAATTACAGCCATATGGTGCATTTGCTCCCAAAGCTTACACTTATTATCTAGATCATTTATCCAAGCCAGAAAGCAACGACTTAATATTAGAAGTTGTTTGGAATGAAAAAGAAATGCCAATCAAGATAAAAGAAAAGCTATTAATTAGTGCTGTTGAACCTAAGTATGGATTACAGGGGAGAACAGAATTTTATCAAGTATATAGTCGATATGACTTTAAGGGGGATCGAGATGATAGGGCCCTCACCAAGCGTTGATTTTATACAACATCCATTAGTTTATGTAGAGAGACAAATTGAAATAGGTAAGCGATTAGTCATTGTTTCTGAATCTGAAAAAGGACAATACTATGAACCAAGTCTTGTTTATAACAAGGATATGGTTGTAGATTTCTTTAAATCAGGCCCTATTATTCAATGTTATGAAGATGCTATTTCTATGGATGAGGATTTATGTGTATTTCTTATGAGAATTGAGCCTAATCGGTACGATATAGCATTCACTGTCTTAGAATCATTTGATTTCGACTTACTATATCTTGATGAAGTGCATTTTGATAGGCATCACGATTTAATAGATAGCTATATTGAATTTGCAAAAATAAAAGAAGATAAGGGTAATCTTATTCACTGTATTTTATCTTTATCAGCTAAAAATAGTTTCGAAGATATAGAGCCTTTATTTAAAAGGATTTCCGATTTAACTGTAGAACTTTCTGGCGATGAATTAGAAGAAACCGGAAAGTATTTATCAGTAGTTGTAAATCAAATGAGTTTAAAAAAAGCGGGTGCCGTTTATGCTGGAATCTTAGCATCTATAAATCCTGAAGTGAGTCCGATCAATAAAACTATTCCTAATACGAATTTAGAAATTGAATTCACAAAAGAACAAATTCTTAAATTAAGAGAAATAGGGGTAGTTTGTTTTAAGAATACCTTTCAAAAAGGTGTTGTTTGCACTTCATCGGGCTGCGCTGTAAGTACAGTGGGTAGTGTACATAAACATATTTCTAATTTTAGAATCGCTCAAGAAATAATAAATGAAATTGCTAGAAGGTTAGAGATATTTATCGGAAAGCCGAATGTAGCATTTCAAGCCTCTAATATAGAGGATATTATTGAAGCGTTATGCCTAAGAAGGATTATAGATAAAAAGATCAGAGAGTATGATTATTCTATAAAAATTAGCGAGCTATACGGCATTATCGAGATAAATATTGAAGTCGTTCCTATCTTTTCTATTCATAAAATAACAGGGCATTCAATTGTTCGAGTTTACAAATAAAAAGGAGGGAATGATTCTTGAGTAATCCAAATGTATATTCCGTTATAAAAGAAGCTCAAGATATGCCTCCTGAGTTAAAAGGGGAAATAGAAGCTTATAAAGATTCGCTCAAAAAAATAGATGAGCTCTCTTTGTATGAAGATCCATATATAGATAACCGGCTAAGATCTGATAAGCCTATTACTTTTTTGAGCTTTGTTGATGATTTACAAAAACTTTGGAAAGAGGCTGGATTATCTGGAGAATTTATTCGCTATTCACCTATTAAAGAGGATGCAGTATTTCCACGGATTACATATAGGGTCGTAGAAAGAAAAATTAACCAGGATATTAAGGATATAAAGCCAAGGCATAGGGGGACTATTCGACATCCTTATCGAGATGGTGAGTATGTAAACCTATATGGACAAGTCTTTGATGTAGCTGTTGAGTTTGTTGTCTATTCTGAAAGTGCTGAAGAAGCTGATGAGATGATATTAGACCTTGAAGAGTTTATTCAAAATTATACAGGATTCTTTAAGAAGAATGGAGTCCAAGAGATTCTATTTGATTCACAAGGTGCTGATGAAGTGATACAAAATCAGAGAATTAATATAGCGAAAAGACCTATGTACTATAAGATGCGATTTGAAAAAATAACAGTCAAATTTACTAATGAAATTCGACAAGTACAAGTTGCTTCAACAATTAATAATTCTCTTTAATTAAGAGATTAACTTTAAAGGAGGAATCCTAATGTCAACATTTGAACAGTATGAAAATTTACCCGGTGTAAAAGTTTCTTATGAAGATGGGAATCTTTATACTGGTAAGCAAGCAGAAGATGCTAGAACACAAGCTCTTTTAATTATGGGTACTGCTATTGACGGACCAGTAGGAGAACCTGTATCTGTTAACCAGATTGGTGGGCCTAAAGTTGCTGAAAAAATGTTCGGTGGCTTATTAGAGCGAAGAACTATTATTGAAAATGGAGTAGAAAAAACTGCTCGTGTTCCTCATCAAGGTACATTAATTCGTGCGATGTGGGAAGCAATTCGAGCAGGAAATGAGGATATTAGATTACTTCGTATTTCTGGTAAAACAGCTATGTCCGAAATTCTTGCTAAAGATGCAAATAGTGAAGTTACTGAACCTTTATCAGATCTGTTAGGTAGTAATTTAATTCCGGGTAACGTTGCTTTTACAAAACGATTAAATATTGAAAAAGATCATCGTCTTGTAAAAATCGAAAAAATTGATGAGTTTGAAGGAAATGATACTACAGGTGAACCAGTTAAAACCTTCCCAGAATCAACGGGCTATCAAAATGTAGATATCACACCTGGATCTGAAACAATTTACTTTGCAAAAGATAAGTTCCGTCCTAAGAATACGATTAAAGTTACTTTCAAAGCCAAGAAGCGTAACTACTCAGAAGTTACTCGTAATATGGATGGAAAGACAAATCCATCTACTTTAGGCCTATTAATACAAAGTCCTACTATGACTAATTACTTCTCATCAGAAGTAGGAAACTGGTCAGATGATCCTGTTCACCAAGTAAATATCTATACAAAAGATACACTTGGAGCAGTTAATGCAATTCCGATGGTGAATGCATCAGGTGAACGTTTATGGCGTATTGGTAAAGGTGACCCTGCTGTGAAAAATGAACTTACTGATATGATTACTGCAGAAGAGTACAAGCAAGGTGGTATACGCTTTACTGAAGCATATCAGCAAGAAGTTGCAAAAGGTACATATCCTGCATTAACCGCAGCATTAACTGTATCAGCGGATTATTTCTATTACAATGACTTAGAAATTCAAAAGTCAGAAGAATATGTAATTCCGGGATCTGAAAAAGAAACCTTACTTAAATACACTCCTGTAACAGATTCTCTTGAAGTGTATTACGAGTTAAATGGTAAACGTGTCTCTTTAAAGCCTACTGAGCATTACACTGTTATTTATCCAGATGGAAAAGACAGAATTAAAGTAATGATTAAATCCGGTGTTGGTCCTGTTGGTGCGAAATTATTTGCACATTATAACACAGGTGAAGGTGCAACTCAGGGTGCAAAAATCACTGTACTAGGTAAGAGCGGTGGTAAGGTTTACGGTGGTATTCAAGATTATCGTGATTTTGAAAGTTTATATGGTGTTAAATTTACTGTCGAATACGAAGTGAATGAGAATGGAACTCTTGATATGGATAACCGTGTAGTGCGTTTCATTAAACCTTCAGATAAAAAATTAACATCAAATGATACTGAAATCCGTTTTAGAACAAAAGAAATGCGTGGTATTCGTACAATTCGTGAATTTGCGAACTATGTAAATAGCTTACCGCAAAATAATATTGTTCGATTAGAAGTCCCTGTAAACACTGGTGATGTTGCTGTAACAGGCTTAATGGTAACTGACTATACAGTTAGTCCAATTGATGGTCGCTATGATTATCGTCCAATTAATCTTGGTGAAAAATATAGTGATGAAGAGCTTAGATATACATTATTTGTTGATGACGACAAAGCTGAGAATGATGAAAACCGCTTCCCATGGTTAGGTGGTAATGGATTCTATAACACAGCAAGCTTGTTAGAAATGAAAGAGTTATATGATGTTCTTGGTGGTAGATATGAACTAGTTTCAGGTACTTTGGATGAATACGATTTAGTAGAGCAAGGTATTTATAGTAAATTAGAAAACTATTCAGTTGATCTTATCTGGCTTTGCGATGCATTTGCTAATACAGCAATTGGTTCAATTTCTGATGATGGTTCAATTCATATAGATAGCACACGAAACTTTGCAACTCAATTAGCACAGCATTGTGCAATGGTTAGTGCAAAAACATTCGAAACAATTAGTGTAATCGGAGTGGCAGCTGCTCCTGAAATTGGTTTACGTGAAATTCAACAATACATTGATTTACTGACTAAAGGTATCAGTGTTGATGAAGAATCGGCAAAATATTGGATTTCTCGTGGTATTAATCCAAATTACCAAAATAGCCATAACATGTATAACCTTGCAACAAATGAACGAATCTTTAATGACGAGGGAGAACCAATTGATATCGGGCGATACACTAACGTTGTATTCGGTCCTGAAACTGGATTAGCTAATGAAAAGCTTGGCCCGTATATCGCAAGTGGTTCTGGTATTTACTCAGCATTAATTTCACAATTACGACCAGAGGTTTCTACTACAAATAAACCTATCGCCGTATCAGGATTACGTTATAACTTATCTGAAGCTCAGCATAACCAATTAGCTGGCGGGCATTACGTTACATTTGAGAACAAAGTAAGTATCAATGGTAATCGTTCCATTGTTGTAAAAGATGGTGTAACTGCTGCTGGAGTAATGAGTGACTATCAACGTTTATCTACAGTACGTATCACTCATACTACTGTTCAATTAATTCGTAAATTAGCAGATAAATTTATTGGTTTACCAAATGGTATTGCTCAACGTAATAGTTTAGCAACAGAAATCCAAGCTGGTTTAGATAAGTTAAAGGATCTTGGAGTATTAACAAACTTCAAATTCTCTATCTACACTTCAGCTAAAGACCGTGTGCTAGGTAACGCATATATTCAACTTGAATTAGTTCCTGCATATGAAACACGCAAAATCTACACAAGTGTAGCATTACGTGCAAGCTTGTAAGAATAACATGCAAAGGGTGAGTAACCCTTTGCATGTATATAATAAATAAATTTCACAAGGGGTGAAATAGTTATGTCTTTTAATCAAGAAGAATACACTCGTACCTTTTCTACGTTTTCTGGTGCGGATATTGCAGCAACATTTAATGGTCGTGTAATTGGAGAATTACAGGCAATTTCTTATTCAGTTGCACGTGAAGTTGCACCTGTTTATACAATGGGTAGCCCAGATGCTCGTTCTTTCTCTCGTGGTAAACGTGGCATTCAAGGCTCATTAGTATTTGTTCAATTTGATCGAGATGCATTACTTGACGAAATGAAAAAAGAATATAAAGGTGCTCCATCTCCTATGCGTTTCCAACAATATATTGCGAACGTAAATGGACAAGGAGCTCGTTCTGGACGAATGGGTCTTGAAGATGAAATTCTAAGCGGCTTGAAATCTATATCTCCAAATGGTGCAAATACATACGGTATCAACACTTGGGACGAACAAATGACTCGCTTAGGATATGCTCGTACAGATGGCTCTCAAAATGGCGGATTCAATACGGATAACTTAACAGATTTCTTCGTTCCAGAGTATGCCGATCAGTTAATGCCTTTCAATATCACAATTTCTATGGCAAATGAATATGGACAACGTGCAGGTATGGAACTCTATGGAATTCAATTGTTAAATGAAGCATCTGGATTCTCAGTAGATGATGTAATTACTGCAAAAGCTTATTCTTTTGTTGCTCGTAAACTTAAAGGTGTTCAAGCAAAAGATAATCTTCGTCAGGAAGGTGGAGCTTCTGGTAATATCGCTTCTGGCGATACGCTTGCAAGCGGATTTTAATAAGTAATAGGACAGCAGAATTGCTGTCCTATTTTAGAATAAAAAGGAGAAACATATGGAATCTATTAATTTATTAATTAAGAATTTAATACCGTTTATTAGAAATCCAAAAGTAATGTCAGCTTCTCCAAATGGTGCGTATGACTTGATCCAATGGATGGGGAATACGGGTGTACAATTTAAGGATCCTATTCTATTTGTAAGAATAGCTTCGACTGAAATTAATCAAAGGTTAGATTCAGAGAGTGCATTACTGGTATTGAGAAGCTTTATTTCGCTTGCTATGAAGTTGCTTAAAGGAAATGAGCAAGAGACAGCTATAAGGCTCATAGAATCAACCATACAAGATATAAGAAAATATCAAATGCTAACAAAAGAATTAGATGATAACGCAAACAGAAAAAAGAAAGACATTCCTAATATCCCTGCAAAGAGTGCTCCAGATGCTTATCAAAAGAATTTTAATTCATATACTGGTGCAGATATGGTTTGTAGTATTAATGTTCCTGGAAAAGGTCCTGTGGTTTTTGGAGAATTATCTAGCTTATCGTATTCAATATTTAGAGAAAAATACCCTGTTCGTGCATTGGGGCGTGTGAGTATGAAGGGGTTTACAAGAGGGATGCGTACAATTTCTGGAGTGCTAGGATTTACAGTGTTTGATGAAAGTATTGTGTATAGATGCATGAGAGAAATAAAAGAATCTGGTTATCGAATGCTAATGGATGAGATGCCTATGTTTGATATTACTTTATCAATGGCCAACGAATTCGGTGCGCAATCTTCCATGAGTATATATGGTGTTAGTACTTACACAGAAGGAATGGTCTTGAGCATTGATGATGTTTTTACTCAGAATGTATATGAGTTTTATGCCTTAGATATCGACCCAATGCAACGTACAAATTTATCTAGTTCAATGAAATTACAGTCTTTATAGGAGTGTTAAATATGGTAACAAACAGAGGATATTACGGGAACAAACAGTCATTACAAAGCACATTAACACCTCGACAAGATATGTATGCTCGTCAAGATACAAGAGTGGAATATCAAATGTTTAACTCTGAATACTTTTCGAATGCTGATGTAAAGTTATATTTTGGTGATATATGGGTGGATGAGATTACAAGTATTGCTTTTCAATTATCTGAAGAAGTTTTACCTATATACGGATACCATTCTTATACAATGGATGCTGTAGCAAGAGGAAAGCGATTAATACAAGGAGCTTTTTCAGTAAACTTTACTTCTGTTGGTTACTTACAACAAGTTGTTCAGAATGCTAATGCTATCTTTCATGCTGTTTCGAATGGAGAAAAAGAGGGGAAAATTAAGCCGCAGTACTATCAAAATCTAAAATTAGATGAGATTTTAACAAGACTAGGTAAAAGTTCTTTTGATCAAATTGCTGATGAATACGAGAGTGCTATATGGGGTTCTCAAAAGGATAATGGTCATTATATGAGTTATGATGATGCTCCGTATTTTTATAATTCACAATTCGGGTTTGATATCAGAGTTCAGTATGGGGCGATATCAGAAACTAATGGATATATAAGTAATCAATTTTATGAGTCTACTAAGTTTAATAAGCCTAATGTAACAGTAGATGTAATTAATGGTGTTCAGCTTTCAGGAATGTCTAAATCTATTTCAACAGCTGACCAAGGGGCACCAATACAAGAGCAATATTCATTCATTGCTAGAGATTTAAATGGAAGATCGTTGGCAAGCATGTCTCAAGGAAGTAACAATGAAAATAAAGAACAATCAGTTGAAACTATATATCGTCCAATGCAATATGGAACAATTGAATAAAACAGCTTTTTTTACTTGGATAAAGATATTATAATTGTAATGTAATGCATTACATGAGGAGGAATAAAGATGGAAAAAGCTAAAAAAGAGAATACAATACAGGAAGATACTAATAAACAATCAGATATAGTTGAAAAACATGAAATAAATGAAGAACATATTGAAAAGAAGCAGCAGCCTGTTTTTACTGGTGTAGATGGGACAGAATACTCTGAGGAAGAATGGAATGCACCAGTTGTGAAAAATGGTCCTACTCGTTGTGAAATAGAAGAATGGAAAGAACGATATGGTGGGATTTACTTTACTCCATTTGAAGGTGAACCATTTGTATGGAGAACATTATCACGCCCTGAGTATCGAGAGATTATTAGAGATCAGACATTGACGGCTCTTGATCGTGAAGAAATGTTTACAGAGAAATGTGTTTTATTCCCAAGAAACTTTACTATTGAAAAGATGTTAAAGAGTAGAGCGGGAATTCCAAGCCTATTATCTGAGATGATTATGGATAAATCAGGATTCGTTGCACAAAGTGCACCAATAAAGCTTTAAGTTATAGCAGGACACTATGTTCTGCTATCTTTGTTATAAGAGGGTGAATACTTAGAATGAATGAAGAGCTAACAATAAATAATTTAATCGAATGGAAGCAACAATTTGGTGATATTTATCAAATAGATATTTTAGAACAAACTTATATTTTTCGAGCACTCGGAAGGGAAGAATATAAAGAAATAGTTCTTTTAGATCTAGATTTAGGTGAATTTCAAGAAGTTATTTGCTCACAGGTAGTTATCTATCCTTACGATTACGATTATTCAGTTGGAGTTGCTGGAATCGCCGAAATATTATCAGATGGTATATTAGATGTTTCAGGATTACACTTAAAGCAAGCAAAAGAATTATTAGATCAATATAGGGAGGAAATGCTGAATTATGATTATCAAGTAGACTGTATGATTCATGAGGCATTTCCGGAATACCCTATAGAAATAATTGCATCATGGCCAGTGAGGAAAACAATGTATTATTTATCAAGAGCCGAGTGGATATTGCAGAATCTAAAAGGGGTTCGAATTGAATCAATCGATGAAACAATGATAAATGATGTACAACAGCAGCAGGCATCACAGGGGCAATATAATCAACCGATGAGCAGGGAAATGCCACGACAAGAAGCACAATCTGAAAATCAGTTTATGCATCAGCAGACAACTCCGCAAAATAGTAAGAAGTCATTATCAGAAGAAGATATGAATAGTGAAGCAGCGGTGTTAGCTATGCTAGCTGAATCAGGTGCAAAAGTAGCAACCCCAGCAACGAAATTTGAGGATGTACATCCTGAGCTAGGATGGTTTAAGCATCAAGATGAATTAAAAGGGGAATTTGATTAATGTTTGAAATTCTTGAAGGAAGAGAGTTTGATACTCATGCAAGAATTACGCTTTGAAGATTATAAGAATAAGCCAAGAGAGACAGAACGATTCTACAAAAAGCCAGAGGAAAGAGATGAAATGCCTTTTATCGGAAAGCTTGGAATAGGGGTTGCTGCAACACTAGGCGCATTAACAGTAGGACACAGAACAGGTGCATTTCGTAAAATTGGTCAATTCCTTAATACAGAAGGAAAAGCAGTCTATCGTGCTGCAAAAGAAACGTTAGATAATCAAGGACGATTAGTTGTAGGTGAAGATAAACTAACCGTTGATCGAATGAAAGTAATGAAAAGTAATTTTGTTAAAAGAAGAAAAGAAATTTTAAGTGAACAAAAAAAGAAGCAAGCTAATGTTATTAACAGTCGTGAAATGGATATAGAACGATACTTACGACATAAGGATAATTTGATTGGTCGTATCGATGGTCCTGGTAATTATAAAGGTGAAGTCCCATTTCATATACAAGAAGGGTTTCGATTTGCCGCAGTTATGGATGATATGAGAAAGCATCATCTTTTTAAAGGCAATCAACCATTAATGGATGAATTGGATAAGGCTTTATCTAAAGGGAAACTAGGGATGCTCGATTTTGGTTCAGATGAGCAATTAAAATTATTATTAAAGAACCATGGAAAAGGCGTAGATCATTCAGAAATATGGGGAGTATTGAAACAAACCAGAGAAAAATATCAACGACATGATTTCATTCAAACAAGTACTGATGCAAAAAGATTAGTAGAAGGAATGCAGCAAAAGCTTCGTGAGTTTACTGCTCAACAAATGCAAGACATTACAAAAAAAGATAATCCCCTTAAACGTGCAGTCATTGGTCATAAACAAGCAACAGTTGGAGATGTATTAGGCTTACATGATGCTGGGAAAGTTAAAATGAATGCAAATTTAAAGGCTCAAATAGATGATGTGCTTCAATATAATAAGAGTTTTAAAGAGACGGTTTTTGATGAGAATTTATATCTTGTTACAAAGAATGGTGAAGTCGAAAGCTTGATGGACTATAAAGTTTTTAGTAATATGAAGCGAAATCAGGCAGAATGGTGGGCAAATACGCTACCTGGTGGACTAGCTCATTTAAGGGACATTATGAATATAAAAACTGCAAAAGAACAGGCAAGTTTTAAGATATTCCAACGTGGAAGTATTCAATCTAGCTTAAATGGACATAGAGGGATAGAAGCAACAGAAGCGTTGAATCAAGAAGTTGTCTATGTAAATGGTAAATTTGTAAGTCTATATGATTATGATGCTATTAATAATAGTACGGCACTAAATATTTTAAATCCAAAGCGAGACATGTATCTCACATCCTCTCAATTTGGTACATTAGGAAAAATGCAAAGACATATTTCTGGCATAATGACAGATAATGAAACTCCTAGAAATCCTATTGCTAGCTTTTTTGATGTAGGGAGACAAGATACAGATTCATTTTATAATCAAGGATTTAGTGTATTTACTAAGTTTTTGAACAAAGATTGGGATCGAAATCGAATTAAAAATCTTTTTACAGATGGATTCGAAGATGCTGCATCTTTATATCAAATGAATAAGTACTTCAAATTAAATACAAAAGGCTTTAATCCAAGGGTCTTAAATCAACTGAAAGATGACTTACCTTCAGATGTTAGGGATTTTATAAAAGATAAGAATATTAACTTTTCAGAAGAAGATGATATCGTAAAGTTGTTTCGTCGTATAGGTGAAAAAGAAGTAAATAGCAGCACAACAGCTCATACAGAACTAGTTAATTTATATAAGCAATTTGAAAGAAATCCAGATAAGATTCTTAATAAAAAGACACCTATCGGTGAGAGTAATCCTATACTAGGTCATCATACGCAATTGCAAACTGGATATGATGTTATCCATCAACAAACAAGCATGTATCTTATGAGAGAGAGATTAATGCGACGTCCAGAGATGAAGCCATATACTGATTTAGCAGAGGATTTTCGTAGTGAATTAAAAGGGCTGTATGATAATGGGAAAATACTAAAAGATGATCTACAGAACGCAGAGTTTTTATTGAATTATAGTGTATTTCGCTCTCAGATGTTTGACGTTCAAAAAAATACTAACGCTGTATTAAATCGTACAAGTCGCTTATTCCAAGATAACAAGGATTTTCAGGATAGTATGCGTGAAATGTATCGCAAAACAAATCCAGTATGGGAGAGGTATTCAGAGTCACGCCCTATTAACCAAGTAGAAGATGAATATGTAGCAATAAATAAATCTGGAATGACGAATCATTTAAGCACAATCTTTGGCTTAAATTCAAGTACTAAGGAAAGAGCTCAGTCAGTGGGAGATATTTGGTCACAAGTTAGCCCGTTTACTGGTCGTAGTAATATGGAGGACGTTACGACTTTTGGCTTATTTGGTACTTATTATCCGATGTTTCGTTTACAAGACTCCCTTGGAAATGCGGGATTAGGATTTTCAGACAAATCTATGGGTAGCTCTTTTCAAATATTTAATAATTTGATGTGGAAGCGTATCTTTCCTATGTATGCAGGAGTTGAAGCGGTAAAATATGCAGACTGGAAAACAGACCAATGGACTGGTGAGGGATTAGATGAACGATGGGAAAACTATAAAGCGAATGATCGCTTAGATAGAGCAGCATCAAGAACACCGGAAGATATATATAATATCAAACGTGAAAGAATGTTAAAGCCGGGGATAGACCATTGGGCAGCTATGCCTAGTATACATATGCCTGGTGTTGGTCCGATTGGATTAGGTGATGTTGTGAATAATGTATTTGCTCCTTTCTTAGGGAAAGCATCAATTCGTGAAGAAGACACAATGGATTATGATGAAACATTAGATGATATCTATAATGGTGTAGAGGAAGTTCGCAAATCTAGATGGTGGTTTATGGGTTCTAAATCCGCATATCGTGGGGATCGTATTATGGAGTTTGCTCCAAACAGTTTCCGTAAAGCACACAGTGATTATGAATGGACGAATACTAACGCAACAGGTGAAGAATACTGGAGTAATAGTTTACTGCCTACATTAGAGAATCCATTAGGTGGACTGTCTTTTGTATTAGGAACTCGTGATCCGTATTGGTGGGAAAAGAAACATTATTCTGACCGCCCTTATATGTTAACAGGACAATTGTTTAATCCTAACACAATGGTTCTTGGTGATATTGGTAACGCAACAATAGGCAAGCTAGTAAAACCTACTCAAGATATGCATCCTGAATATTGGGGGAGTCCTACTCTTATCTATGATAATGAAACAAGTAAATTAGGAAGCAGACCTGAATCTCCTATTCGTACTGTGGTATCGCCTGCCGGACGAGTTAAAAATGACGTATTAGCAACAACAGATCAGTATGGCGGAGCCTCAATTGAAGCAGCTTCATCGGATATTAACAATGAAGCTCTATTTAATATAGAACAAGAAAAGCAAGCGTACCATGCTATGGGACAAGACTATGCTGCCAAATATTTTGTAAGTGATGAGCTAGATGAAAAAGGGAGTCCCACAGGAGCTTATGTTGCACAAGATACAGATACAGGACAAGCAATGTATGTTCCAGCGAATATTGCTAAAGAAAACATTCCTATGAATAAGATGTTTGAAATCGCCAGTACAGATGCTCCTAAGGGAAGTGAGATGAACGGAGTCGCTTTATCTGTTGCAAATCCAAGTTATAATATTCAAGTTAGTACAAAGCCAAGAGCAATGATGGATGAAGAGTATGCTTATAAGCAGGATATTATGTATCGTAAAATGCAGAATATAGAGGATCCAAGATCAGCTAGTTGGCTAACGCAAGAAGCAATAGAAAACTGGTCAGAGCCATTGGGTGTATATAAGTGGCTTGCCAATGATGAGATGCTTGGCCGTGATCCATATGGAGGGAAAACCGTTATACAGATGGCTGATACAGCTTATAATGCATCTAATCGTTTTTGGGAATCAGAACTAGGATCATTAGGTGGAAGTTTATCTGAGATTGGTCGTCGTTTTATTAGAAGAGATAGCGGTCAATTAGATACATATAATCCTATACGTAACACAATGCCTGATTGGATGCCCGGCTCGGATTACTTTATTAACTTTCAAGTGGGTGACCCTTATAGTAAACTTCCTAATGGAGAATATCGTCTGCCTGGTGAAGCTTATGAATCTTTAAATGAATTGCATTCAGATGAAACGGGTACATATGGTTCTTTTGATAAGTTTAAAATCTTGTCTGATGTCGCCCCATGGTCCGATGAGTATAAATTTTGGAGTCAGTATCTTATGGATAACTTAGAAGAGGGAGATTTACGAAAAGAAGCTACTCAAATTCGAAAACAAGTTTCAAAACGAAAAAAGAAATTTGAATTTACCCCATATCGATTTAAAGGAAATGATATCGTCACAGATGAAGTTACCGTGACTAAGTTTTTAGATGATTATACATTTCTAACAAAAGAGTATGGCGATCAACCAATTCGCATGGCTGGTATGGAATATAGAAAAAAAGCTACAGGTGTATTGCAGCAATACTTCAAGATAGGTGATAAGGTTGAAATAGGTATTTCCGAAGACCCTACACAGCGCATTTCAAAAGATACATACGGAACAATGAGAGCTGTCATATTCAATGAGATAGGTAATATTAATATGGATATTATCAGACGTGGTGAAATGGTAGAAAATCAGAACGACTTTTCAGCTACAGGTGTTCATGCAAGATTTACACCTCAAGAAATTAAGCGAGGGGAACGTTGGGAGACAATAGCCCATGCCAGTACACCTCTAAATACTAAGTTTTTACAAGTTCGTACAGCTGCAGAAGAATACGAACGTGATCAAATATACGGAAAAGACTGGGCGACATGGGATAATTTCATGTTGAATGATTATATTGCCCCTACGCTACAAGGACTAGGTAGGTTTGAAAGTCCATTATGGTCAATGACAGCTGGAGCAACAACAGGGCTTGTTCTTGGGCGTTTGTTTCTGAAAGGCGGCCGACCAACAAAGCTTATGTCTATTGCAGGAGGACTATTTGGTTTAGGGTCAAATATGTTTTATAAAAACTATGAAAAAGAGCATGGGGAGAAATGGATACCTGAGCGAAGACGTATGGAGAATGATATTAATGAGTATTTTGATGTCCTAAAATATCTCAAATATGAAGGGTTATATCAAAATGCGAGAGAAGAAATAGCTCATCAAACTGGATATGATGTAGAGGATATTGTTCAAGTAATTGATGATCAAAAAAACTTAACAAAGCAAAAAAGAAAAGAGCTAGAGGAAGAGAAAAAGCAACTATATTTAGAGCAACCAACAGGTTGGGAAGACAAAAGAAAAGAAATAAATGCAGAGTTAGAAACAATATCAGAAAATAAAAATGAAATGTATTTACCAGATGCCTTTTTACAAGCGCTTCAGTATAAAGAAGAACGTGATACTACTTTGTATGGTATTGATCCTTTAGGTGACCGTATGCAAGTCATGAAAGCATTCCCTTATAAAGATAAATGGTTTTTCACAGACTTTGCAGAAGCAAATTCAAAAGAACAAGAAGAGATACTAAGATTGATTCCTGAAAATCAAAAGCGCATTTATAAAGCGATTTGGGGATATGGAGTAGAGGAACAGAAACCATTAGAATACTATATGCAAAAATATGATATTCCAGATTGGACTTGGGAAGGATGGCGTCCTGAGTATGATTTAAATGATATTAAAGTAAAAACAGTTGAAGAAGCTGGAATAGATAAAAGTGATTTTAATTTTTGGGACGATAGTATAGAAGCCTCCCGTTATGTACCAGATTTACATGAAGATGGATCGAATACTATATCTGGAGAGGCGGCAACATCTAATTTCCAAGGATTTAATATCTTAAAGCAAAACCTCGTGAATATTTTACAAGGATCTGGTTTAAGAAATGTACAAGTTAATGTTTCTCCTTCCAATGGTTCAGAAACATATGTAGACCTTTCTTACAACGAGGATAGAAGAGATGAAATAGAAAATCACTTAAAAAAATATACAAATCGTTATGTGTAGAAGGATGTGTTTTTATGGATGTGAATCAATTCGATGCAAGCTTGCCCGCAGATTTAAGGGCAAGTGTTGCTCTCCCAAAACAAAAGGATTTTAAAGTTGTTGCTACCAGTAATGCGTTATATTCAACTCATAATGTTGATCGTAAGTATGAAAAGAGAATAGCAAATCACGTTGCTATATTGAATCGTGATAAGAGCTCAATGAGAGAAGAAATAGAGGAGTTAATCCGGAAGAAAGAGCCTGTATTATATGACGGGCGAAGAGTTATGCAGCTCTTTCATGCTACATCATTAAGTAGAGGGCAAGAGAATTTAGAGCAATTCCAATCCTTTGCGAAAACATCTAATCATTATGTATTTGATATTGAAACATATGGTGATAGTCAAGATCGTATAAAGCCTTATGGTATATCGGAAATTTCTCTTAATGAGTATGATAAAAATGGTGATCTAATCAAAGGGACCGGATTCAATGGTATTGTCCATCAAAATAATGATGTAATAGATTACCTTCAGGATAAGATAAAAGGAATCAAACACGATAAATATATCTATAATTCTTTAAGCGAATGGGAAAAACGATCACTAGTAGATTTAATGCGTTATTCTTCTTATGCAATGGGAGATGATGTCCCATTCTCATATGCAAACGGAGAAATTAAACATCACTCTATAATCACATCTGTATTTGATTATAGGGATCAAGTTGACCACACTAAGGTTGTAAAGCATATGGATCAGTATATGCCTTATATGGAAAGTGGATTATTTAATATGACTAAAGTAGGTCATTCTCCTAAAGAAGCAATGCAAGCCATTATTAAAATAATGAATGATAATAAAGAAAAATACTTTGTTAGTTACAATGGTAATACATTTGATATGCCAGTTATGGAGGCATATGCTCAAAAATTAAATTTAGAAATACCAAAAGACGTTAAGCATTTAGATTATCTTAACGTAATTCGAACAGCCTATATGGATTCGAACGAATTAAAAAAGCAGATGAATCCAGAATATAATCCTGAATTAAATCCATATGGAAAAGATAAATTAGCAGCATATCGACATGTATTGGGAAGCGATACACAGGATTCGGCTCACAATGCCACGGTAGATACAGATTCTACAGCTGAATTAATTGCAAAATCTAGAAAGCACATTTTGAATGAATTCGAGTCTGCTCACGCTCTACCAGGACAAGGATTTAAATTCCATGAAACAAAGATGACATGGAATGATGCAGAATTGAGAAATGGACAAGTTTTATTTACATCAGGTGGTGTACAGGCATACCGAGATGGCGATGAATCATTTAAAGTTGGGTTTGATGAAGAAGGAAACATTGTTAACAAATCAAATGGATTCAATAAGACAGTAATTAATTCGAAATCCTTCTATCAGTTTGCAGGTGTGCATGATATGAGTGATGAGAATGAGAAGAAATTAGCTTTTCGATTTTTCGAGCCAGAAAAAAATGAATACTCCTATATTGTAAGAAAAGGGGAGAATGCTTTTTCTGAACTACAAGACTTTGTTCAAAGTCGATTTTATGCGTGGGATAATATTAATGCCGAAAAGCAGAGAGAAATTAAGCATCATATCACGTCTGATCGTGCACGAAGAAAATATGATAGTTTCTTCAGCTTAGACGGAGCAGGAAAAGGATTAAATATTATTAATGGTGAAACATCAGAAAGAGGAACAAAAGGTTTTTCTGGTTTAAAACGAATGCTTGAGAACGCAAAAATTATGCAAGAGTATTTAGAAGGATCAGGAAAGAATCGCTCTGAAAAAATAGAAGCATTGATTCAGCAGGGTTATAGCAGAAATCAAGCTAAGAAGGAAATATCACGAACTGTTACAACAGATAATCTTATGAAAAAAATGGATTTTCATAGTTTATGGGATGATGAGAAAAAGCAATATGTATTCAATGAATCGGAAAAAGATGCTTTCTTTAAAATGCATAAGAGATTAATAGATGAACTACCATACTTGGATGAAACCGTAAAAAAAATTGATGAAGCATTTTCTTCAGATATTCAACGTGCAGCAAATAAGACAAATATGAAGGAAAGACAGGCAGCATTAAGAGGAATAAATCAAAAAAGAGATCGAGCTTTAATGACCTATCAACAATTGATTTCTAATAGGGTAGAGTCACCAGAAGAAGCTAGGAAACTGAAAGATTTTGAAATGCATAAATTATCGTTCTATGATGCTGAAGTAAATGATAGTCGCTCTATTAATTTTGAAACTATAGATTCAGCACGTAGCAATATTTACGGATATGCAAAAAGAGGAGTAGGGGAAGGCGATAATAGACAAGCTTTAATTAAAGAACGGTTAGTTAACTTAGTAAATAACTTGGAGTCTCAAGGGAAAATAGACACAAAGCAAAGCGGTACTTACAGAAAATTGATTACGGGTTCTGGTTCTCCGTGGGCGACTGCCGGTGAAATGGCAATAGATATGCGTAAACGAAACTATGGAAAATATGAACAAGAAATGACAGTTCCCTCAATGAACGGAAATGAAAATATAAAGAAGCTCAGCTTATTAGAAAACAATGAAATTATTAAACAAGCAATTCAGGATACTGAAAATGTAGTCCTATCATTTCATGACAAAGCTATAAAGGGGAAGAAATTAGAGTTAAGCGAGCAACTTGCAAAATCTATAGAAATACTTGATAGAGAGAGATTTTCTAGATTGCGCCCAAATAATTTGCAAGCATTAGAGACTATTATTGCTAGTGTAAAAAAGAACGACCCAACAAAGAGTATTACTATGGCTATGGATCCAAACGAAGTAATGAAACTATTTGTATATGATAATACTTATAGTACAAGCGTACAAAATCAATTGCATCGTGGGGTTAAGCCGACAAATGCACTAGAACTTACAATGCCATTGATTAGTGACAATGGCACTCATAAGATAGATGGATTAACATTAAACGCTCATAGTTATGCAGTATTGGATGGAAAGAATGTCAAAATGATATCTAGTGCTGAAAAAATTGCTCAAGGCTATGCTAAAAAAATGTCTCACATTATGGATGCGGCTAATGATGGCAATTATGAAGAAGCCAATAAAAGAGCTAGGCGAACACTAAGAAATGAAACTGAAAGTATGTCAGGTATTTCAAGAAGCATGGACTTAGGTGCAAATGATACGTATGTTTTTGCAAATAACCAATCAGATAACTTAAAGCAATCACACGTGAAAATGGCAAATGCTATGATTGAAGACCTTTATCATAATGGATATCAAAATGGTAAGAATCTAATAAAATTAAATGATAAGGATTTCTATGAAGATGTCTTTACTACAAATGCTAGAGGAGAGAAAGTCCTCCGTTCAGGCGTATCCTTTGATGATATTAAAATGGCTAAAACCTATGAAATGCTACAGCTTATGCCACAATGGTCACAAGAAAAACTCGGGGTAAATTTATATACTTCTGGATTAAAAGATTCACATGTAGAAAAAGGGATATTGTCTTTACAAGATATCCGTGAAGTGACACCATATGGTCATTTCTTCAATCATGGCCGAGGTAACTCTGTACAAGCGATGAATGCTCATTTAATTGATAAAGAACTAGAAGGGCATCTTGCATCAGGGAAATATGAAGGAATAGATCGCAGAAGACTTTTACTAACCCCAAGGCAAAGAGAATACGAGTATAATCTAAACAACACAAATAAGGTAAGCATCAATATGAAAACTGCTTATATGACACAAGAGGACTTCATGGGTCGTATTCATGAGATGTTTGAAAATAAGCAAGGAAATAATCTATTAAAAGAGCTAGGATATATAACCACAGATGGCTCAATTAACTATTTAAAACTTCCACGCTTATATGAGCAACAAGGAATATTGGCTGACGATGTTGCAGAGATATTAAAAGTAAATGGAGAGAAGCGCTTTGAAAAAGGTAAGCAATTTGAATGGCATGAGGATTTTCAAGGTGCTGAGTTAAATCAAACAGTAAAGCCTGGGGATACATTAGGTTATCGCATACATGACAATGGATACAGAGAAGCTATTCGCTATGAAGGGACTCATGATACTAAGATTGTTGATGGAATTCAAGGTAATAAAGATATTATTCTTCAGCATAAGACAAATGCTTTTAAACTTATGTTATCTGGGGAAAAGATGACCGACACAAATGCGGATAGAAGACTTATTGAAGCTGTAGCAGGTGCTAAAGATATTGTAGCAATTGTTAATCCAGATGTCGCAAAACATAAGGACTTTGGTATGTTGATGTCAGGGGAAGCACGAATATTATCAGATTACGTTGGTGGTATGAAGAAAAATAACCAACGAAAAAATGCAATCAATATTATTGAAAGTGGAAATATCGGTCTTGCTTGGGATGACCGAATTAATGCATTTATTGATAATAGCTCAAATTCAAAAATAGAAACAAATGCTTTTGAGAAGGTCTTTTCAGATTTACAATCAAAAGGATTTAATGTTGAAAATGTAACTAGTATGCAGAATAATCGATACGGATTACATAATCGTGAAGGTGTTCGAATTGGTATTTTAGAAGGAATCATGTCAAAAGTAGAGAACTACAGCAAAGCTACAGATTCTTCTGGCAGAGCAGTATTAGGATTTGATGAACATAATCAACCGATTCACGGTTCATATGATGGTGTTAAGTGGGGCCATCGAGAAATGGGCGTTTTAAAAGGTCGAGGGATGGAAAAAACATTTGAGCATGTCTATCAAGAGATGATGAAAAATGAAGGTAAATTAACTGAATCCCAAAATTTAATTCACTCTTTAGGTCAGCTTGGAAAAGAAGACCAACTATCATTCAAAGGGATATCAGCAAATGAATTTGACTCCTTACCAGAACAATATAAAGATAAAGCTTTATATGGAGGTACGGTATTTAGTCAAAATAAAGTAGAAAGTTTAGCTGAAAAATATGGAAGTCCAGAACTGAAAAATAAACATGGATATTGGCTAGAGCTTCCTTCTGTTAAGCGTAATGATGGTCAAAATCAGAAAATCACGGTTAACCTTAATGGTAAAAATACACCTAAAGAGATTGATAAGATATTTATTCCGTTTACAAATCTAGATGCTACTAATGGTGATGTGCATTTGCGAGAATTACAAAATCATATCGCAAATATTTATAAAAAAGCGGATGCTGTTACAAAAGCTACATCAATAGAAGAAGCGAAACAATTTCATGGTCAACTACAAGGGGCAGTAAGTCGATATGTAGATCATTCTTTTAAAGAATTAACTTCCTCCAAAGGTATGTTATTTGATGGAGTGTATAAAGCAAATATGAGCACTTCTGCATCTGGTTTGTTTAAATTAATGGATTTAAATACAACAATGAAATTGCAAGAAACCTATGGCGAAGGGCAATATACTGCAATTTCAAAAGACATGGCTCAAAGAATGGGATTAGAAGAAAGGTTAGAAGCAGGTAAGCATATGTATACTGCTAACGTTCGTTATCCAACATTCCATGATGGAGCTATGCAATTTACAAAACTAATTATGAGTGATGATGTAAAACCTGGTGAAATTCATACAACCTCATTTTCTTCTATGCTACAGAATGCAGACTCTGATGGTGACTATTCTCATATTGCAGTTATAGATGATAAAGCTGTACAAAAAGAATGGGAACAGGCGCATAATCGGGTAGAAACTGAATTTGAAAGAAGATGGAGTGAGCATGAAAGAAAAGAAAACGAAAGACTAGTATCTGAAAGAGAAAGACTTAATGATCCATTGTCTGAGCGACGATATAGCGGCCCGAGTTTACAAAGTGTAGCTGATGATGGCACAGGGCATATTGGAAAGCCTCTTGTTAATACATCTGAAGAAACAGCTTCCAAGATTGGTAAAATGACAATCGGACGAGCATCTAACTTAAACTTATTCCTTCGACAGGTTGCAGATCAAGAGTTTAGTCATAATGTACCTGCTAATGAAAAGATAAAAGAATTTGGTCGTGGCTTAGAGCAAAAGTTAATTGATGCAAAGCACGGAGCAAAGCCAGCTGGACTAGAAATGATAGATGCAATTTATAATAGTAACTGGAATTTAGCGAAATCCATTGATCAGGATTACTTTGATGGCAAATTCGCCAAAGATTTCTTTTTAAATGAAGTGTCAGAAGAACTTCCAATGGCTTTAAATAATCTGAAAAAAGGATTGCGATCTGATGGATTTAAATTAGGTACTAGTACAGGTTTATCTTCTGATATGGGTATTCAAAAGCTTTTAGATATTATGCATGGCAATGTAGCATCCGATGAATTGATTACTTCTAATTCTGGGCTTGGTATGTTTTATAAGCATCAAAATATAGAACTACCAGATGGTGCTCAAGCAGGTATGACAGATGTTTCAGAGTTAAATCGAACTCCAATGCAACAAAGAAATGAAAATAAGAAATCCTTTGTCAATAAGATGCGAAACGCAGCTAGTGAAGGGGTTTCAGGTGCTGTAACACAAGCTTCTGAGAAGGCTAGTGGCTTACTAGATAAAGTAAAAAACATGAGTCCCAAAAAGGCAATGTTCATGGGCGGTGCACTTGCTCTAGGTGGCATAACATCGTACAATATTCTTAGTAGCGAAAAACCTGTAATGCATTACGATGATTCAAAGGTAAAAGATTCTGGATCAAGAAAACAGGAACCTGTGCCAGCAATAGCAATGCCAAATGACAGTTATTCAAGTCAAAATGCATCTATTAGTATTCAAGCATCCGGAAATAACATGGACAAAGAACAAATGTCTCATATGGTTGCACAAGGCATGAGGGACACAGGCATGAGCGCTGGACCAACACGAATCACAGTGAATCATAATGATAATACACAAAAATTAAATCGTATTTGGTATAGAGATAAAGTACAACAAAATGTTTAGGAGGAACGATTATGCCAGTTGCGCAGAGAACTCCTTATGGGAGCTTACTTGAACATCATTTGCGTATAGGGGATACAGCATTCTTTGTACCACCTACCGCAATTAGTATACATCGTCAAATGAAGAATGAACGTGTAAAGATTCTACGTGCTAGAAATAGCTTACCTAAAGAATCGGGGTATTTTGACAGAGTGATTGAAGTCACTCTGTTTTTCCCTGATAAAGATAATATGAATGAAGAGCTTAGACCTTTACTGTCTCAAATAAAAAAGTGTCCATTTTTACCGATAGAGAATACTTACTTAAACGATATTCATAAGATTGATGCTGTTACTGTATCTGGAGTAACAGTTCAAACAACACCAGGATTCCCGCAAACTTTACAAGCTCAAATACAATTATATTCATTTGAGCCTTATTCATATATTGCGGATGATGAGGATAGAACATACGATGAGATGTTTGATTGGCCATTATTTAGATGGCATTATCAAAGAAACCTAAATCCTCAGAATGCAAAATCATTCCGCTCTTATTATGAGCCATTATATAAAGAGCTAGATAATAATTTTAAATTTAGAATAGCTGCTGAAGATGATTTGGTTTATATGAAAAAGTGGAATTCTGATAAGAAAAAGATGATTAAGAAATATATCGAAGGAAAGAAAGAAGATTTTTGGGGTGCAGAGGGGCTAGAGGAGCAATTCAATAAAGATTTAGATGCTACTTATGAAAAAGCTATGTTTGAATATGATGTAGGCTATGAAGAATGGGATATACCCAATTTAACGCTAACAGATTTATCTATAGGGTTTGAAAACACAATTACTGCCGCTCAATTACAACATGATGAATCTCCTACCCATCAGTATATGGGTTCTCAAGATACAATAATCATGGCAAGGTTTACTACTCATGACATGGAATCTATTGCAAGCTTAGAATCGTTAATAAGAAGATCATCTTATCTGATTCGCACATATCACAAAGAAATGGCAAATGGTTTCCTTGAGTTTGATAGTCAACTCGCAAGATTATTTGGCATAAAAAATATAACAATCGAAGACATGCAAACAAATACTGTGCAAGGAATGCCAGGTGTATTTGAGGTCACTTTGACAATGATTGCATACAATCGAGCAGAACGTAAAATGAATGAAGTGAAGTGGTTATCTGAAACTGCAAAGTGGGATATAAATCAATATGAAAACCAAGGGATCTTGAGTCTTCTGACAAGCTTAAACCCAGCTACTATGTTTGAGGATGGAATAGGTGATAATCCACTAAATAGATGGGCTCAATTCGTTGCTGATCGACCCGCAGCAAAAGAAGCATGGACTGGACTGAAATCATTCCTTGGAGGTTCTAACGTTCAAGCGGATGCAGAAAAGCAAGCTGTTTATGAAGAAGCTGTACGTAAGTTCTTTGCAGCAGCTGAAGTATATCCTGATTTAGAGCTCCCTACTTATGGAGAAGTTGAAGAAGCTGGCTTTAAAGTAGAAAATTATAATAACGGTGTGTTTGTAGATCCTGACTTTTTTATTACATATAAAAAAGGGACGTTATTCTTTGAGGACTTGGTTAATGCAGCACAACAAAATTATCAAACAGTATTAAGGGATGGTAAAGGCGGAGAAGCAAGCATTAATGGTGGTAATATTGAGAAAGTAAATGACATTACATCTGAAGAGTTAAAGAATAGCAGGAAAGAATATGAAGATGCAGTAGGTAAGAATAAAGTTAGTTATAGCGCTATTCCAGAAGAACTTGTTGATAAAAGTAAACTTTCTGTAGCTCAAGCAGAAGCTCTTATTAGGGAAAAATCACAACAGTTTAATATTAATCAAAACTTTACAGTTGCATTTGCTAAGGCTCTAGATTCTGAATTAAAACAATTCTATGATGTAGGAACAAATACAAAGCAAGATAAAGTAGTAAATAGCAAAACAAGTTCTCCTACTATGATGAATAAAAACTTTAAATACTATGTAAATAACGATGGCTCTATAGATGGAGAATACATTGGGATAATGAAAGTCAGAAAGATGTATGGTTCTAATGTAAATTTACTTGGTAAAAATATTGAATATAATGTTGAACAAGGTGTACGTAAGATGTCTCAATATTACACTGAACTAAATCAAATGCTTGCCAAGTCAAATGCCAGTGATAAGAAAGTGTATAACGAAGAAAATGTATATGCTTGCTTTGGATTGAATGCCAATAATGGTTGGGACCAACAAAAGGTACGCTTTGCTGGAGTGATTATGTTATATCTTGGTTATGATCGAGAATATGTTGATTTATTAAAAGATAATAAACGACCACCTAGAGAAGTTATCGATATTATTAATAAAGTGTTGAATTCATCTTCTAATAATCAAGAATGGTCTGATCAAACAATTAAAGAAAAAACAAAAGGCTTGCCTGTGAAAGATTTTAAAACCACAGGTCCAAATGCAAAAAAACCAGAACAAAACATGAAAGAAAGTGACTTCAAAGACGATAACCGAATACATACAGGCATGTTACACGACATGGTGAAATATGATATGCGTGGAAGGTTAGTAAGAGCATTTCCTACATTCTTCCTTACATTTATTGATGAAGGGAAATATATGGGGTCTGTTAAAATGTCAGATCAGTTCTTTAACTATCAAGCTGTTATGGATATTACTTATACAAACAGTAGAAAAGAAGCTTCTAGTACATTAGCGATAGAGATGTGCAATATATACGGTACGTTAGATGATTCTGAAAAAGCAATGGATTTAACAAACACCGGTATGGGTGAAGTCTTTAAAATGCTAACTATGCCTGGTGCTGTAGCGAAAGAAGCAGAGCGTTCTCGTCATAGGAATGCAAATTATTATAAAAGTATTATGCTACGCACAGGTACACGTATTCATTTCAGAATGGGATATGGTTCAAACCCTATGAGTATGCCTACGATTATGAATGGAACAATAACTTCTATTCAAAATAATGGGGTTTCTATTACAGTGATTGCGCAAGATGATGGTATTGAATTAACAAATAAAATTAGAGCAGATGTGAATGAAACCACTGAAGGCGGATTTTTATTTTCTAAGCAAGAGCCAACAGAAATTGTAGATGAGTTATTAACTGATTCAAAAGGATTTTTTGCTAACCTTTGGGCAGGTTTATCTAATGATGAATTTCAAAATCATAGTTTAGGTATTATGCATTTTGGACATCAGCAAGCTCCGCAAGGATGGGGTGAACTCGGAGGATTCTTTGGCGGAGCAGCAGTAGGAGCTTCTGGAGGATTTCTAATTGGGGGACCAATTGGCGCAGCTATTGGAGGTGTCGCCGGTGGATTTATTGGTGGAGCAACGTTTGGAAAAGATAGCCGAACAGTTGGTGAAATCAATATGAATATCTATCAAACTACTGGATTAACAAATGAAGAACATGATGGCTGGTGGAATAAAATTAAGGATGCGTTTGGCATCGGGCAAGCAGATGAGCCAGGTATTAATATTGGCTTATTCGATAAGACCGTATGGGATGTATTAAATATATGCGCAGCTGTCGGTGATGATCATATTGTTGCGGTTCACCCATTTGGCTTTAGAAATACTATATTTTCAGGAAAACCATACTTCCCATTGCATTATGATTATACTGTTGATGGTGAGGAAGTAAAAGGAACTGCCTTAAAACCATTTAGACAATTTCATGTTTATGATAGTGCAACAAGTATTATTGATAATTCAATAGAAACTACTGAAGACAATATGTATACCGTAGCTGTTGGTGTATATATGAATGAAGGGGAAATGGATACTACTTCTCCAGTATTTGTAGATACAAATATTTGGCCTGAAAAACAAAGAGTTGTAAACATTGATACTACAATGAATGCACAAGGTATTCGCATGGTACAAAACATCCCTCTAATTGGTGGATTGTTAAATAAACTTCCGAAGTGGTATTACGATGAAGGTGTTGCTATAAAAATAACAGCAGCAGGTTTAAGAGATTATGTAAAAGATATGTATGATGGTTATTTAACTGTTATGGGCGATCCGTCTGTAAAGCCATTTGATCAAATGTGGATTAACGATGAGTTTAATTCTATGGCTGGACCAGCAGAAATAAAAGAAGTGACTCAAATTATGAATCATGAACAAGGCTATATTACTTTAATTAAGCCAGATGTCGTAGTTGTAAATACAGACCGCCGTGCCATGACATTGCTTGCAAGCGCACAAGCACTGGCAGGAAGCGCATTGATTGCACATACATTACGCAAAAAACTAAGAACTTCTAAATACGCAGGACATTTACCAATTATGAATGCTCTATGGTCCTCTACAAAAAATCGTTTTGATAAGATGAAAGAGCGATTTAATACGAGCAAACTAGGTCAAAAATTTCAAGACCGAGTAACTGGTGGTAAGGCTCCAAATGGAAAAGAAATAGCCGCCGCCGATGAGTTAAGAAAAGGTGGTGTATCTTCCAAAGATATTGCAAGGTGGTCTAAGAATGGATTGCTTGAACAACTTGCTAAGTTAACAGGAGAAGAAGGTTCAAACAATCTAAAGAATATATTCCAGAATTCTAAAGAGTTTGGCTATAATAGTTTTAAAAATGTAAAGATGAAAGCTAAAGGAAGCACTCTGATTGCGAAAGGTTCTAAGTCTATAGGTAAAGTATTAAAGGGTGGACGTGGTGTTGTAACTGCTCTTTGGACAGGTGCTCACATAATGGCGGGCCCAGTCGGTTGGTTAGGATTAGCTATAGAGGCATTAGGAGTCCATATTATTTCTTCAACAATAGGGGAATTTATTGAAAGATGGCTATTCATGAGACAAGCATGTTTAATATCCCCACTGCATAAAAGCGGATTAGAGTATACAGCAGGTATAAATGGACACAAGGGTTCTGTCATTGGAGATGCGCCTGACATTTGGAAACAGCTTATGACAAATGATGTTTCTGCATTCCTTCTAGGGTTTATTGGTGTGGATGCTTGGCAATTTAGAAATGATGACCTTCAAGATCAAATGGGCATGAAATCAGATGGCCCTACAGAACAGCCTATTGATCTAAACAAAATGGCAAGTAGCTTTTATAATACATTTAGAAAACAAGTACCTGCTTTTGAAAAACTTACTGAGCTTTATGATAAAGATCGTAAAGCAGCTTTAGAGCAAATCAATAAGAGATTAGAATTATTAGGGAAAAGAGAAACCAAAGCAACATATGAAGAAGAAAAAACAACTTGGGAAGATTGGAAGAATAAAATAAAAAACAAAATTACCGGTTGGTTTAAAGATCTGTGGGACAAAGTTACATCCTTCTTTGGCAACAAAGATGATGGTACTTGTATTCCTGAAGGGGATGTGCCGACAGATGGCAAAGCAAAAGGTCTTTCGAAATACTTTGATGTAATCGGCCCTAAAATTGAAGCTGAAGCAAAAGTACAAGGAATTGGATCATACGCTGAAATACTAAAAGCATTAACAATGCAAGAATCAGGAGGAAACTATCATAAGCTTCCTGACGTTATGCAGTCTTCTGAGTCCATGGGTAAACCAATTGGATATATAAAAAATGTAGATGCAAGTATCAAGCAAGGTGTAACGCATTTCAAGAATCAGTTAGCTAGAGCAAAAGGCGACATTAAGCTTGTTCTACAATCATACAATTTTGGCGGCGGATTTATTGATTACTGTATAAGCCGAGGTGGGAAATATACGTATGAATTAGCCTATAGCTTCTCAGAATCTATGGTTAAAAAAGTTGGTAGAATCTCAAGAATTCCACCAGGATATGGTGATTCGAAATACGTAGAACGAGTTTTACGTTACTATGATGGCAATTTACCTGCTGGTGCATGTAAAGGTGGTGGAGCTGTTGGTGAAGGATCTGGTGGCGCAAGTTCATGTCCATTAGTTACAGGGAAAGAAGGAAAGAGTAAATATCACTTAGGAAGTGGTGGTGCTCCAGATGTCATTGACTTACATAATTTATCTGGGCGTAATTTTGGCTTAACAATTGTAGGCGGTGGTGGTACAAGTAAAGTTCGTAAAGCAACAGGTGAATTGCTTATCGAAGTTGCTAAATTATACAAAGCTGCTACTGGAGATAGCTTTAATATCACAAGTGGATGGCGACCGGGTGATAATCAATGGCACGGCACTGGTTGGGCTGCTGATCTTGATACGCCAAACACAATGAAAGTTATTAATGGGAAAATGAGGTTTCCAAATGGAACTGATAAAGAAAAGGCTAGAAAGCTTGCAGAGTGTTGCTTAAAGGCTGGATTTAGAGGATTAGTGTTTGGTGATTGGGATATTATTCAAGAAATGAATGGTAAATATGGAGAAAGTGCAATGCAATACGATCCGAAAGGACACTGGAATCATTTACATTGTTCATATCCACTGTGCAAAAAGTAAAAGGGGGAATTTCTTGTGGGTGTAGAAACAAACCAAATAAGAAAAGATTTACAAGATGAAGGAGCAGATAGAGCGTCAGAACGACGCTCTTATGGTCTTATAGGGAAAGTAAGTGATTATCATCCTAATACAGGCACTAAAACAGAAGGAGGTATTTGTAATTGCAGTAGACATAAAGGTGGAAAAATAGAAATATGGGAGCGACATACAGTAGATGTAGATGTCTTACAGGGAAATAAGGTTCAACGCCTGTGTGCTGTCCCTTGTTTTGTTTATTCACAAGGGGTTATTGATAAAGGATTTGTAAAGAACGACCGAGTATGGATTCAATTTATTAATGGTGATCCTAGTATGCCAATAGCTACAGCGTATTATAGAGAGCCAGACCAATTAGAACTATTTTGGAACAATTTAAAAATACGTGTTGCTGGCTTTTTTGATGACTTATTACCAGGAGGAGGTTTAATGTGAGTTGGAAACAAAAGCTAACAGATTTAGATCTAAGAGCAACAGAAGATATTGATTTTCTCACGGAAACAGCAACAGAGGCAAAAGAAAATGATATGGGTGTAATTAACTCTATTAGTGGTGCTGGTCTATTAGCTAGAGAAAATGGGGATTTAGAAGGGTATGCTGATTACGGATTAGGGTTTCGTTTTAGTAGAAAAAAGCAAGCGCTTATGGTGTTTGCTCCAAGTGTGCATGTTTTTACACAAAACATTCAAAAGCATACCGATATGAAAGCAAACCCGTATTTGAAAGATGAGCTGAAAGACGTACACGATTTATTACAGTCTAACAATAAAATCGAAAGCGAGAATTAGAGATGAGAAATTATAATGAATCTGATATTCGTTTTTACGATACTAAGAATGAAATCGAAGGAGATTACATGGTTGATGAGTCGGGTGATTTTGCACTTACAGAACAATATGAATCTCCTAGACAAGACATTACGAATCGAATGCATTCTCAAAAAGGAGAATGGCGATCTCATAAATGGATAGGTGCTGATTTAGAATTACTAGAAGGAGAGCCAAACACTAGAGAAACAGGCTTGAGAGGTGTGGAGCAAATTTATCAAACATTAACAGCCGATGGTCGATTTCAGGTTGCAGATATAGATGTTAGAGCTGTTCCTACTAGTATAGAAGCAATAGAGTTCTTTGCCATTTTAAGCACAGATAAAAAAGGAAAAGTAGTTGTTAAGCAGCCACTAGAATTATAGGAGGTTTTCATTATGTTATTAAAACGTAGTGCGCAAGAGATTATAAGAGATGCTTGTGTTTCTATATCTGAGAATACACCTATTACAAATTTTTCAGCAGGAAGCATTGCACGTTCTATCACAGAAGCGATTGCTCCGGAGATTGGACCAGGTGACGACCCCAAAAGAGTAGCGCTATATGATTTTGCTCAAGATGTATTAGATCAAGGTGTTATTAGTAAAGCTGTGAATGAGCATTTAGATTTAATTGGAGGATTATTCAGTTATAAAAGAAGAATTCATCAAGTTCGTGGGTCAGACGGAGTGTTAACAGAGAAGTTAATTGATGATGATATGTATCGTGCTGAATTAATACAAATTGTCCCTGCATCAGCTACTGCAAACCATACTGCATTAAGATTAGCTTGTTTAACAGTAAATGGAGTAAGAGATGTAATAGGTAAAGAATATACTCACGGAACAGGAAGCTTTAGTTTCATTGTGATACCTGAGTATGGATATGAGAAAGAAGAAGTGATTCATAATGTAGAAGAACAGATATTAAAAGTAAAAGCGTTTGGCAATCGTCCTAATATTATTACGCCGATTGAAATTCCGATAGATATAACAGCACAACTGGCTTTTCATGAATCGACAAGTGCTCAACAAAAATCATATATATCTTTTGAAACACAAAATAAGTTGCAAGAACACTTTGGTAAATTCGAGATGGGGCAGAGTTTTATATATAATGATTTAGTGCAAGAAATCATGAATATAAACGACAAAATAGTTGATTTCGAGATATTAAAACTATACCTAAACAATGAGCCGGTTCTTTTAACAAATCATAAGATTCTAGAAGATGAACGAATCATACCTCAAAACATAAAAGCTATTTAGACTAAACCTTAAACGACTTGAACAGATGCATATGCTATCATAAAATATGAACTCTATAGTAGATGAGGAGGAAAAATTTTGAATAAAACGTCAACAAAAATACAAAAGTATGATTTAGAAGATAGCTTAATAGAAATTATTGATGACATTATTAAATTAATGGGTGTCTATGATACTGTGTTTGATCGATTTACGCATATCAATAGTGATTTATTTGATGATAATACAAAAGCTGTTGTGGATGATTTAATCCGTGGGTATGAAAACAGTGGGATATTAACAATCCAGCGTATTGAAAACTTGAAACGAGATTTAGAAGCTGCAATCTTGAAAGGCACTACAGACTCTGGGAACTATGATGAAAAATTCGAGTATGATGAGCAATACGGAAATATCATTCGCCACACTACAACAGGCGATAAAGAAATGATAGTAGAGTATTCTTACAGAAACTTGGCGGCAGGTGAATTAAGCAAATCAGTTCAAACATTTGCAAATAATAAAGGGCAAAAGGTCGCTGTAACGAAGACTTACTCTTATGATACCAAAGGGAATATCACAGGCATTAAAACTCAAACAGAAGTGGACGTAACGGCACCTGCAGATATAAAAGGACTAGTTGGCAGTTCTCCATCTCAAGGAGTTGTAAATCTGGAGTGGGTAAACCCTACAGATGCTGACTTAGATAAGATTAATATTTATATTGATAATATTAAAACTCCAATAGATTCTACAAAACGTGCATCTATTGTATTGAACGGTATTTCAAATGGAGAACATATATTTACACTTAAAGCAGTAGATACAAGTAAAAATGAATCTGTTGGTACATCTATTACAGTGATTGTACTATAGGAGGGAATAAGATGGAGATTATTTCTTTCAGTAAAGCAAGTAAAGTCTTTCAGGATATTAAGCAGCTCAATGAGATGGTGGTAGGAGAGGGAGCGGAATGTCGATTTAACTCTGTTGATGAAAGGTTAGATTGGATAGAAGCACAAGCATCAAACCTACAAGTAAAAGAAGTATATGAAGTAGATTTAAATAAAGGTCAGTTTAATGATGCAGAGTTTAAAGATAATGGTATTCAACTCCGTCAAATTGGGCCACAAGCATTTGTAGGCTCAGGAGTATGGGAGTCCGAAGTAGTAGACTTAGGAAGCGGTATGCAAAAGATATTAGATGTAAAAATTCAAAGGAATTATTAAGGAGGTGTGACATTTGGTAAGTATACCTTTTTCATATGAGACAAGTAAAGGTACTAAAGTCATGAGCGGCACTTATGAATTAAGTACGGATTTAGAATCTACATCTGCGTATAATAAAATGGCTGAATGGGCTAATGAAGAAAACATATCATTAGGTTTGTTTGGTACCACAACTAACCCGGCTTATGCAAAATTTGGCACAGCATGGGGTGACGATAGTATTGGGAATTTAATTATGCATACACCTTTGGTTTCAAAGGATTTTCCTTTTACTAAATGGATTGGTATCAGCACAGAAGGTAGTATACAATTTTTCAATAAAGAAATTACTAGCTTTAGTAATACTTTTTACGATTCTGGTTTTTCTCGCTCTTACGTGAATGGCAGCTTTTATCCTGTTATATCATTTGATTTTGAAGGTTCTAATGGATCCGATACTAAAATATTTGATAGCAGATATTATTCTGATGAAAATGTTACATTGATTTGGATATATTATGGACAATACAATAATTCAGCTAACAGATTTCCTGTTGCTATTCGCATTAAAAGAAATAAGATAGAATTCTATTTTAGTGGATATGGATTAAATTCAAGTGACACTAAAGCAACCTCTATGCCTTTTTATATCAACACTTGGGAAAATGGTTCGAATAAGCGTTATGGACTTCAAACTTTATCTGGATATACAAACTACCTTTCATTTAAGCTTGGAGGATCTGTAGATGTTGAATACGCTGAATCAGATGATGGCATTACATTTAGTCCATATACACTATTTAATTCAAGTAAACTTCCACAGAAAAGATTCTTGAAGTTCCGTGCAATCATTGATGGCGGCACGGAAATGGGAGAGAAGAAGGTATTTGAATTTGACCAGGCAAATCCAGAAACAAAACTAGTATTAAATGAATTTTTATCGTCTGTAGGCTCTGACGTAAAAGTAAATGCCATTCATAAAATAGATGGTACTAAGAATGATAATTACACAGATGGAGTGTTATTTGAAATACCAATTGACCGAACAAAATATAAATCCATTACAAAAATAGAAGTAGTATAGGCGATTCATTCTTTGAATGGTCGCTTTTCTTCATGAAAGGAGAAAATACAAATGCCTTCATTATTAGTACCTAGACCAGAAGGTAACTGGGGTGCCGCTTACGATGTATTGGTGACACCTAAAATAAATATCATCATGAATAAGGTCTATGTTCAAACGTATAACGGTGGGGATGGCCCTATTATTTATCGCCTTAGAATTAGTGACGAGTCAACGGGACAAGTTATTTATGATATTTCAAGTATGGAAGATAAGGCAATTACAGATAACAATCGTAAAACTGTTAGCTCTAACATATGGAAAGACTTTCAAGATGTAAAAATGTATTCAGGAAAAACATACAGACTGAGTCTCACTACTATAACACAAGACACTTCTAATACTGATTACGGCACACATGGAAGTATGGAACGATTTAATGGATTATCAAATGAGCATCTAATAATTGCAGCAGCTAGTCGAAAGTATGGTAAATCTGCAGGTCAGTTTCCTGAGTGGAAGTTTGATTATACATTAGGTACTGTCAAAGGAACTGATATTAGATTCGGATTAAGTTATCCAACTTATAGTGGAAATGCGGATACTCAATTAAGCGCAGATGGTTGGAAAAAGTCTACGACTTTTAATCAATGCCTTGTAATGAATGGTAAGTCAAAGTATACAGGATTAAATGAGCAAGTTTTAGGGGAATGGGATTCGGCTCAATCTTGCATTACATTTTATGGAGATACTTCTAGCCCTACAGTTGTTAATGGAATGAAGAATAGCACTGGATCTTATATAGAGAAAGTATGGAATCACCCGAGTGGCCGCTACATGTTTATTTTTGGAGGAAGACCTTCTTCGGCATATTTAGGGATAGAAGCCTTCTTATCAGTAAACAATGTTATTAAATCATATTCTCCTTCTGGCGGTGGTATGAAAGCAGTTATTATTGAAATAAAAACTGGGGATATTATTCGTATTGGTGAACCCGAATATAATATAGCGAGTATAGCAGGGTATTATTCATTAGAAATTAATGAAATTCCTTCAAACCCGTTATCTTTTAAAAAACATCCTTCTACCAATAGTGTAAATTTTTCTGGCGAAACAGTGGAGATTCAATGGGATGAATCTACTGACCCAGATGGGGATACAATTTCATATGAGATAGAATTATATAATGGTTCTATTTGGAGTCCAGTAGCGTCAAATGTAACAGCAAATTCTTACTCTGCTATTCTTCCAAAGTTAGATACAGACAAAGCACAGTTTCGTGTGAGAGCTGGTGATGATAAAGGAGGGAAATCAGATTATACAGTAAGTAATACGTTCACCATCTCAACTCGTCTTTTATTAGTGCAAGACGGCAGCATAGTGAAGTCATTTAAAGATGGCATATGGAAAATTATTTAGAAAAGAGAAGATAGCATGACAACTTATACAGTGAATCAGTCAGGCAGTGCCACAGCAACATTTCCAGCAAGCTTAAAGCGTGGAGATGTAATGAATATTTACAACACTAGTACTGGGCAATCAGGAGCGATATTAAAATGGACAATTCCTAATGATGGTGTATATCGAATTGTAGCAATGGGTGCTCAAGGTGGTGGTGCTAATGGAGGTAAAGGAGCATTAATGTCAGGTGACTTTATCTTGCGAAAAAATCAAGTTCTCAGTATTCTTATTGGGCATCGAGGAATTTATAGTGAGTCTACATATAAAATTGGAGGAGGTGGTGGTGGAACATTTATAGCAAAAGAAAATCTACCACTTTTAATTGCAGGTGGTGGTGGTGGATACACTTATACTTGGAGGGATTTAGACGGATATCCTGGAGAAATTTCAAAACTGGCAAGTGAAGTTCCTGGAGGAAAGCCATCAAAAGGTGAAGGCAATGGGGCGAGTCATGGAGGAGGGACAGGAGGAGCAGGTGGGGCAGGATTTAATACAAATGGCTTTAATGATACCCAATATGGTGAAAGTTATGGCTCTGCCGGTATTCGTTTTCTTTCAGGAGGACTTGGAGGAAAAGGATATAACGATTGTCATGGTGGATTTGGCGGAGGAGGAGGAGGAGGCTACTCTGGCGGTGGCGGTGGTGGCGGATATACTGGTGGTCACGGCGCAGGTAATATGGGGTCCCCTATTTCAGCTGGAGCCGGTTCTTATAATATAGGAGAAAATCAAACAAATACAAGAGGTTACAAATCAGGTCATGGTCTAGTTCAAATTACATTTATTGGCTCTGCAAATGAACCACCAACAGATCCATCACTTGTAAAACAGCCAGTCTCTAATAGTATGAATCTATCCAATGAAACAATATCATTGGAATGGACTGCATCAACAGACCCTGAAGGAAATGCTATTAGATATGAAATAGATTTCTATAATGGTTCTACATGGGTAAGCATTGCAAAAGATATTACAGGTTCAACATACGACGGTATACTTCCAATTTGTAATACAAGCAATGCACAATTTAGAGTTCGAGCATTTGATAATGAAAATGATGCATCTCCATACACAATGAGTAATGTGTTTACAGTTGCCGCTCAACTTGCATTAGTGCGAGACGGAGATAATGTGAAAACATATAAAGATGGAGTATGGACAGTTATTTAGAAAGGAGAAGATAGTATGGCAACTTATACAGTAAACACTGCTGGAAGTGCAGTAGTAAAATACCCTGCATCACTTTTGGTAAATGATATTCTTCAATTTAATAGAACGGATTATGGTCGTAATGGAGTAATTATGGCATGGACTGTTCCGACTGCTGGCAAGTATAAATTTACAGTAGCAGGTGCAGTAGGTGGAACTGCTGTTAAGAAAGGATTTTCTGGTGGTCAAGGTATAGCTACTACTGGAACAGTAACCTTAAAGAAAGGGGAAGTTGTTCAGGTGCTAGTAGGTCATGCTGGCGGCTCTTATGATAATGGAGGAGCTGGCGGTGGCGGTAGTTTCACTGCACTTGGGTCCCTGTCATCTTCAGTTCCAATTATGATTGCTGGTGGTGGTGGCGGCGCTGGTTATACTACGAGCGCAGGAGTTGGAACAATATCTAATTCAGGAGGAACTTCACCTGGACAATCCGAACCAATTGGCGGTATTAACGGTAATGGTGGAAACTCTATACCTTGTGGATCTTGCCCTGGCGGTGGTGGCGGCGGATTCTATACAGATGGGCACACTGTTTCATATGGGTCAGATGGTAAAATAGTAAGCTGGGAAACTGTATCTTCTCCTACAAGCAGTTACACTCAAGGTGGTAAAGCTTTTCGCAGAGGTGGAACAGGAGGATATGGAGTTGCATCTGCACAGAGTGCAGGTGGCGAAGGTGGATTTGGCGGCGGTGCTGGTAACGGTTATTTTGGAGGAGGAGGTGGCGGTGGATATTCTGGTGGATCAGGTGGAAAAAGTAACAATGAAGGAGGAGGTGGCGGCGGTTCATACGCAAGCCCTGACAGAGTTACAGAATTTGCATCAGCAGGATATAATTCATCAAATGGTTATGTCACGATTCAATTAATAAAACTTGAAGGTCTTCCTCCAACAGTACCGACAAATCTAAAAGTAACATCAAGTGTAAATAATATATACATGTCAGGAGAAATAGTTTCTGTATCATGGGATGCATCAACTGACCCAGATGGAAGTGCTATCACATATGAGGTTGAATTTTATAATGGCTCTGCATGGTCAAATATTTCAGCAAAAATTACAGACACAAAGTATGACTGCATCCTTCCATCAATTGCAACAGATAAAGCACAGATTAGAGTGCGAGCAATGGATGGTGAAAATAATGCATCTGATTATGTATCAAGTAACGTATTCACGATAGCCAAGCAGTTGTATATAATTAAAGATGGAGATGTAAGCAAGGCTTATAAAAATGGAAACTGGGAATCTATTTAAAGGGAGGTTATAAAATGGGCAACATATCAAGCATTCCTGTTAATCAAACTTTCTATTTTAAGGATTTAGAAAAAGGTCCAGATAAGTTTGGACACTGGACAGCAGGCGACAGGAATGGAGATGGGAAGCCATTATATCAGAAGATATCAACAGGCGGTGCATTAATTGCTTATAACGATTCTAGTGAACCGACATATGTTCCTGCCAATGAATTTAGGACTACACCGGGCAGTCCGGATGTTATTCGATTGACAAATAATACTGGCGAACCGCTTTCTCTTCTCTTAGAGAATGGGGACTCACAAATAGGTGGATTCCAAGACTGTAAGACGATTGTCGGAATTGCATATAACGATGGAAGAACCTTGAATGAAAAGCGATATTTCAGCAGACTAGATACAAGAGAAGCAATCCGTGTAGTAGTTCCTGCAAATGCAACGGTATACTGGGGAAGAACAGGAACAATGTTCTCGGCTTATTACTCTTACAAAGTGGAGGAAATCATGACAACACATACAGTTAATACTTTAAATTCTGGTGTAACTAAATACCCAGAAGCACTAGCATTAAATGATACTCTTCATTTCAACCCAACGTCTACTGGTCGTTCAGGGACAATTATGAAATGGATAGTTCCTATGAGTGGGAAATATCAGATTACAGCAGCAGGCGCACAAGGTGGGAAAACATCAAATTCAAGCCTTACTGCAAGGGGTGGATATGGTGCAATTGCTAGTGGGAAAATTGAACTAAAACAAGGTGACGTAATTCAAGTATTAGTAGGACAGCAAGGCATGGGCTATCCGCAAGGTGGTGGTGGCGGTGGTGGCAGTTTCGTAGCCAAAGGGAGTGTTTTATCATCGACTATACCATTGATTGTCGGCGGTGGTGGTGGTGGCGGTTCTAATGATAATACTAATGGATACGGAAGAGATGGAAGTACATCTACTTCTGGGTCATCATCTTACGGTTCGACGACTCCGTATGGAGGTTCATCAGGACAAGGAGGGAAATCAGTTCCTTCTGGACGTTATCCTGCTGGATCCGGTGGTGGCTTTTATAGTGAGGGACAATCTGTTGAATATGCAACACAGACAGTTGTAAGCTGGGGGAAAGCGGATGGAAAAAATAGCATTGTACAAGGTGGACAAGCTTTTATTAATGGTGGACTGGGTGGTTATGCACGTTCTGACGCAAGTGTAGGTGGATTTGGCGGTGGTGGTGGTAATGGTAATTATCCTGGCGGCGGCGGTGGTGGCTACTCTGGAGGTGGCGGCGGTTACAATGATGGATATGGAGGTGGCGGTGGTGGTTCCTATATATCTGGGGAAAACACATCTGCAACAACAGGAAAATCTGGTGATGGATATGTTAAAATTCAACTTGTTGAATTAGGAAGTATGCCACCGACAGTGCCAACAAATCTAAAAGTAACAGCAAGCACAAATAGTGTATACCTAACAGGTGAAACCATTACAGTATCATGGGATGCATCTACGGATCCAGAGGGGGATGCAATTACATACGATGTAGATTTCTACAACGGTTCTTCTTGGGTGTCAATTGTTGCAAAGATAACGGATGTATCAATAGAATATAAGCTTCCCGATGGATTGAATATTACAAATGCTAGAATAAGAGTACGAGCAGTAGATGATAAATCATCCGCATCTGCATATCAAGAAAGTGCAGTATTTACTGTACGAAAACAATTATTACTTATTCAAGAGGGTGATATAATAAAAACATATAAAAATAACACATGGCAAACCATATAAGGAGGAATGAATATGCCCACAGTAGATGAATTTAAGCAACATGGTATGACAGATTTAAGTGTAATACCTGAATCAGCATGGAATCAATTAGAATCAGATAATATTAAAATACTAGTTCTCACGAAAGATACAAGCATTAATAGTGCGTCTGTAAATGTAACTGCTATACCAAAGCAACAATTAATTCTGCAAGAAACAGATATGATATTTGAGAAGCCTATTAAATCCTTTACATTAACGGGAACTGTACAAAATGAAAGTGTCCTCAAGATTATTGCGTCTAATGACAGTGGCACAACATGGAAAGCATTTAATGGATTATCTTGGAGTTCTGTTGATATAAATGACCTAGATGATGTAAAGTCAAAAGGTATGGATATTGCTACATTTAATGGCATTACACAGGTAGCATGGAAGCCCTTTTTATCTGAAATGAAGTTACGTTTAGCATATTATTTAGATTTAAATGCAGTTACAGATACGTTATTAATTGATAAATTATCATATGAGACAGTGCCAGTTGTAAGCAACTCACCCAAATTACATAGCATTAAAATTGAAACAAATAGCTTAACGATTGAAGGGCGTTTAAAAGAGCTAGAACGAATTAATGCAATTAATATGGCAAAACTCAATTTCAAAAGTAATGCATTACTTAAATCAGAAAAATATAAAATGCATGACATGGTAATAGATACGTTTGAAACGGATAATATGAAAATTATTTCTTCTTCAGGTGCAGGAGAAGAAAAGCGAGAAGTTACGTTTTCTAATACAGTAAAATTAGGATCAGGTAAGGTGTCTGAATTAAATCTTGCATCCATAACAAATATAAAGAAAGTAGAGGTGAAATAAATGTCACGTATTGATTTTAATGACAAGGAAATATATGATGATAATTTGCAAACAATAGGCGTAGCAAAATCATCACCACCATGGGTTACAAGCAGCAGTTATAATCCGTCTTCATTAAATGATGGGAACAAAAGTACTTCTGATCGTTCTTTTTGGTTTGCAAGAGAAGCCACTTCTGCTTGGATGGGAATTGAGTTTGATTTTCCTGTTCTTATTACAAAAATCAAACCATATGGATGGCCTGATGAGGGTCTTGGGAAGGAGGATTTTATTACCTATGTCGAATACCGTGATACAGATACAAATCAATGGAAACGAGTAGAAAACAACAATGAGGACAAAGTTAGAATGATTTATGGTCCTATTGACTGTTGGATATTTTGTAATGGTATTCGCTATTACTTTAAAGATAACGGGGGAATTAGTATTGGGTCAGGAAGTAGCGAAGTCAGATTTACTGAACTTGGAATAACAGGGTTCAAGATTAATAATATTGATTCTAAATTCGCAGATGTATCAAATGATCCAGTCGGATTATATAATGACGTGAAAATACCTAATATCCAAATGTTTCTCATTCAATCTGAAAATATAATCAAAAAAATTAATAGCATATGGGAAGATGTAGGCACAGCACCAGTCACATACGAAATGTTTAAAGACCATGGTATGTTTTCATTAAATAGCATTACAGAGGAACAATGGAAAGCACTCCCGAGTAATTCTAAGATACTAGCTTATACAGAAACTGAAAAGCAATTTGCAGCAAGCATTTCACAGCATTATCTCTATAATTCAGAAGATAAATTATATCGTGGAACTGGTATGATAGAGACGGATACAGAAGAGTTACCAGTATATCGCAAAACACTTGTCATAACAGCAGATCATCAAGAATGCACATTCCAATATTCTTTAGATAACGGAAGTACTTGGAATGCCTTTCAATCAGGGGATGTAATAGATATCTCAACACAATCTGGTAAACAACTTAAAATCCGCATTAATTTGCCAACAGATTCAGCAACCTTAACAGCAATCTCTTATGCTTGGGCTTAACAAAAAGAAAGGAGTGAAACAATGGATATTGTAAGTTATTCTAAAGCAATGCAAGGAAGGAAGAATCTAGATTCACTGAATAAGCGTCTAGGTACAGGTGACTACAAAAATGGAGACAAAGATGTAAAAGGGACCTTTGCTAATGTTAAAGCTCGTATAGATGAATTAGAAAAGAAGCGACAAGGATTGATTGATAAAATTAAGGTTGTTTCAGCTCAAGAAGGTAGCATCACTAATGGTGTTTGGACTTCTAATATAATTCATTTAGGAGAAGATGCATTGGAGTTAGAAGCATTAAAAGTTACAGGATCATTAATGTCAAAAAGCGAAAACCTAGCAAAAGGTGGAATTGTTAGTGCGAGTTCATCTAGAAGCGTTGGTGACAACTATAATCCTGCTAAAGCATTTGATGGGATGAGAAACGAAGGAAGAGGATGGCAATCAGCTGAGAATGCAGCTCTTCCACATTATATTATGTATGAGTGGGCAACTATAACAAAAGTTGTAAATAAGTATAAAATCAGAGCTCGAAATAATCCGCAGTATGTAAATCAATCACCAAAGAGCTGGATATTTAGAGGGCTACCGTTAGGTACTAATGAATGGATTGACCTTGATAAACAAGTAAATCAAGTGAACTGGGGTGAGTATGAAGAAAGAGAGTACTCTTTTAAAAACAATTCAGAATACAGGGCCTATGTACTTTGGGTTTCAGAAACAAATGGGCTCCAAGAGGGCGAAGTCTTTCCTGTTAATATTGATGAATTGGAGTTTTACTTTGATAATGATGTAGCAGCAGAATTACCAAGAGACAAAGTAAAAGTGTCTGTAAAAACAACAGATGATTTTATTGATGTAGGAGATAGTTTTGAAATAGTAAGTAAGTTTTCAAAGGACTTACAAATACAAGTCACTGTTCTTGATAAAGCCTATAAGTTTAATAATGTGGCAATCTCTTATCAGAATCGTCCATTGCCTAATCGTGTATCAGACTTAGAAACGAATATCCATATAAATCTCAATAAACATAATTTAAGAGTAAATTCACTTTTGGATAAAAAGCGTTATAACATGAAAGATATGATTATAGATGATTTTGGTGATAGCACTGGCATTGATTTGATAAATTCAAAGAATGTTATTCATGATCAGCAAAATCATAAAGTAACGCCAAAGGACAAGACACAGGCAGCTATATTGATTACAACCGTTGAGTCTATAGAGACTATTCCTACACTGTTTTTATTGTCATCAGTTACTGAAGATAATGTAGAAGATAGTCTAGAATATTATGTATCTCGTAATAATGATTCATGGATGAGGATTGAGAAAGATAAGCTTGTTAGTTTAGATAAACTCCCAGAGGGTAAAGAATTACTTGTTAAGGTCGTTCTAAAAAACAGAAAAGAGCTTCATGCAATTTCATACTCATGGCTATAGAAAGGATGGTGCTAAATGGATACTATTAGTTATGGTATTGCGAATAAAACAAAAGATGCAGAATCCAGCTTACGTAATCAAACATTATCTTCTGGTGTAGAAGGTAAATTTATAAACGTAAAAGAGCGTATTGATAGTTTAGAAAAATACTTAGAAGGTTTGTCATTAAGAGCAAATAAGCTTATTGTTCATGATGCGGTAAACATTATGAAGGCACATGTTAAATTAAATAGCATTGCTAAAACTCTAAAATACAATATGCAAAATATGATGTTTGATGATCTATTAGATGTAAGTGGAATTGATGCAGAAAAGAGTAAAGGTTATATTCATAATCCTGAGCAAGGGTCATTAATAGCAACTGAAGAATGTGTTATTGAAACAACTACTGAAGAGTTGGAGAGTATTCCTTCTAAGCTTATTTTAATCGCTAATGTAAAAGAAGCCTCTGCATCTTCAGATAAGAACTTAATCCCAAAAATGACTTCCAATATAACTCCTTCTGGAGAAGCGTTTGCTAGTAATACAAATCAAGGAGAAAAACCTCATACTTCTGCATATGAGGCTTTTGATGGGAATGTTGATTCAATATGGGGCGCTAATTTTGTTTACGGACCTGATCCAAGCTGGATTGGTTATAAATTCACAGGATTAACTGTAATTGGCAAGTATACTATTAAAGGTGAAGCGAACTCTGATAGCTTTCATCCAGTTAGCTGGAAATTCCAAGGGAGTATTAACGGAAAGGAATATAGCGATCTTCATTTGGTTGAAGGCACCAAATTTAATAAAAGAGAAAAGAAGGAGTATATTCTTGAAAATAGAAGTGCTTTTAAATATTATAGATTATTGATTACTGAAATTTCTGGAGAGCATACCTTACCGAATATTGCCGAAATAGAAATGATGGGCGCAGAAATCCCTGAAAGCACCAAGAACATAAATTATTATATTTCTCGTGATAACGGTGAAACTTGGATAGCGATTTTACCTGAGGAGCTTTTCATATTTGATGATAAAGCTCACCCAAAAGGAAAGAAATTAAAATTGAAGATAGAATTGCCAGCTAATGTGGAACTAGAGAACTACTCATTAACATGGGCATAAAACAAAGGAGAGATTAAGTATGGTTAGAGAACGTATTTCATTTGTATCAGATGATGTAAGAAAAGAAGAGACGCTAGAATCTAGGATTCTGTCAGGAGAAATTAATGCAGAAAACTTTAATAATCTATCTGAAGAAGAACAAATAAAAGTAAATCAGATATTATTCAATATGGCTTCAGAAAAAATAAATCCTAACATAGGATCATCCACACTAGAGTTTGTTTTGTTTGGCTTTATGCGAATAATGAATAAAAAAGTAAATGGTTTGAGTCTCTCAGTGGATGAGAAAGAAATCGAACAGAATTTAGAACATATAGCAAGTATGCATCAAATCACAGATACATCCCTTGCTAAATCTGATTGGTTATTTGACTATATGGGATATGCAGAAGCAAAAGCGAAAGAAATATTAGAAAATAGAAAAGAACATATAGCTAGGAAGCAAAATATCATGGGAACTGTCTGACAATGGCTTCCTATGCATTTTGTATGTAGAGTTTAATCAGTATATAATTTATTAGAATCGCAGGAGGGAGGTTATTCTGTGAAGCTACAAACAGGAGATATTGTTTTAGTGAAAGGCAATACACCTATTATCTCTAGATTAATAAGGTGGGTTACAGGCTCAGATTATACACATGTTGGGCTGATAGTGGCAGCGGATTTAATATTAGAAATTGATATTAATAAAGACCTAGCTATACGCCCTATGAAACATGAAGTATACGATATTTATCGTTATACAAAGGGACTTACTGGTGAGCAAAGAATAAAAATTATTAAACAAGCAATTCGAAGAGCAAAACTTAATAAAGGTTATGATTGGAGACATATTATTTCATTTGCATTGCAAAAGGTGTTTCATACTTCTACGGTTTTTGAAGAAGCAAATAAAGTTGTTTGCTCAGAAATTGTTGATAACATTTATAACGATATTGGAATTGATCTTGTTCCGAATTGTGAAGATGGAGATGTAACTCCTGGACAATTGGCGGCATCACCATACTTAACAAAACTGTTTAGCTATGAAAATGTAGCTTAACATATATAAAATACAAATAAGAGGTGAAAGTAATGAGTGCTTTAGAATCCTTATATTCTGTTCAAGCCTTTGCTACAGCTGGTGATAGTGTTGCTCCAGGTAAAGCAACAGGATTAGCTTATACTGTAAACCAAGGTAAAGTAAATCTAACTTGGTCTGCTGTTACAAAGAATGCTGATGATACTGTAATTGATGATTTACAAGGTTATCGCATCTTTAGAAAGAAAACATCAGGTGGAACGTTTGCATTAGTTGGCTCTGTTAATGCTTCAACAACTACATACACTGATACTGGTATGAAAGATGGTGCAACTTATATTTATGCTGTTGCTGCATTTGATGATGAAGCATTACCACAAGAAGGTGAAAAATCAGCGGAATTAGAAGTGAAAACAATTCCTTCTGTTCCAACAGGCCTTACAGCTACAGGGTTTGATGGTAAGATTCGACTTGATTGGCAATCAATCAAAAATGAATCTGATGCAGAACTTAATGAAAACCTTGCAGGTTATAATATTTATCGTTCTACAAAAGATGGAACAGAATATACAAAAATCGGCACAGCTGGTACAACTGAAGCAACATTTGAAGATTCAACTATTGAAAATAGTACAAAATACTATTACGTTATCACGTCTTACGATAATACTCTTTAATAGAAAAAAGGATATACCTATATATGGTGTGTCCTTTTTTTATGTTATACTGTTCTTATGTTTAAGGTCTGTAATGCCTTTCAGTAAAGGAGGATATTCTTTATGTATACAATTCAACATGAAGATGTCTGGATTGAAAGTACAGAGCCTTTAAGTTGGGTACAGAAATATAATAGAGAATATAACTATAGCAATCTAGCTATAAATCAATCTATGTATAATGACTATCAACCAACTTATTTACAGTTTCATTTAAGCTCTGAAACTACTCTTCAATCTATTAATATGAATATAAAATATGCAAACCGACTTACAAGAGCACAAGTTAGATACTGTAAGGTCTGTAAGTATGATGAAAAGAAAAAAGAATGGCACACAATAAAACACAGCATTGATAAGATGGGAAAAACAATTAATATCTCATTACAATCAACTGGATCATATTGTGTTTTTGTGAATCATTATTGGCACTCTACATTTACACAAAGACTTGCTGATGAATATCCTTTATGGAGTAAAATTAGACAAGATTCTAAAAGTACAGGACAGCAGTTTTTGAATTTTTTCGGAATGGAATTAGAGGATATAAAAGATTATTTAGATTGGGTTCAAGAGCAAAAGTATATCAGTACGGCCGATATACACACGCTAGATTGGGTGCAGTTGTATAAGATTCCAAACATTAAGCCGAGTGATACTATAAAGTTATTCACAAAGAATAATCATATCGAAATTCCTGTTCTTGAAACATTAAAAGAGTTTTTCTATAATGACCGAAATCAAGGTGGTATCATCGACTACAGGGAGATGAATCTGTATGCAGTACAAAAATATGGTGATATTCTTTTACAAATCATTCAGGGTGATAATAATACAGAAGTTGTTATAAAGCCTATTGATTATCATATTTGGAATACCTTTGATGAATTCGGCTTACTGCTAGGTGTTCAAAGGATGCATCTAGAAAAAAATGCAGACTTTAAGGAAAGAATCTTAGATGTATTTAGATATCCAGCAGGTTCGCATGATATAGGATTAACAAATGGAATCGCAAGAGAATTGAATCTCATACAAAGAAAAGATCGTTCCAATAAGAAATTAATATGGAAAGATGATTCTAAAGATTTCTTGTTAAAAAATAAATCTGGTAAATATATAGATACTCGTACATTACGTATAGATAATCAATCACTTCAACCAAATCAATTTCAAATGGATGAATACTCAAACATAAGAATTTACGCTTTAAATACTGGCAAAGAACATGAGATAAGCTTTATCTATGGAATAAAAAAATACCAGCTATATGATAAAAATGATGAAGAGTTTCACAAGATATTATTTGAATCAGATGGTCAAGCGACACCAACCTTATTAAATTGGGTTGAATATATAAATACAGTTGCTCCAGTTATGTGGGATCATTTCAAATGGGATGAAGGTTATTGGGATACAATTGATAAACAATTGACAGGATTAGGATACATACCAAACATTTGGGATTCTAATATCGACATATGGAAAGATTACCAATTGGACTCTAATATATAAAGGGGGTTTAGGAGTGTCAAAAGCAAAACATAAGAGAAATGCCATACATTCAGGTATTGGAGATAATGATGATCTATTTACAAAAAGCCCTCAGAAAGAAGATGTTGTAGAAGATTTTCAATATGCTGCTCGTTTGCGTGGAAAGAAAAAACACGAGACAATGATTTACCCAGAAATTCCTTTTGAATATGGAATTAGCTATGACGGAAGACTGTTAGAAAAATATAATGAAAAACCGTATCAGTTTGAAGTAAATGCACATCCTGAAAAGACTCTTGCTTATGAAATCGAAGAAACAAAAGAACTACCAGTAAAAAGGCTATGGGAAGCAAAGGCTTGTTTTGAAGCTGAAGTTTGGCGATTAAACATGCAGTATTCGTTTAACTGGAAAGGTCATACAGGTATTCGAGATAAGCGAACAGCTGAATATGCAGTTGATTGGAAAGGCATGTATAAGTTAGAAGACTATGGAGATGTAAAAGATTTATTTACATCTGATAAAGGCGTTTATATTGGATATAACGATAACAAAACATCTTGGCATTTATCTGGTGATGGGAGTTATGTACTGGATGGATTAAACCGCCCATTCTTTTCTGGTGTAATCGCAAGAAATATGATGTCTTGGAACGCTTATGAGACAGAATTTGATTTTAGAGCTATTCTCAATAATGGGGTAGGTCAATTTGGCAGAACTAGAAGATACAATCCTAATACAGGGGGATTTTATTCTGCACCAGCTTGGGATGATGATGTAGTTGGGCTTATATTTCAAGCAAAAGATCCAAGTAATTTCTATATGATGCTTTGGGAAGCAGAGGAGAGAATAGCAGGATCTTCAAGAGCAGCTGATAACTTAGATGGAATTGACGTTTATAATGATGAAACGGAATTTGTAGACCGGTCTGTTAACAGTGATACAAATAACTGGGGACAATTTTGTAATAATAGAGGATGGGGTACACGACATAAGCGTATTTATAAAGTGACAAATGGTGTTATGCATCGTGTTTATGTTGATGATTTAAGCAATGGATTTGGTTGGACTATGTTTAATATGCATGGTATTAAAATCAAAACCAATGGTAGCAATGTTCAAATTTTTGTTAGGCAGCATCCAGGAGCTTCTTATATAAAATGCTATGATTTTAATACAGATTGGGGACATGGAAGCTTTGGTATGTTTAACGTATCCCAGTCTTGTGAATTCCATGGTGTTAAAGTTACGGAATACAAGATTATTGAAGGACGTATCCCTGAATCCGGATGGCATACAACTGATGAACCAAATAAAAGGATAGCAGATGTAGCAGCATGGTATGTAGATAATGATGTTGGATTCAGACGAAAGTGTGACGCAGCCAATGTAAGGTATGGCGATGTCGATATCTTTTATATAAACGGATACACAAGAGTTGCTGAAAATGGAACGATAGATGTCGCAGGTAGAAATGGTCCAATCACAGTACACGCTAAAGATTACACTACTTGGAAAGATCATAGCGGCAGATTCCCTCAGAACTATAGTGAATATTTTGAGTTCAATGGGATAGGTGATCAAATCCTTGCGAATAATGCACAGGATTATGTTAGGGAAAATATGAATCTACCAGAATTTATTATGGATGACATAAATGGACAGGTAGTAAATCCTAAAACTGGAACGCTAATTATTACCGGGAGAACAGGACAGATTATCGCACGGAATAACAATCCACCTGATGCAGGCAAAAAATATGCAAAATGTTATGTGCGATGTGGAATAGTAGAAGTCACCCCTGATCATAGAGATTTCAATACAGCTCTAGTAGTGTTTGATGACATCAAAAAAGTATTTAGAGATGATTATAATGAATTCTTTAATCGAGAGGACTACATTAATAAAAAAGAAAAATACGAATTAGTTAAGCCAGTTAAGAAGCCTAAACCTGTTCCGCCAGATGTGGAGCCAGAAGAATCAGATGGTGGATGTAGGATTGATGATCCAGTAGTAAAACCACCTGATGAAATTATTGATGAATGTTGGGATGATTTTGATTTTGATGGAATTAGATTAGTCATGTGGAGTTGCACGTTCCCAATCGAAAAATTAAAGAAGACTTTTGAAGAAAAAGTGTTTGCATATAACGGATGGGTAACATTTAATCCATTAGCTTCCTTTAAACCGAACAAGTGGACATATTATAAAATGACACCAATTGAAGCTACAATAAACCCTAAGTACGATAAAGTAAAATGGGCAAACAGAGATGATTTCGACAGGATTCCAGTAGGGACAAAAGTCATTGCAAAAACAACAGAATGGTATAAAGCTATTTTCCCAGCAGATATAAAAAACTCTGGCATTATAACAAGTGATAAGGATTTGATTTCTCATATTCCACCATGCCCTGAGCATTTCTATCACCCTATTGATAAAGAAGATAAGATGCCTGATACTTTCGAAGTTGTTCACTTTTTATTGGATGCTTTTTCAAATAGCGCTGATGTTGTAATGTGGTATGAAAGCAACCCAACATTAACAACAGAATCAGCAGATAAACGACCAGAATCTCTTGCACAAGAGGGGAAATCTGGCATGCCAATTGTATTAACATCTAATGAGAATGATAATATTGTTATCCATTGTAAAGAGAATCCACGCTGGGTTCCTTGGTCTTCTGGTAAGTATATTGGATATGGAAAAGTAAACGGAAAAAGACCGTTCTTTGGAGATGGATCAGGAAAAGCTGATATGGTTAATGTATCTACAGAAGTTGTATTCTTCCCTGATAATCTAGATATGGAGACATTAAAAGGTCCGTTTATTGATATATATGACAAAGAATTTCCTAATGATCCTAGGGTGAAATATAAATTGAATCCAAAGGGAACAAAGTTAGATTTCTTTTCAAATCATACTGATGCATACAACTGGTATACAGATTGGTACTCTAATTGGGTCGAATCGAAAGAAACTTTACAAGCTAATATGAGTGACATTACCGTTGTAGAAAATCCATTAGAACTGAATCCTTATGATTCTAATGTCGCAAAAGACTATGACCCTGACAACACATTCATAGAGCGAATTGAAGTAACAAGTAATAATGAGTTTATAAAGGTTTGGATTGAAGAGAAGAAAGGAAAAGAAGATGGCTTATTTGGCTCATACTACAGATTCCCATTAACTTCACAAGCCTATGAACAAAAATGGCAAGTACAAGGTGATTATCAAGAATGGACACAATCCTATGAAATTAAATCCTACATGGATAAAATTGAAATTCCAGTTCAAGCAAGTGGGGCATTTAAAATACTTCATGTAAAAGTAGGCAATACCCTTATCACACAAGATAAGAATAATGGATGGACATTAGAAGATGATGTTGTAATATTACATGGCAGCGGAATACGTCCTGGTACGATTAGTATCAGATATGCAACAGGGTCTATACATAGTGTGTTTCAGATTAACGAGCTGGGTAGCTATAAAGAAATCTATTTGAATGGGATTCTATTAGATAGTAAAAAGTATGAAATAAAAGACCATACTCTTACAATTAATAAGGATATATTAAATTTATATGATTGGGTTCATTTTCAGTCATATCATATAGATGAGCTTCATGATCCTACTAAACGTAATTATCTAGGAGAGAAAAAATACACTCAATTAGATTTTCAAGAGGATATTCCAGTGAAGAAAGAAAATCCAAATTACAATGATCCATTCTATGAAGGTTCTTTATGTTTTAACTGGGGATATCGTTCACCTAAGAAACTCCATGCAGATGAAACCTTTAGCGCTATGTCTATGTTCTTACCTGAAGATATTCAATTTGATGTTGATGTAGATATGGAAGTCGTGTATCCAGTCGGAAATGCAATTGATATATCAAATTTCACAGGTGAGTGGAAGCAATGGGATCAACATCCTGATAAGGTATTTGATACGAAGGGAAATCATATTGATGGACCTGGTGACTGGCATGGACCACCTGAAGAAGGATATGATAAAGTAATCAATTTAATTAACCAAGGATATTATTCTGGTTGGTATAACCCAAAACATGTGGAATTAAAAGATTATGCTTTTTCATTTAAAGTAGAATCCAGAACATTATGGGATGATGACCTTTATGGATGTGTATTTAGATTTGATCCTCAAACATGCTCAGGCTATTCCTTTGAATGGGATTCAGGCGGGGCAGGAGTCAATGGTATGGCTATTTATAAGTTAACTTGTAAAAATCCAGATCAAGTAGGAAAAGGACACTTGAATTTTAGTAAAGTACGCTTAGTACATGACCCAGAATGGTGGGATCCAGATGGCTCAGATAATAAGCCGATTCCTAATCGTAAGTTTTATACTCATGATGTGAAAGTTAGTGTAATCGGAAATAAGTTTCAGGTTTATGTTGACGGTAAATTAAAACTTGAGGCTATTGATAAAGAAGACACTTATAAATCAGGTGCATGGGGGCCAATTACGTATTCAAATCCAGACACGTATTTTTGGAATTTTTGGTTGCAGACTTATAAGAGAGTAACGCCAAAAGAGCGCCCTGGATTTAGAAAACATCTTCAATTCACTAAAAAGCGCAAGCTAATTGAAGGAGAAGAAGCTTTCTATGAACTTGAATTAGATGAAGAAATCATGAAAGAAAAGTTCGAAAAAGAATATTTGAGCTTCTGTCAGTCAGTAAAATTAGAACCACGTTTTGTTGTATCTACAGAATACTTTATAAGAAATGATGCAAGTGATTACGAAGTTTACTTTAAGGAATTTCAAAAGATTAGAGTTTTAGAATTGTCTCCATCTGTTCTAGAAATAAATCCTCTCGGCCATACATCTATCCAAGAAGCTGTTAAAAGATATGGCAACTTTGATATATCAAAAAGCATCGAGATAGTGCAAGACGTGTACCAAAACTGGAATAAATATAAAGTCGAGGATTTTGATGTGCTTACATTTACTCCTGCGGATTGTAATGCAGGTACAGATTTTTCAGATGATATGATTGATTTTGTACGTAAGTTTAAAGCATCATCTAATAAAGTAATCATATTTAGTCATGATACGATATCTGGTAATATTAAAAATACAATTAAATTACTTGAAGAGTTTGGGTTTAAGAAGGCTAATGCCGAGCCATATACACGTGGTGATAAAATTACGTTGATTGACCCGTCATTCAGTTATCCGTACCCGCTTACAGGAACAATTGACGTAAGTGTCAGTCACTGGAACCAGTGTTTAAATGGGATACCTATATATAAGTTTGCTCATGAAAATCGACCATGGTTAAGCTATGTTGATAATGTGTATTATTCAGAAGCTGGAGATAGTACATATCAATGCGATGGGCGTTTTAGACAGCAATTAAGTGATAATGAAATGAAGATATGGGTTAACTTAATGTGTAGGATTGCACAATGGAAGCCATCTGAAAAACCTAAGATGACTGCATATGGTCAATCAAAATTATTTGCAACAGTAAGGGGACAAAATCCACCTATCCCTGATCCGAATCAAAATAAATATCCTTTTAAGAATGAGCCAACGATTCCGGTACTTCAGCCACCAACAGAGTCAGATCCAAATGACGGATTTACTGTAAGCTGGAATGGATATATTTATGCTCCACAAACAGGATATTATCGTTTTAAAGCGCAAGTAAACGACGGATTTAGATTATGGATTGCTGATAAATTACTTATCAATGAATGGCATATTACTTCAGCTGAAGACTTCTTCCCTTCTTATGAAGCTTCTGTATATATGGAGGGCGGTAAGTGGTATCCAATTAGAGCGAATTTCTTTGATAATGTAGGACAAGCGGTTATTCGTTTACACTGGTCTAGGCCGGGTAAAGATTTTGAACGCATCCATCCTAAATACTTAACACCTTATCTGGGCTATAAACTATTTGCTCAAGTGAAAAAGGCTAGACCGCTGCCTTGGCATCCACTTATACACAATGGATATTATTATCATCAAGAAAGGGAGCATTACTTGTATGCAGAGAAAAAAGAATATATAGTGACTCCAGATAAAAACAATAGCATTATGATTCAACCAAGGCCACAGCAAGGGTGTCCAGTCATCGTGCAGGATAATCAGGATAATACCTTGAGGAAAGTAACATTCTATGATGATAACTGGAATTTAACGTTAGAAAATAAAGAAGTATTTCATGGAAATGGATATGCCAAATATTATTTGAACTACAAAGGTATCGATAAAGAAACGTTAAAGGTTTATCTAAATGGAAGTCTTGTTGAAGCAAATGATTTGATTTTTCATGAAGAAGTTTCAGCTATTGAATTTATGAAAGAAATTAATGTAACTGATATAATAGAAGTGCATTACATTTTGTTATACAGCTATATCCTTGATATAAATGCAGACTTAGAAACCGATTCAGCTCGAATTATTTTACACAATAACTATGAAGAAAATAACATGAAAAATATGAAAGTCATTTATGAGTCAGCAAAAGAGACACCTTTCTATCGTGCGAAAGAGATTGCTTTAAATCCTTTATTAACTCATAATCACACTGGATTCTTGTATCTATCTGAAGCAGGAGAGCAGGATGCAAAAGTAATACAAGCTCACTTATCAGACAAAACAATCTCTAATTCAGGGAAGGAAAAAGTTCTTGTAACTGTTAGTATTTTAGACAAATACAATAATCCTTGTCCGAATAAAATAGTGAAAATTTATCGGGACGATAAGCCAATAGATGCGGAGTTTATTACTAATGAAGCAGGTGAGGTGTACATCTACGATACACCAATTCCACCAAAGGGTTTGATTAGTATATACCGTATAGAATGCAATGATCTGCGAAAAGAGTTGTTATTAAACTATTACGCTGAAAATAAAAAAGAAAGATTCTATATTGATGTGGTTGCTCCTAAGTTGGCTATCTTATCAGGTGTAGACGATTATTCGACTATTAAAATGACATTAAGAGATTCTAGTTGGACTCCTGTTATGAAAGATAAGAAAATAAATATTGAATATAGGGATACACATGGGAATGCACGTAAGAAAGAAGTCATAACAAATGATTTTGGACAAGCTGAGTTCATATTAAGTGGATTAAAAGAAAAGCATGGTGAAGTTATGATTAAAGTCTCATATGATATGGGCTTTGAGCAAGCAGCAAGCTATGTATATATAAAAGTCATAGGGGGATAATTTCCCCTTTGGCTTTTTCTCATATAAAAGGAGGTTCTTTCATGTCTCTTGAAAGAGAAAGACAGGGATTAGATTTGCAAGATTATAAGAGCAAGCTCTCTAATAATACCTATTCGATGCGCTTAGGAAAAGAGGTACCGGAAGGTGATGTTAATTTAGCTTATATTCATGTACCCAAAGTACAAATTGAAGAGAACTTATCACTGATTGATACTTCATATACAGCTGATAATGTAATCACAAAAGATCAACTAGAATCCATTGTGGTTGCAAATGAAGCAGGGGAATTGGAATACGTTGATATTGTTAATGAAGATGAAATAAAACCTCGTCCACCTAAAGGAGTCTTTCCAAGTAATAAGATTAATGTTACTCGGAAATTCAAAAAGAATGAATATAGGATTGAAAGTGCTCTTTATTATAAGTTTGAAATAGATTTTCATTATGATAGTAAAACTGCCATCGCAAATGAAAATGGTGTGTTTAAAAAAGAAAAATATACAGGGCAGCAAATAGAATTAACAGATGAGAATGGAAACCTGCTAGATGATTCTTACAAGTATGATATCTATGTACTACCACATAAAGAAAACCCAAGAATTTATAGTATTCAGGTCTATCTTCATAAGAATACAGACAAAAATAATACAATTAAAATCCGTTATAATCACATAGATAAGATTGTCAAAGATTCTAGCATACAAGCTGTAGAAAAAAGTATAGAGTTTTATACAGATAAAAATAATGAAGTTCAAGTAGATAAACTATCCAGACAAATGCTTGAAGGTGGCAAGCTACGAATTATCAATGGCATAAGTGCATTTGACCAAAAAACTGAAGAAGAGGTTCGCCAAGCATCCATAGATGCTCCAGATAAAGAAATCTTTGCAGTAGTCCCTCATAGTAATGGGGAAGGTCATAAAGTAATTGTTGCTCAAAGATCTGAATCCGATCCTCGAACACCTAAAATCTTTTCACATCGAATTGTTGCAAAATATAAAAATGACGATGGAAAAGAAATGCAAGTAAGTGTTGGGCATATCACGGATTGGGTAATGAATTACGACGCATTGCTTACAAATGAAAAAGAAGAATACACTGGCGAATGGAAGAACATCGGATTATCTCTAGATGGCGGAAAAATAAATGCAAAAGATATGATTGAGCTATCTTTACCAATGGGGACACCAAGTGTTCCGATGGATACGAAATACTTCATCGAAGATGGAAAAGGGAATCTTCTATATAACATAACAACCATTGTAGATAATAATGAAGTTGAAAGTCAGATCAATGAAGTTATGTCACACGCTGCGGAAGCAAAAGTAAAACAATTGAATGTGAAACCATGGAAAAATGCACTTCAAGATAATGTGAAGATTAAAAATGAACCAATCCCTCATCGTTGTACGATTATCCCTGAGCGCCAAAAAACAAAATGGGCATTTACATGGGAAGCAAACGGGCAAGGCTTTACTGAAAAGAAGATGGATTATAAGACAAACTGGCAAGTATGTGCAGATGTTGCATTTAAAAAAGAAAGAGAAACGAAAGTATTAGATGTGCTAGATAAAAATAAATGGTCTACGATAGGTATTTCTAATGATTTAAGTAAGTGGCAGTATTCTTATATTGCATCTATGAAAAAGAATGTAATTCAGTATTTAGAGAACCAAAATGATGTTTGTGGATTCTATCAAAGGAATGAAATGATTAACGGTAAAACCATTAATCTGATGGAGAAAACAGATTATCAATTTTCTGTAAAAGTAAAAATGGATGATTCTATTGATGATGATTCTATTGGACTTATGTTCCGAGTACAAGATGCACAAAACTATTACATGTTTGTTTGGGAAAAAGATGAAAAATCAACAGCAGAGAAAACCTATACGAAAGAACATGGGAAAGATGTTGCTGGTAAAATACAACCATGTGATCGTGTTATTCTTGACGAATACGGCTTTACTATGAAAACCTTTAGTCCAGTTAATAATAATACGTGGAACACAACTAATAGTAGAGAAGCTTATTTAAGTAGTGGATTTGGAAGGAATCACAAGCGAATTCTAAAAGCTTTACCAAGCGCTTTACCACCATCTCCGAATCAAGATTCATGGAATAGTGGAAGTAGGTATCCTACAGATAAAACCAACTGTTCATTTAAGGATATAACAAATACCGCTGAATCGTATGCTAGTAAAGGCTGGGAGCATGGAAAGGATTATAAATTAACAGTAGTTGTAACTGGTGACTGGTTCCGTATTTTTATTTCTGATAATCCTGAATCAGACGAACTGGGACAATTAGTTTGCCAAGCAAAAGATAACACGCATCAAAAAGGCTCATATGGTATTTTTTCTGCTTCTCAGAGAAATACATTATGGTATGATTTCAAAATGGCTGACGTAATTGTGGATACGATTTGTACAGAGAAAAAAGATATCTTATTAACAGATACGAAAGATAAAAAACTTTCTAATTATGCTGTGGAAGACTTGATGGCTGCATCAATTAAAAGTAAGGCTAAACAATTAGGTGAGGCAACCTATGAGGTCTTCACATATTACGGAAAATCAGATGGCGAATTTACTATTAGCATAGACCCTAGAACACACTTTGTGTATGGACGTTCTAATGATCCTATTACCGGAAATATAGTCAGGTCCAAGTGGACAACTAAACAAAATGGCCTAACAATAAAAGGAACAGGCTTTATAGAATATCATGCAGATGGGCACTATACTATTTCCACTGTTCCAAGTGTTCTTCCTACTGAGCAGATACCATCGACAGTAAAAGACTTCGTATGGAATGAACCAGTTCTATTAACTGGAGAGAATGTTTCTATTCAATTAGAGCAGCCAAACAGACTAAAGGTTATTCCAACAGTTCCTCCGATACGAGTAATAGGGAAACCCTATACGTTAGAGGATAATGAAATATTAAAATCAGATGGTCTTAAAAGTATTATAGAGATATTTGGTGATATAGGAGTTTATCAATTCCTTGAGATACCCAAGGATATACCATTAGATGAAATCTGTTTGCGAATTGAACGTGGAAAAGTAAACGGTATATCCGCTGATGGAACTGCTTCCGTAGAGAATGCAGAGTACCGAGTTAACTACAGGTTTAGATGTACTAAGAATGGATTTATTCGATTACCGGTGGATCAATTTCAAGATCAAATAGGTGTTAATCGCCTTCGATTAAAGAGCGTATTAACTGATAAAGGTGAAATAAATCCTTCCATTCATGTTGATGTAGTAGCGTGGACTACTTTTCAACAATTATCAGCAGTCCCTTTATTTGCTATTAAAGTAGAAGAGCAAAGGAAAATCGAAATTGAAAAGCCTAGAATTGAACAGCAAAATATAGAGAAAGAGAATTGGTATGTTCGAATCAAAAGTGGGAGGTTTTTAAAACGATTGCGTTTGCCATATCATGAGCTAAATTCATTAGAAAAGCCACCTGAAATATACGTTGCGTATCCACAGTTACTAGGAATGGTTAAATCGCCAAATGATATCGTGGAAGTTGATTTAGAATTCAGCCTTCCAGAATATACGAATCAGGAATTCTATAATAACGCTACTATGCTAACGGATAAAGAAAAGCCTATGATATTAAATGAGTATTCTATACAAACAAGATATGCTCCTATAATATTAAGCTCACCAAAAAATACTAGTTATTTAGAAGTCTATTCAATTAGAGGGAATAATAAGCGGAATCTCCGAGTAGCTGATGTAGATGCAGTGAAGGGAATTGTTTATTTATTAGATCGTATAGGGGAGCAAGATGAAGTATATATAAAATATGCATACAAAGAAGAATGGTATACATATCGGGGCTTTGAAAAGAATGAATCATTTTTCCATTTAGATTTAAATCCAACACCAGGCCATCGTCACGCAGTAGCTGAAAATGGTTTCCATCGATGGATTCCTATCGAAAGCGATACAGAACCATTTAAAGTAAAGAAAGAAGGCACTAGCAATCTTGAATTGCTAGTAAAACAAATTCATGTGTATATATGCCCTTCTGCAGTTAGATTAGTTGACTTAGCTAACCCTAGCTTGCATGGTAAACTTGTAGCGGGATCCGTCCGAAAAAAGGTCCTTTTCCATACAGATGAAGAGTTTTGGTTTAATCCAAAAGACCAGAAATATAACCCGACTTTACTTCGATTAGGAAAAGTAATGCTACAGTCTAATAGTACATCAAAAGATAACATAACCATTCTTGATACAAGAACAAAAGGTGGGGGACTAGACGAGTCCTTATCAAGAGAAATTATTAAGCAAGTAAATAAAGAATCATTATATCATTGGGATATTGGGTACTTTGATGGAGAAGCTTATCAGGAGAATGGAGTTATCATTATCAGACTACCAAGAAGCATTTTAAGGTCAAACGATAATCCAAACGGATTTAGTGAGTCTGAAATACAACAAGCTGTTGCAAAGCATAAATCATATGGAACACTTCCTATAATTGAATTTTATAACGAAAGTGAGCAGGAAGATAACTTTAATATCCTTCCGAATCATGAGTTTCTATATAATCAACATATTGGTTATTATGACAGTTCTATAAGTAAAGGTGACTATGAGGTTATTAATACATTCTTAGGGACTGGCGATAACTATGCATTACGAATAAGTAATGAAGCTGAATATGGTATTACTTTGCCTGGGCATTTAATATCTTCAAAACAATATGGTTTAGAGATAAAAGCAATCAAAGAGCAAACAGCCACAAAACGTAGCTTGGGCAGAATAGAAATAATATATGATAATGGTAAAAAGGAAGAAATTCCATTGGTACCAATAAACCAATCTCAATGGATGGTTTATAAGCAGCCTATAAAATTGCAAGCCAATGTGCACAAAATGAGTATTATATTAAATAAATCGAAAGATGTAAGAAAAGGATCTATTCTAATCGATTATGTGAAATTGAATGTATCGCCATCGCTATTAGAAGATACAACAGAAATTCATGAAATTTAGTAGTGGATGTAATGCATTTCATGATAAGATAATGAAAGGGAGGTATTAGAAATGCCTATACATAATTCCAAAGATTTAATCGCATTTGTGAACTTGCTGGAGGAAAAAATCGGTGAGATGAATCAAAGTCTGAGTGATTGGGAGCGAGAAAAATATAAAATCTTAAACCTATCATCAAAGTTTGATACCACATCTAATAATGCCTTAACTGCTCTTGTTCGTGCAGATGAAGCACTAACTGAAATATCAACAGCTTGTTTCGAGAGTACTGCTGGCCGAGGCAAGCGATTAGAAGATACATTAAGACAATTGAAAGATGAGGTTTCTAAAATCGCTTCAAACACTGGGAATAACAGTGGAAATAGCGGTGGTGGTGAGTTAACAAAAGGAGTGCTCTTTGAGGAGTTAAATAATGCTGTAGCCTCTGTGGATGTAAATGTTGAAGAGGGGTTAAAGTTAGATTATAGATTAAGACAACTTCAAGAAATGGCACTTGCTAATGTGGAGAGAATTAATAAAGAGTTATTTGTTCCACATAAATATAATGTAGATATAGAAGCTGAGAGCTTCACTGTGATCCAACCAAATGGTATAAAATTTATTGATGGCGATGTTAGTGTACTGACTTCAAGTGGAATGCCAGCCCGTGATGAATACAACCGTTTTGTTACAGGTACAATTACAGAAAAAGGGGTTGTATCTTTAAGTGCAGTAGCTCATACAGACTGGGTATTGTACTTTCCTGTCAAAATGCAATTCAAAGATATACCTGAAGACTTCTTATATATCTTCTTACAGCAAATGGTTCAAAAAAATAGTAAGATCACGCAAATCTTATTTGATTTAGAGGACAGCGTAAAGTCTGTACAAGAAGATATGCAGTCAATGAAAGGCGCCAACTGGACAGCAGACTTCTCTATTATGAGAAATCATCAAGATGTAGTTAAGGAGGGCATTACTCCTAAGGGGCTACAAGTACAAGTAAAAGATGGAATGGCTAATGTTACTTTTTCTTATGCTGATCATCCTTATTTAAGTCACTTTGTCGTAGAGAAATGGGACGAAACAAAAAAAGCCTATGTTCCATTTGATGGGAAACAAGGTATTGTGAGTAAATAGACAGCTGCGGCTGTCTTGTTTACTTTATAAACTAAAGAAGGGATGTAGTATATGAGTAAGTTTCTAGATGATTTTTTAATTACTATGCCTACTACTCAACGAAAAAAACTAATTGAGCTATTAGAGCTTCAACAAAAAGAAGGAAAAATCAAAACAAATTATGAGTTGCAAGCGGAACTTGAAAAGTTATTATCAGAACTTGATGGTAAAAGCAATGGTCCTACTTTCAAGGCAAGGACTCAGTCTAAGCAAACAAATTCCAAAGCATACAATGCAAATATGGAAGAAATCGCATTTGACTTAGCTACATTGTTTGAAGCTTCTTCAACCATTGATCGACTTATTGCTGATAATAAACTGCTATCTAAGTCACTATTAGCAAGCATTCGAAAAAATGTCTATGCATTGCAGACAAAAGTAAATCGCTATAAATTAATTATGAAAAATACGGATGGCTTTGTTGATGGAATCCATGAGCAATTTAAGGCACCTGAATATATAGAAACCAATGAAACAGTATTACAAAGTTTAAGAAAAGATCGTTTTGATAAATATTTAGACTCTACATTTATTGCTGAAAATGTTGGTGATGCTTTGCAATTAGCTGGAGTAGAAACCATTGACCAGTTAAGAACAAATTATGGTCGTAAACTTGCTCATATAAACGTACTGAATAGAACAGGGTATCCTAGTGAAAATCCTAATCATACAATTGACCAAGCAATAGATGGCTCACTAAATACTTATTGGGCAGAAAGTATTTTGGTGGATCAACCGATTAAACAGAATATCAATGACTTATGGAAAAATGACTATGAAGAGATTCCCAAGGATGGAGCTATATGTGAGTTAGAGATAACTTTGAATGGCGTTACTACTGTTTCAGATATTCACTTTGAACCATTTTGCGCATATCCATTAGAGATTGTCAGCATCTATGGTTATGAAACAGAAGATATGAACGGAAAAATGTATGAGTTAATTTCTCCGAATCATATCAACCCTATGCAGCGAAACAAAAAGTCAGTAAATCTTATGACATTTCAGTTTCCATCTGTTGATGTATCCAAAATTAAAATATTACTACGACAAGAAAACTATGTAAGTGAGAATTTTATCGTTAACAAAGATGAAGCACAAAACATGCAGCTATGGAGAAAATTATCATCTTCAGAACAATTGATACCTGACTATAAAAATCCTAATGAAACCATTGCGGAATTTGATAAAAAGAACGAGATTACTGGATGGTCCGTTTATTTAGAAAAATTAAAAGAATGGGCTCTTAGTGTCAATGAAAGTGGCATTCTAGAAAGTGCTAAACGTGCAATGGAAACTATACGTATGGGTGATTATAAAAATCCAATGCTCTTGAAGTTGCAAGCATTATCCAAAGATAAAGATAATGCTATTAATAATGATGAGGAATTAAAGAAGAGTTGGAAAGCAGTTAATAAGATTTCATATCTATATGGTGCATACAATATATCTATCTTTGGGCGTAAGTATAAAAACCATTCAATAATGGTAACTGAACCACTTCCCTTATCTAGTAACGCAAATAAGATAGGATTAAGCACGGTTGAAAAGCATCATCATATTGAAATAGATAATGCGGTAGCTGATCCAATTACAAAAGAGCTTGGGAGCATAAATACAGCTCAAATTACAGATATAGAATACTATATAACGTACAAGAAAAATCCTAATGCATCGGATTGGATTCCTATTTTGCCAAATGATAAAAAGTACGTATATGGCGAATTGTTGTCTGGAGATATGATACAAGGAGATTATCCTGAATTTAAGGGACACTCTTTGATTCAATATAGTTTTAGATTTCCAATCGTATCAAATAAAACAGTTGTGTTAAGAAGAAATGGCGTACCCATGGATCCGCAGACATACATTATTTCAAACGATGGGAAGAAGATAGGAATCTTTAGTAAGTATTACTCTGCATCTAGTATTTATACTGTCGATTATAAGCCAGTAGATGAAGCGTATGTAGTTGTATTAGATTATGAAAATAACATTACACCCACTCAGTATATAGATGTAAATGGAGATACAGGAGAAAGTTTTGAGTCAGCGGATTTCAATAATGCAATTGAGCTGAAGCATAGTCCTTATTTATTTAGAAATTCCCTTTTTAAATATAACGAAAAGGAAAATCATTATAATCAAAATGAAAATAAAACACCTGAGTTTCCTATAATTGTTCGTGTGAATGGCGAAGAATTTAAAAACATAACAAACCATGCTACAAACACATATGACACGGAAAGACTCACTGAAAACGAAGGGAAAACATTTGCACAAATAGGGAAAACAATAGTTTTCGGTAAACCTATTGATGGAGCAAAAATTGAAAGTATTACTGTTGATTATTACTATGTGACAACTGACATTAGATTAAAAGCAATCCTGCGTCGAAATAGCATGGAAGATGAATCAGTTACGCCAGCTTTATACAGTTACAGTATTAAGTGCCAATCATACGATCAGGAGGTTTAACATGAGTAAGCCAATTAAAAATAACTCTCAGATGCTATATCTGCAAGCTCGACAATTGTTTGAACGAGCAAAGCAAAAATTTGATGATAACTCTATTCAGTCAGAGCCAAAGCTCATTGCATCTGTATTTAATTCATTTCAAGAATTCTTTACTTCTGTAGGGAAACCAAATATGGTGCCTCGTTTTGCTCCAGAAGGTGGTCCTCCTTGGAGCGAAGATTTTAATCAAATGATGATGGAAATCAAACAAGATCTTGAGCTATTGTTTCAAGAGATGGATATCATAGGGCGGTCATTATATACAGATTTTAATCACAATACTGTACAGCATGAAATTCTTAATAATCAATATGAAAATATTTTTGATAAAATGAGAGATTTAGAAATCTATGCAGAGAAAAGTGAAGATGATATTAAATTCGGCAGAGATGACTTTTTAAATAAAGAGAAGATAGACTATAGCCGTATCGTAGGAAAGCCCTTAGAAATAGTGAATGGGGCTGTAACATTACCTCAAAAGAGTAGAGAAAATGTCGCTCTAGATTCTAGCGTTACTATTATTGCTGGTAATCGTAAGCAAGATAAATTTATTATTGGCACTGAATCAAATGGATTTCCAGGTAACAATACAGAAATACATAGTGTTACGGATGATATTCTAACAAATAAGAACTATATTCCTACTTTCTTAGGAGAAGAAAACAATCACAGTGACTATTCAGCAGTCTTAGATGGTTCACCTAATACATGGTTTGAATATGAAAAAGTAAATGTTCGAGAGCATGATAAGGTGCGTGTGGCAAAGAACTTAGGATGGAATTACCAAGTGCACGGCAATCAAACCATACAATGGGCTGAGGATGCGGATAACGGCAGCTTAAAACTACATATGCAGATTATATTAAAAGAAGAAAAAGTTATTAATGAAATTAATTTGAATATGTATACTCCTTCAAACTATGGAGCGAAGACAGCTATTGTTAAAAATATTTTAGTGTCTGATGGTAAGAATCAACCGAAGTCAGTTCTACCTAAAAATAAAAAGGATAATCAATATCAGTTTCATTTTGCGCCAGTAAAAGCAAAAGTAATATCTATTTTATTTGAACAACCTCATAAATACATTACAGATATCGGTCATATCTTTTATGAGAAGAAAACACAATCAGAAGATAAGTCTGAATATGCAATGGATATGGCTACTAAAAAATATACATATGCACCTCGTGTAGAAGGCCCATTGATTTCTCTTGAAGATTTAGGTATTGAAGTAAGAGTAAATGAGAGTAGTGTAGAAGCGAACTATCCTCTATTGGGTGAAACGAATATTAAAGCTACAAGTATTGGCGAAACAATAAATCGCCTTATGAATAGTATTGACTTAGATACAATAGATATGGGTGTAGAAAAATTTGAAGGCTTCAGATGGTGCATAGGAATTAGAGATATAGAGATATGGTCATGTGAATATGAAGAAGAAGGAGAATTAGTTACATTCCCGTTTTTCTTTGATAAGGCGCTAGATAAGATATCTTTAAACGTAAATCAGAATATCCCACAAATGTTCTCTGAGAATCCTGAACTATCTTATGAATGGTTAAAGTATTTTATATCTATTGATGATGGTACCACATGGCATCCTATAACACCGTTGCAGAATCAAGTACTTTCTGATGAACAACCACCAAAGATATATACAGTAAGAACAGTAGAAAGTTCTAAACAAAAATTAGATCAAAAAGCTGCTTATTTAGAATCAGAATATCCTGTCTACAGCTTACGACTAAAGGTTCTAGGACGTAGACCAAATGATTATACAGTAGAGGGATTTATGCTAAAAGACTATGCTTCTGCTCCGCAATCAGCAAATTCATTTTTACAAGCCAGTCCTATACTAACAGGATATAATTTTAATCTACAAACCATAAGCACTGTTTCAAATAGTTACGAGAGTGAAAAAAGCTATAAGAAAGCTAATACAATAGCTCCTGACATTATCTATAAAGAAACTCCCGATGATCCAATTACTGAAACTATTGAACCATCAAATCTAAAGGTTAGTATTCTTAGTAAACCAACTCAATGGTGCGATGATAAAGATTTAATATTGAAATGCAAAGCAATAAGTAATAATAGTTTATCAAAAGCTGAACTATATATAGGACCAAAGAAGAAAGAAACCAAAAGCATTTCAGGAGCAGAGTCCAATTTTGAATTTACAATACCAGCCCTTATGCTTCCTAAAGGAACTACAACCGTTTCAGTGAGAATATATGATCAAAAAGGAATGGCATTTGATGTATACATATTTGAAGTTGTAACTTGTGATAATATGCCAGAAGAAGATAAGCCAGTTGAACAGGATAAAGCAAAAGGTATGTCGATTGTTTTAGATAAATATCCAATAACGTTATGTGAAAATGATCAGCTTATCTTTTATGGAAGTGTTCAGTCCTCATCTTCAATACGTAGCATTAGCTATACTATAAATGGCATATTATTTGAACCGGAAGAAACGGTATTACAAGCAATGACTACTAATAATCCAAAAGCAAATATTATGGAAATAGAGGATTTTGGGGATTGGTTAGATGCTTTTGAAGAACAAGAAGGATGTGGATGTAAAAACAAAAAGAAACAACCAGTTTCTATACAAGAGATGCCTGCGATTAGCATCATGGGCATTAGTGAGTCCAGTATATACGTAAAAGTTCCTTATCAAAAACTTACTGATTTAGGCATTAAAAAAGGTGACTCTGTAACAGTTAGTATAACTGCATATGATACTCAAAACTTATCTATTAATAAAAGCTTTTCATTTGTAGTGGAAGACTGTCGTAGACCAGATACAAATCATGAAGGTAAAAAAAGAGTTCGAGATTGCTATAAATTAGAGGACATTACACTTTATTATTATCTTTATAACGACAATGGCTCTCATGAGATTAAAATGCTACATGTTCCAGGGTCTACGCTGCCTTTAACATTTTTAGATAATGGGGTGGGAGCAAAACTTGCTATTGGATGGAGTAAACAATTTAGTAGCCCTATACTAATGTTAGCAGCAGGAAATGATGAATCAAAACAAGCTTTTCAAATTCATGCTATTAGTTTACTTTATTCGGATTATTATGATGATCCCCATGTTATTTGGCCAGTAGGTATAGGAAAGACACATGGGCAAGTTTCAAATATAGAAAAAATCCTAGTAGGAGATGATAAGAAAGATGCAGATTGGTTCCCTCAAACAATCCAAGGTGACTTTTCTTCCGCTCCAAGTCTAGGTGAAAAAGGGAGTTATGTAATACCGGTTTTTGAGAATGATTGGATTGATCATGCTTGTGATACAATGAGTGATTTTAACCCTGATGCATTTACTTATCAGCCATCTGGAAATATTTATTCATGTAATCTAGTAACTCATATTTTAGTTCAGTATTACAACGATGCAACGAATAAGCTTGAAGTAAGGAAAATATCCCTAAGCGCTTATGCATACAATTATAGGTTTACCACTAAAAACGGAGAAGTTGTCGTGAAAATTGGATGGGAAAAATTCTTTAAGAGCCCTGCAATTCAAATTATCAGTGGCACTGGGAAAGATAACATTCTAATAACAGCATTAGGTGTACTCTACAGAGATAGGACGGGCGTAGAACAAACTAGATGGTCGCAAGGAATTCAATATAAATCAGCTGGGGTGAGCTATCCTGAGCATTCAATAGGGGCTTTGAAATCAGTAGATAATCTGTTATGGCTCCATAATGGTACTGTGGATTACAGTAAAGCACCATATGTCGGTGGGAAAGAGGATGTCATTGTATATCGACTGGATGAAGATTTTATGAAATCGATATGTCCATCTCAAAACCTTATTGAAACTGGTATTTCTTCTAATGGTCCTGAAATACAATTTAAAGATGCTCCCAAGGATTTATGCGGAAATAAGTATCTAACACAAGAGGAAAGTCCTAATATTAAAGATAGCTTATTTGAAAATTTAAATATATATATAGCAGACACTTTAGGTATCAAGTCATTTAGTTGTTCTTTAAAAATAAATGGTAAACTTATAAAAGACCCTGAAGTAATAACACTGCAGAATAAAAAAGAATTTTCACATAGTCTTTCATTAGATACGACTTTGCTTGATCCTGGTGATACTATCTCGATTAGTGTAACTGCGACAAATGAAAGTGGTATTAGTTCTACAAAAGAACTCAAGCTAATAGCTGTTAATTGTAAAAAAGAAACGCCTGTAGATGTCAATATAGAAGGAAAGTCGGATAATATAAAACTTGATTTCTTAAATATTCCATACTCTTTATGTGCGAATCAAGGGAATATTGTTGAAAATCCTCTTCATACAATAACAGTCAACATAAAAAGTATTAATAATATTGTTAATGTCTTTTCTGTTGTTAGTGTTAACGGCAAAGAGATTCTTAATGAAGTAGAAAAAGTCAATAATCAAAGGTATGTAACGAAAATAATTCCTATTAATACAAATTTAATTGGTATACATAATGTGGTAGTAGTTAAATTTGGGGCTATAGATGAGAATGGCGAAGTTAAAACCGATTCATTTTCATTCATAGGGAATGACTGTACAACAGGGCCGCTTAGATTTACGAATGCATATCCTATCAGTACTAGTGACGATAAGAAGCATGCTCGTGGTAAGAATTGCTTTGGCAGCTCATTTATTAATTTTTATAAATATATTATGAGAGATGATTTCCATAAGATTAAAAAATTAGTTGTAGAAACAGAAGATTACAAAAAAGAGTATGAATTTACAGGAGAGAAAAATATAGAGGAAATAAGCCCAAAAATTCCTATGGCTAAACATAAAGTTGTTCCTAGAAATCCAATCGAGCATGCAGCAGCTAATGAAATAGGGAAAATTGATATAGTACTTTCTATTTGTGCTTTTGAAGAAATGGATGGTCTATATTTTCATAATATAAAACAAAATGTACAAATTCTTATTCGAAATTTAATAGATGCTAAAGTGGACGCTAGAGTGGCTATAATCTCTACAGGTCTAGATCCTGATGGAAAACCTGCCTTCTATCAAGAATTTACACCTGTGAATGAAATAAACCTATCTAAGGTAATGTCTTTCGAGAGACTTAAAGGTCTTAGTAAGAAAGAGTTTAAAGTCGAATGGGATCAATTTACTGACCCTAATTTTGGTCTATTTACATTCAATAATAAATACCGACACGATGCGGTAAAGCATGCCATTGTTTATACTTCATTAGATATGTATCCAATGTCTACAAGACCGGCAAATATCATTCCGACTTTAAAGGACAATAATATAATCACGAGTATACAGTATTGGCATAATACACATTATCCTACTAATTATAATTATGTGTTTTATGAAATCATAAAAGAAACTGGTGGTCTTAATTTTGAAGCTTCTCCAGAATGGGCGTTTGATATTTGGTTTAAAAAAGGTGGCGCAATAACAAGACGAGAAATATATATTGAGGATGTTTTCCAATTAACAAAGGCAACAGTTTATAATACAAACGGTGATCGTGTAGAGAGTAATATATCAGTAAACTATACAGATTGCAGAAGACCAGACTAAGAAAAGGTGATTACATGAGTATAAAAAAGATACAAATCACAAGAAAAGTAGAAGAAATTATAAAAGGATATCTGTTTCGTGGCAGATATCCTGCTTTTGAAACTATTACACACCAGTTTGCACAATGGTTGCGAGAACATAGACCTGGAACACCATCTTTTAATCCAGTGAAGGTATTTCGAAAAGAAAAATCAGATGCTGATAAGTATAATAATCATGTGTCGCAGATTCATCAAGATATAACAGATGCCTATGATGCCACTATTAATCAAACGACACAAATTATGACTGATTTCAACTTAATAGAAACAGAGAGAAATAAATTAAGTCATGAACTGGCTAATATCTCTAAGTCTATAGATGAATTGCTATTAGTCTCTAACAACAGTGATTATAAGTACTTTGAAAGCTATGTGGTTAGTTTTGAGAATGCTAGTGATGTAAATAAGGCAAATAGCACTATATTTGTAGACATCCAGAATAAAGAAGTAACATTATCTGAGAATATCGGAAAAGGAAAAAGAATTATTATTGACCCAAGTAAAGCATATTTTCAAACACTACAGCCATCACAGAAAAATGAAGCATTGGAAAGCATTACACATGCATTTGATGATAATATTAATACAGCTTGGTGGCATGTTGTTAAAACAAAAGAGCTAAGTGCAAGTAATGTTATGCGAGCTGAGCTGACTGTCATGTTTGATGAAGTAGAAGAACTAAATTATATTGAATATATTCCACATCACGGAAAGCCGATTAATATCAAACTGGAATATACAAATGATGGTGTAGCTTTCTCACCTATTTATCAGCAGGCGCAAACAGATAAAATTACTGGTATTAAAATATGGAGCTTCCAGAAAATTAATGCACAGGGTGTAAAGTTTGTATTTGAAAAAAGTGACTATGATGAAAGGTCTGGCGACTTTTATAATTACTATTTTGGAGCAAAGACAATTGGTATGTATAAGAAAGACTACCTGAGTGAAGGGGTTTTATATACAAATCCGATTCCATTCAAAGATACAATTCAGCAGGTATCTATTATGACAAAAGAGGATGTTCCTTTTAATACAGAGCTAAAGTATGAGATTGCTTTACATGATCCCGCAAAGAGTTTGGAAGAACTAATTTGGCATCCAGTATCATCTTCAGACGATACACAACCAAAATTCGCTAAGGTAGTAACTCTTAATACAAAAGAGACTAAACAAATCGAAACGAGCAAATGCGAACCAACAAGAGAGGTCATTAACGGCATGCAGGTGTTTCGACTTATGAAAGATAATGGTGATGGCATAATTTCAGAACAAATTCTCAATACACAAACAGGCTCAACACAAGAAACGTTTGATGAGCTTGAAAATCCTAAGTTATTTCGAGGTATTAACCAGTGGAAAAGGGAGAGAACTTATATCCCGTTCAATGGTCAAATTCCTCTTAATAGTATTTGGGATCAACAGTATCAGAACCGTCCTGAAATAATTCGTGTAGATTACATACCAAAAGGAAATATCTTATCCCTCAGAAGAGATGGTGGAGGGTTTGATGATAACTTCTACAGATATAGTATTTGTGTATTTGCGGATGAAGCAAGAAATGAGCCATTAAGCTTATCTGTAATGTCTATGTTAGGAACTGGTTCAAGAAAAAGGCTAGGCTCCTATGCTGTATATGTAAATCGTCAACGATTAGCACCTGTAAACGATGAGGTAACAATGAAATTTGAAAAGGGATGGAATGAGATTCAAATCTTATATCATTGGGGAGACATGCAAGAACGAGTGGATACAAGAAGAGAAGAGCTGCCACTTGAAACAATTATAGGGAAATTTAATTTTGCAAAAGAAAAAAGAGTCCGTGGTGATCTTGAATCCATGCAGTTTGTAGAGTCACACACTTTATTTCATAATATATCTCCTAATAATCGTAGTTATTTTGCTATCCATGAAAGACAAGTTGTTTTGAATTACTTGCCAAAGAATTGTATCTTCCAATTAATTTATGAAACAAATAAAAATATTGAAAAACACAATGAAATGATTTTACGTGCAAACTTACGCAGAGATGCAAATGTACCTTATGTAACTCCAAAAATATATAGCATTCAATTACGTGCTAAATGAGGTGATTAAATGGACCAGACTGCTAAACATCTTACGCTATTCTTTGCTAACGCTCAGCAAAATGAAGAAGGTGAAATGCTAAGAGATTTACCAGCAGAGCAGATTATTATTAACTGGGATCAGCTAAGTAACAAAAAAATAATATCTCTATCTACAGGAGAAGTATTAGAAGTTGATGTATCTAAAGAAGATGGTAATCTTATTCGGATTACGAATATGTCCTATTTTGGTTCAGGTAGATATGGCCGCTTGCTTGGAGCACTCTATACATTTATAGATGGCTCTGAGTCATGGGTGGTTGCTGTAAAGAGTAAAAGTAAAAGCTCCCAGAATCTAAATATGCTAATTGGGAATTGGTTTTATGGATTGCCATTCGATAAATTAAGTAAAAGTGAACATTGGACAGGCAGCCCCTATATTGGATACACAAAAGACTTCGTGGAAATAGAAATGGGTCGAGTAGAAACTATTTGCGATATACAGCTATCGCCAAATACTTATACGATTAGACCAGGTGAGAAAGCAATTTTCTCCGCAATGCATCCCTATTCAGAAAAAGGTAAGTGGATATATGATAAGACACTAACTGTAATCGAGGAAACAAATAAATCCTTGGTGGTTACTAGTAATATTGTAAGTGAAACAGCATACGATATTTCCTATTCAGTACATAAATGTATAAAAACATCTAGGCTGTTTGTGCAAACTTTAAAAGACAAAGATAAATTTAAAGATCCTAAGGAACCGGTTATACCACCTTTAATAGATAAGCCAGCAACAATAGATGAGCCGCCAAAAGATATAGTGGATTTAATGAACCCTGCTGTCCCTATACCATCCTTATATAAATATCCTAACATTATGAAAAGAAATGCTAGATATAGAGGACATAGAGAGTCTGAAAAAGTATTACATGATCATCAGGAACAAATATATGATATTAGACAGTTGCATCGTTCTATTACTGATTTAAAGAAAAAAACAGACCTTGGTATACAATCTTGGTTTGAAGGTGAGAAAAATCTTAGTATTTCTATGAAAACAGGAGAAAATACGGAAAATATAACCGAAATGCAAAATATGCAGAATAATATACATAACGGGCAGATAAGAGCTTTTGGGGACAATATGATACAATTAACCAGAGATTCTTCTATCAATGGCATGTTAGGGATTTATGAGTTGAAGCAGCGCTTGCAAGAATTAGATGAAAGAGTTGCTGAAGCCGAAAGGAGATATCGAGATTATGAGAATGCCTACAAGTAAAAGTGGTAATGCGAAATTTCGTGGACCAACTTCTTCTCATGAATATAATGAAAATGAAGATCAGAAATATGCAGAATTAATTGAGCTATATAAACAAGAAAATGAAATACATATACAACTAAAAGAAGCACATCAAACTGTTCTTATGGAAAACATGACTTTACATAATTATGTGAAATTCCTAGAAGACCGAATTGCTCTCATTGAGAAGCAACTAGATACTCTTGGTGGCCCATCCTATGTAAATAAGAATTTCCATAAAACAGCTTTCGTTCAAGATATGAAGATAAACTATCCTAAAGATTTTCAAGATAATCAAGTTGCAATTCCTAGATCAGAAATCGATTTACAGTACAGATTTGCTACAATACCTGCAATTCATCAAATATCAAAAACACATATCGTCGATATGAATGATAAAAGAATTATCCCATCAGAGCTAAAAGTGCAAGTTGGACGTACAGGTAAAAAAGGAAAAGTAGTTGATAATGATATCCTAAATGCTTTTAATGGCGATAACCTATCATTTTGGAGACGAACCGTAACATATGATTCTCCAATAGATGTCCCAAAGAACGGGGAAGATGTTGTAGTAGAGATTGAATTACCATTACACTTAGTTAATAATCTGCATGTTAATACGATTGGAATACACCCTCATCCAGAGCGTGGGATTCAAATTAAGGATATTGAAATGCATTACAATGATGGCTGGCAAACAATACAAGGTTTTCAGCAAAATGAAATCACTAGTATTTCATCTGAAAATCATGCCCCAAGAAAGAAATGGTTTTTCCCTAGTGTTCCCGTTCAAAAGATTCGAATTACATTCGTACAAAGATATTCTGTAAATATAGACGGGAAAACAGTATTTACTTTAGGTGCACAAGAAATAGGCATATTCTTAACAACATTTGAAACAAGTGGAGGAATGGTTCTAACACCATTTAATATGGAAGGGGTATATAACATAGAATCTATTGAGCATGTCTTTCTAAATAGGAATGCATTCAGCTATCCTAAAAATTTGGATAAACAGCTAGATGGAAACATCTATGAATATGAAGTATATGTAGAAGATAATGATCACACACTACGTCCTCTTTTGAATGCTGATTGGAAAAACCAAATAGCAGAAAGGATATGGATTAAAACACATCTGCATCCTGATCCTTACAATGGAGTTAACCCATGCCTTCATGCTGTGAGATTACATTATACAAAAGAATCATAGTATAGAAGGAGGCAAGTGCTATGCCGAACTATGGAAATCTTTCTTTAAAAGAAATGGATATACAAAAGCTTATTAGACGTCAAGATGACCTTGAAAAGGAAATTAAAGAGCTTCGTGATTCTATGGAGCTACTGGGGAAGAAGAGCGAAAAAACAGAGAAACGAGTATCTGAATTAGAAGCAGAAGTGCAATATATTAGAAAGTCACTAAATGACATCCAAGGTTCGGTTAATTTAATCCAACGTGGCATGCTAACTGTACAAGAGAATGTTGGCGAATTAAATTCCAAACAAGATATCGCAATGAAAGCTCAAGATAAGTTTATTGATTCTCAAAATGAATTCATAGGGCAACTATGGAAAGCTTTTTTTGCATTACTTGGTCTTATCACTGTCGCTGGAACTGCTGCAATTGCGCTATTAAAATAAGGAAATCAAAGAAAAATGCAGGAATTCAGAGAAATCTGAAGATAACTGCATTTTTTTATTGTCTATATAATCATAGCGTGATACAATAAGTTTATAATACTTGAAGTGCATTACAATATAAAATATACTTCAAGAAGAGAGGTAAACCACATTAGGAGGTTTTTTATATGCGAGCAGTAATTGAAAAGTTTATTCCTGAATTAGATCAACTCAAAACAATTAGGGAAAAGCTTAAAGAGTGTAAAGATGAGTGGCTAGAAAAAAAGCCGGGTAAAGGGAATAACAAATACATTGGTGTAAAAACAGTTACCCAAATATTAGATTATGCAACAGATGGAATTACATATTGGGATTTTGAGCCTGTAGAGCAATGGCGAGAAGAAGTATATAAGTTTGATAAAAATACAAGCGCTTGGTCTTTTGATGGTTACGTCTATCATGTGAGAGGTTATTTATTTATCCCAGGACTAGGACAGCGTTCACAGTATGGGTGTAAGGTTGCAGTTGGCGGTAAGGATAATCAAGATAGTGCCTATAAATCAGCCACTTCAAATTGCTTAAATAAATGTGCGTCAATGTTCGGTGTAGGTTCATCAGTTTACGATAAAATAAAAATTGAAACAGAAGAAAATGAATATAATAGTTTAGCACAAGATCCTAGCTATCAAGTTGGATATAATCCGAATGCACAACAACAACAAAATAATGTGTATCAGTATCCTCAGGGACAAGGGCAACAGCAGCCACAACAGCAATGGAATCAACAGCAACAATGGAATCAGAATCAGCAATATCAAAATCAGCAAGGACAGTATCCCAGTTGAACTAACACCAGAACAACAAGCTAATTGGTATCAACAAACAATGCAACAACATGACCCTCAAGGGTATCAGCAGATGGTTCAGCAAAATCAATATAGTGAAGCCAAACAAGTAGAGCAAGCTATGTATAATACGGATGTGGCTATGGCGAGTGGAACGATTACAACTCCATTTGATAATGCTCCACAACAAAGTGGAACAATTCAGCAACAGGAGTTTCAAGCCCAACCACAGGCAACAGCAGAACAACAAAATTTCAAAGCTGAACCGCAAGCACAGGCTCAACAGCAAGACTTTCAAGCACAGCCACAAGCGAATGAAGAAGCAGGTAATGAGGAATCCGGAAAGTCAGTTGTGCAAAATGACCCTTTAGCAAATGTTATAGCTGATAATCCTTGGAATAGTCCTGAAGTTGAGCAAGAGTTAGAAAGACTTAAAAGCAACAAAATCAGATTAAATATTTCAACAGATAGTCAATTGTTGCCACATGTGAGAGAGTTCTTTAAGGACGAGAATGCATCATTTGGGCATTTAACTCCACATAACTTACAAGATTTTAATAATCATTTAGATAAAAAAGCGGCATAGGAGCGAATCATATATGCAGACCGTTGAAGAACTTGCAAATTATTTTGTACATTACATCACCCAAGCTAGATTTTCTATAGAACCAAGAACACAAAGTGCCATATCCTCTATTCAATTTTTATTGAATAAGGGGTGGACTTTGCATGATATTAAAGAGGAGTTAGATAGCTTTTCAAAAACATATCCTCAAATCGTTACAACACTTTATCATATTGAGGAAATCATGAAAACGAAAGAGCCACCTAATAACTTATTAAGTCCTGACTCATTCTACTATCACAATATTTTACGTGAAGTTCCACCTCCACCGACTTTAAAAATGGATCCAGAATCAGGTAAGATGGTTAGAGTAGAGTTTGAATTTTATCTTGAAATGAAAAAAAGGTTTACACTGCAAGAATTGTTAGACTACTGGTACAAGCGAATGAATATTGCTCCAAATGAACATATGATTAAGCAAGATGAAGGTAAGTTTAAATATATGCTAGGCAATTATACAGTGGATGAATTGTTATTTATGATTGACGTTGCTAAAGTACAACGGAAAGAAAATCAGCTCAGACCTTTACGAAATGCTTTTGAATTAGAAAAGTACTTAGAAGAAGCAAGAGACTTTATGCAACGAAAAGAAAATACTCATAAGGTTACAGGAATAAATAGGGAGATTAAGCGTCATGCAACAGACAGCAATACAGCAAGCTTCCACTAATGTTACTTTATGGGTCGAATGTGGTGCTGATTTAGAAACAGAAAAATATCCGTTTACAAGAAAACATTTCATGTTCCCTGAAAACACTTGGCAGTTCAGGGAGCATTATAAGAATCAAGGTGTCTATCAAACTGTAATGCAATACATTAATCCGATTTGGTTTCAGAATGAAAAAGGAAAATGGATTATAAATGCAAGCGATAGCTTAAAATGGGGAGATTTTTACCTTGATTTTGATACTGTAATTGAAAGTGAACAAGATTATATAAAATTAAAAGAAGATGTAAAGGTAGCACTAAGATATATAACGGTTATTATGCAAGTTGATATGAAACAGGTTCAATTTTATTTTTCTGGAAACAAAGGTATTCATTTAATCATTCCTGCTATTACATTAGGGTTAGACCCTCATGTGGCTCTTAATCAAATTTATAAGCAAATTGCTGAAGATATTAAAAGCTACTGTAAAAACAATACGCTTGATACAAAAGTATATGATGATAAGCGTATGTTTCGAATGACTAACTCTTGGAATATAAAAGGGAAAGCTTATAAGATTCCTATTTCTAGTGATGAGTTTAATAGGTTAAGTCATGCAGAACTATTACAGCTCGCTCAGTCTCCAAGGCAGATAAAAATGGAGCAACCACTTGCTTCACAACGTGCAAGATTAGTAATTAAAAAGCATATTGAAGAGTGGACTCAAAAAGTAAATAAGCGAACAGAGTTTACTGGAAAGATTAGAAAGATAAAAAGAGAGCCACCATGTATTAAGGCAATGAGTGAAAAGTTATTTAAAGAAACTGTAGATGAACGAAATAACAGTGCTACTGCATTAGCAAGCTTCTATATGCAACAACAAGTCCCAAGAGAAGAAACTGTAGCACGTATGCAGAAATGGGGTGAAGAACGATGCTCACCACCATTAAAAGCGAATGAAATTGAAATCATTGTTAACTCCGTATACAACGGTCAATATAAATACGGATGCGATACATTTAAACGAGTAAGCGGTGTCTGCGATAAAGAAAAGTGTCCTTTATTTAATAAGGAGATCACAAAGTGAGAAAATCATTCGGTGAGTTTGCTGACTGTATCTATGGTTTTATAATTGCAATCATTATTTATAGATGTACAAATGATCAGCCTAAATACATGCAGCAAATAGCCTTTATTATTGTGCTTATTATCATAATGGGCGCTTGTATATATGCAGAAGAAAGAAGCTATAAAACAAGAAAAAGAAGAGGTAAGCAGAAATGTACAACAAGAAGAAGATCTTAATCATTGCAAAAGAATTTAAAAAAGAAATATCTACTAGATTTGAAAAGATTTCAATTATAAAGCTTAATGAAACTGAACAATCCATTTGTGGAGAAAAAGTAGATAGAATACTTGCTCCAAAGAATATGAATAAAAAAGAAAAGAAATGGTTCGATGAGTGCATAATGCCATTGACCCTAGCAAACCCAAGAGAAGTTTTAATTACTTACTACTAATAAGGGATAGAGTCCTTCCCTTCGTGAAACTTATGGGTTTTAGGAAGGGGTGGACTCGCATACCACCCCAACTTCCAGGTGGATTATATAGCAAGAAAGAACCGTCTTCTTTCTTGCACAAAATTTATGAAACTATTTTGTACTTTGTATTTTATATTTACTATTTTCATAAATTTTGTGCAGGGAAAGAGTGAAAGGAGCACCATATATGACAACTATTAATTTCCAAGAAGTTTATAATAATATTGAAGCAACAATGAATCAAGACGAGGAAATATTTACAACCGACATAGGCAATCCTTTAAAAGTCCGCCTAGCTAATCCTGATAAGATTTTCAATCGACCAATGAATCCTATTGAGCAGAAAATGTTAAAGACTGTTCAAGATGTGGATGATTACTCGTGGAATCGTGATGCCCGAGGTGGACTTGTTACAAACTTCCCATTGTTTAATGAAGCGATTGAGGGTGGCGTACAAACTGGAATGTACTTAATAGCCGCACAACCAAACGTAGGTAAATCTGCATGGCTATTACAACTAGGACAAGATATTGCTGATTTAAATGAAAATGCTCACGTAGCCTATCATTCTCTGGATGATAGTTCAAATGAGCTGACGCCAAGATATATTGCTTGTAAGCAACAGATTACAATTTCACAGGCTAAAAATCCTTCAAGATACATGGATAATCCAGAAGTTATAGAAAAGCGTAACGAGGGCATTAAATACATGTATAGAAATGCTAGTCAGTTTTCTTTATGGGATTCTACTGAAGGAACAAGTGTAGAAGTCATAGAAAAAAGAATCCAAGACTTAAAGATGGCATTTCCAGATAAGAAATTAGTAATCATGATTGATAGTATTTATGACTTAACTGTAGAATCTAAACAATTACAAGACAAAGCGTTATATGAATATGTAGCAAAAACAGTTAAACAATGGTGTGTAACTTATGATGTTGCGATTTTCTGTACAGCTCATTTAAGAAAGCTAGGTGGTAATCGCAGACCAGGAACAGAAGACTTAAAAGAAAATAACCGATTGGAATATGAAGCAAACTTTATTGCTCTCTTGTACAACGAAGTGGGTATTAAAGAGGAAGGTGCTCAAGTTTACTGGCTCAATGAAGAAACTGAAGAAAAGATGCCAGTTATTGAAATGAAAGTTGGTAAGAACAAATTAGGATCCTTTAAAGGTACTCGCTTCTATGAGTTTGTGCCAAACATGTCATTTTGTATGGAAGCTTCTATAGAGTCCTGTAGAAGATATGCTTCTTTAGTTTATCAAAGTTAAAGGGGAATATGAAAATGGAAAGTTCATATATTAAAGCTTTAAAGCATACAAAAGATAAAGTTAAATTTATATTGGAGAAATTTCCTGATACGAGAAATAGCGATAACTTGTTATGTACAACCTATTGGCAAAAAATCGATAATGTAGAAGATATACATGGGATTCCATTTGCCACTGGAACGGAAGTTATTCGCAGAGCTCGACAAGCTTTAAATGAAAAAGGAATCTTTTTAGCCACTGATCCCGAAGTATTACGTAAGAGAAGACAATGCGCCAAAGAAGTAAGGGCAGGTATTAAAGCCATATAAAGGAGTGACCATACATGCCATCACAAATGAATAATCATTTAAGAAGATATGTGCAAGAGGGAATACAAAAAAAGTTACGTCTAAATAGTTTAATAGGTGCGTACAAAACACAGTTAGCAAAAACAAAAGAAGATGTTATTGACCAAAGTGATTTACAACGTAAAATGGAGTACAATGGCATCGCAGAATCAAAGATTAAGCAGATTACATTACGCTTAAACAAAGATCAAGAGATTGAAAAGCAAGCTACAAAAATCTTAAATGAACTAAATACAGACATGGATAGTCTAACGATAGAAATGAATCCTCACTTAGAGGAATTATCCGCTATTGAGATTGAATCTGGTGGGTTTGTTACTCATGCTATTGGTGTTGATAAAGATACTGTGTTAGATAAAGAGAATATGATTCTAAAATTAAAGAAGAATAGTCATGCAGAGATTCCAATTGGTGTTCGTCTTGATAGCTGGAAGGACAGCTCACAATTTACAATTTCAAGAGAACAGAAAGGAAGTCTATAATGTTATTCTCATATTATTTTGATACGAAAAAGACACACCAATTGAATTGTCATTTCTCCGTCTTACAGTTCAATAAAAAGGCAGCCGGTGTAATTGATATTATGTTTTCTGCTGAAATTTCTGAAGTAATGAATGGTAAGAAGAAAAAGAAAGAATTAAAAGTTGCAACATTCTCGTTCACTCCACCTTCAAAAGGTGAAGCAAAACATGATATTGATTTTAGCCGTGTTCGTTACGCAAATGAAGGCAAGTGGATATTTACTGTTACAAATAACAAAGATGAATCACAGAAAGTGACAGTAGGTCTTATAACAGCAACAGCAAATAAGAATCCAATGGGCATGGATATCTATCATGATGATGATTTCTCTGCGGAACTAAAAGCAAACACACTAGCTATCTTAGAAAAGAACTATGTGCCACCTGTATTAACGCAAACACTGGTTAATGCTCAATTTGAACAACCTGGTTATCCAGAAGGATTCTTTTCAGTATCTGGAATGTATAACTCTGAATTTCAAATGTATGACCTATCAGATTTTACACAGGATTTCGCAGAGCCTATTCCTCAACATGCAAAATTTGATATCCTATTAAACATTGCGCCATCTGAATTTATTAAAGATAAGAATGAAGTATTCTCTCTTGAAATTAATAAACTAGGGACATTAAAGCTATTAAAAAATGGCTTGGAGTACAAAGCGCATAACGGAAGTTCATCTGAGGTTGTTTTTGACCAATATGAGCAGGAGATTACAGAAAAGGATTTCTTTAATAACGGATTTACAACAAAATCCTTTGTTAAACTTAGTGGTGATGGTGAAGGAAACTTAATCATCTCTTATAACGGAAGAACTATCAATACTACGTATAACTCGCAAGCAGAGATACTTAAAATGATATTTAAAGGTACACTGAAGAATTTACCTGACGGTTTAACTGATGAGGATTTAGATAAAGAAAAGAAGAATCCTATGAATTGGATTAAATCTAAAGTAGATGCTATTAAAATAGTGTATCATAAATAAAGTAATGCATTACAAGGAGGGAATATAATGTTAATTGGACCATCATTAACACTTGAAAAGTTAGAAGAAAAGATGCAGGATAAACTGTATGATATTAAAATGAACCGAAATAAAAAAGTAAAAGAACTAGAAACTTTACATGCGGAACTGAATGATATTCCTAAGAGAGTTTATGATGATGCATCAGACTCTCGTATTGCTAATCCTAAGTATGTAAAGCTGTTTGGGGAATTTAGCGAGAAACAAAAAGAATTAAGCGAAATGGATGAAACGCAAACGTATATTGAAAGCAAACTTCAAGAGTTAGAAGATATTGAAGAACGATCTAAAGGCAAAGGAAACATTAATAAAGGTGAGAATAAAATCACCCTAACACTGAATGATTGCTTGAAATTAGGGATTGAACTAGAAGATTCAGTTATAAAATAAAAGGGGATATGAAAGATGGCCACAGTCGAACAGCAGCGCATGTTTAAAAGCTATGAGCAAAGGCAAGAAATGCGAAGTGACTATGAAAAAGATCGCATGAAAGAAGTTAGTGTTCGTGCAAACAAAAGGGATATCTACGGGAAAGAAAATATGCTTGATCTTCCAAGACATCGTATCTACGGTAAGTGTAGATACTTTGAAGAATGTCCAATTGACTATAAATGCCGTAGCTATGATTCGTCTCATATAAAATGTCAAAATTGCGAGTTAGCAAAAACAGATAGTGTATGTATGAAGAAGCATATACATAATCCGCCTATATTTGAAAAGATGATTGCTCGTGAAACCATTGATGCAGATGAATCTAAAGAGAAACTTTCAACACTTTGCTAAAGACAGGTGATATGACATGAAAAGAAAATTATTAATCGCTTTAACAGGAGTAGGCATGTTACTTACGTCAGGATGCTCTAAGGATGCTGAATACTTCTCAAAGATGAAAAGCCTCAGTCACGTTAAAGTCATTGATATAGGAACAACTACAGTTGGAAAAACTTATTATACTGAGATTGAGTATGAGTACAATGATAAAAAGAATGAAAAAAGGTTTGCTGATCATGAGGATAATGGGCTTAAAGAATACTATGACTCAGCAAAACTATTTAAAAAAGAATTGTATCTTGATTTAGTAGTAGATGAAGATGGCGATATTGTAGTTGCGGCTTTATCAAAGGAGGATTCATCTAATGACAAAAAATGAATTAGTTTTGGAAGATACACAGCAAGAGAAGAAAGTTATCAAAATATATTGGGTAAGCGTATCTCCTGATAGTAAGACTGGATATATTGAGAAAATCATTCTTCCTAATGAAAATGAATTACATTTCAATCATGAACAAGGGAATATTGATTTAGACCCGTTGACAGAGTTCCTCAATTATTCGTGTGAGTTTTATAAAGATAGTAAATATGCATGGCTTCAAATATTTACTGGATTAGGGGAAATAGATGGTATTAAACATGCTAACTTTAAAACCTTTGAGGTTATTGAGAGGGATATGCATGGCAAGAAGTAATAAGACAGCATGGTTGGGCATGACTTTTCATCAAATAGCCATGCAACAAACCATGCAATCTATAAATGAGCCAGTATATTGCCGCTATTGTGGTAAAGATATAAAGCAGCCCTCAAAGGAAAGTAGTTTTTCCGCTGCTAAGTTAAATACAGGGAATTACGCAGATGAATGGGAAGTAAAAAATAACGCTCATTATAACTGCTACAAAAGAAATTACAATGGGAGATGAAAGATATGACAAACAAACCAAAGGCATTAGATTACTTTAAAAAAGAGCTAGAACAAATTAAGGACGCAAGCTTACAGGCATTCTTCTACAATTCTTTAGCAGTTGCTCCAGACAGTTTTCACAACGATGAAGAACTAATGGAATATACAAAGAAAGCTTTCTATATTCTTCGTGGTTTCTTAGAGCAGCGTCAAGTGGTTGGTACTGTTCGTGAAGCACTATTAGGAACAACTTTATTATGCGATATCATGTTCAATGAATTTGAAGATGATATGAAAAGCCTACATACTGTAGCGGTTCGAACTTATTTAGAAAATCGAGGAATGAATGAAGAAGTTCAACAAGGCTTATGGGAAAACATGATGCGAGCTGTTGAAGCTCATAATGGTGATAAAGGTGCATCTCCATTATTAGATGCGAAACCTGGCACAGCAGAATATGAATTAGCTCAAGCATTTGCAGTAGCACGTATGCCTTATGTACATATTAATTGGGAGGAATTATACAATGAAGGAAACAACAAAAAAGAAGCTTAAAACTACTGTCTTTTGGAGTGGTATGGCATCAGCAATTCTAGTGTTTGCTCAATCTTTTGCAATACTCTTAGGATATGAATTACCACAAGATACAGTTGTAAAAGTCATGGGAGCCGTAAATAGTTTACTAGCATTATTATCATTTAGCGGTCTGCTTGTAAACCCAGAGCATGTTGAATCATTCCAAGCAATGGTTGCAAAAAGAAAAAAAGATTAACACTCAAATGCTCTCTATATACAGTATAGGGAGCATTTTTTGTTTGTGTATCTTGTGTTTTGAAGTTCCTAAAACTATAATTAATAAAGAAATGCATTACAAAGTAAATAATCATAAATTATATACACATAAGAGAGAGGTGCTCTAAATTGCAACATATAGAGTTAAATAATGAAATAACGCAAAAGAAGAATGGTTTTTATCAGTTAGAAAAGGATCAAGAAGCTTTAGTTGCATTTATGAAGGAAGCAGAGAGTAAAACAATTCAGTTTAAAAGTATTCCTGAAAGAATCACTTATATGATTCAAAATGATTATTACTATGATGTCTTAAAAGAATACACAATGAAGCAAATTTTACATATCTACAAAATTATTAATAGTGCAGGTTTTAAGTTCCAATCATACATGGCAGCATCCAAGTTCTTTAAAGATTATGCATTAAAAACAAATGACCAAAAACAATATTTAGAAAGCTATGAAGATCGTGTAGCAATTGTTGCCTTGTATTTAGGCAGAGGAGATTTAGAGAAAGCTATTACATTAGCTAATATGATGATTAAACAAAACTACCAACCAGCGACACCAACCTTTTTAAATGCTGGTAAAAGTCGCAGAGGTGAGATGGTTTCGTGCTTCTTATTAGAATTAGATGATAGCTTAAACGCAATTGGTTTTAATATCAATACAGCTATGCAGTTGTCCAAAATTGGTGGAGGTGTAGCCTTAAACTTATCTAAACTACGTGCACGTGGTGAGCAAATCAAAGGAATTGATAATGCTGCTAGTGGTGTTATTCCGGTAATGAAGCTATTAGAAGATTCATTTTCATATGCTAATCAGCTTGGCCAGCGAAAAGGTGCCGGCGCAGTATACTTAAACATTTTCCATTGGGATATTATTGAATATCTCGAAACCAAGAAAATAAATGCCGATGAGAAGAATCGTATTCAATCTTTATCTATTGGTATCATCGTGCCAAGTAAGTTTTTTGAATTAGCAGAAGAAAATAAACCATTATATGTGTTTGCTCCATCCACTGTATATAAAGAGTATGGGAAACATTTGGATGACATGGATATTGATGAAATGTATGAAGAGTTGGTAGCTAATTCAAATGTAAAGAAAAAGCAACTGGATATTACTGCTCGTGACATGCTTATTAAAATTGCCATGATCCAATTAGAATCAGGATATCCGTATCTAATGTTTAAATCAAATGCAAATGAACAGCATCCATTAAAAGATATAGGAAGCGTAAAAATGTCTAATCTTTGTTCGGAAATCTTTCAACTGCAAGAAACATCAGAAATAAATGATTATGGTACACCTGATGTTATCCGCCGTGATATTAACTGTAATTTAGGATCATTAAATATCGTAAACGTAATGGAGAATAAAGAAATTCGTGAAGCAGTACACGCTGGTATGGAAGCTTTAACTTCAGTTTCAGAAATGACTGTAATAGAAAATGCTCCAACAGTTAAGAAGGCAAATGATGAGTTGCATTCAGTTGGACTAGGTGCTATGAATTTACACGGATACCTTGCTAAGAATAAGATTTCTTATGAAAGCGAAGAAGCGAAAGACTTTGCCCGTACATTCTTTATGATGATGAACTATTATTCTATTGAGAAAAGTATGCTCATTGCTAAAGAAAAAGGAGAAACCTTTAAAGACTTTAATAAGTCTGAATATGCAAAAGGTACGTATTTTACAAAATACGAAACAACAGATTACAAGCCTAAAACTGAAAAAGTTAAAAACCTGTTTGAGGGTATTGCTATCCCATCTCAAGAGGATTGGACAGCACTTAAACATCTGGTTCAAAAGCATGGTCTATTTAATGCCTATAGACTCGCTTTGGCTCCTACGCAATCGATCAGTTATATTCAGAATGCAACATCCAGTGTAATGCCTATTGTGAATCACATTGAGTCAAGAACATATGCAAATGCAACGACATATTACCCGATGCCATATTTATCTAAAGATACATTCTGGTATTACAAATCAGCATATGATATTAACCAATTCAAGCTAATCGATTTAATTGCAGAGGTCCAAGAGCATATTGACCAGGGGATCAGTTCAATCTTATATGTTAATAGTGATGTTTCAACTAAAGAATTAGCACGCTATTATATATATGCTCACAAAAAAGGATTAAAAAGTTTATATTACACAAGAACAAGAAAACTAAGCGTAGAAGAATGCACATCTTGTGCGGTCTAAAGAAAGAGGGATAAAAGAATGCAAGCAGTTAACTGGAATAAAAAAGAAGATGAATTCAGTTTAATGTTTTGGAAACAAAATATAGCTCAGTTTTGGACAGAAGAAGAGATTGCTGTATCTACAGATAAAAACACTTGGGGTCAGCTTTCAAAAGAGGAGCAGACAGCTTATAAACGTGTGTTAGGTGGTTTAACACTTCTAGATACAAAACAAGGCGGAGAAGGCATGCCATTAGTTCTAGTGCATTTAGAAAACCTACAGGCGAAAAGCGTACTAGCTTTCATGGGCGCTATGGAAGAAGTGCATGCGAAGAGTTACAGTCATATCTTCACAACACTTGCAGCAGAAGAAGAGATTGATGAAATCTTTAATTGGGTAGATCAACACCCGCTGCTAACAAAAAAGGCAGAAATGATTACAGGGTATTATCGTCGTCTATTAAAGCCTGAAGTAACGAAAAAAGAGTTATACATGGCAATGGTAGCAAGTGTATTCTTAGAAAGTTACTTATTCTATAGTGGATTCTTTTATCCGCTTTACTTAGCTGGCCAAGGAAAAATGACTGCAAGTGGTGAAATTATTAACCTAATTTTACGTGATGAAAGCATTCACGGAGTATTCGTTGGTATACTAGCGCAGCAATTGTTTGCTCAAATGGAGCCAGAAGAACAAAGAGAAGTACGAAAAGAAACAATGGACCTATTGCTTGAACTGTATGAAATTGAGCTGGCTTATACGGAAGAAATCTATACGCCTATCAACTTAGTAGATGATGTAAATAGCTTTGTTAGATATAACGCAAATAAAGCCCTTATGAATCTAGGTCTAGAGTCATATTTCAAAGAAGAAGAAATTAATCCAATTGTACTAAATGGTTTGCGTACAGATACAAAAAATCATGATTTCTTCTCTGTGAAAGGGAATGGATATGTAAAGGCTACAAACGTAGAAAAATTAGCAGATGATGACTTTGTATTCAACTTCGACAAATAATGTAATGCATTTCAAAAAGAGAGGGATATCCTCTCTTTTTTATTGTATAATAAAGGTATTGATAGAAAACTAAAGAATAATAAAGGATGGTTCTGTATGGAATTAGTTTCTCGCTACAAGCATCGCAAACCGCTTACTAGTATGAAGTGGCGCTTTAGAAGCAACTATGTCACAGAAACAGTAATTACGAGTAAGCAAGATAAACCACAAGAGTTAATTAATAAATATTTACGCATTACACATCTCAAAAAATATAGTGGACTTCCACTAGCAGCATAAGGAGAATTTATATGGAATTAGTATCACAAATTCTTGCTATTCAATCAAAGAAAGAAGAAAGAGTATCCTTTAATGGTGCGGATGTAGCAATATTCTTTAAGGGGAAAAAAATTGGGACTGCTCAGTCTCTTTCAGGAACTCTTGTGAGGTCTATTCCTAGACAAGAGATTAAATCATTAACATCTTCCATTTCTGGATCTTATGATCTCAGTAATAGTGAATTCAATCGACTCACAGGTAATGAGCGTAATCGCCAGCAGTCTTCAATAAGGGGTTTATCAGCAGCAGCATTTGAATTCGATGAATTTCTTAATAATTAGAAAGGAGAGATTATATGGAGTTAGCTTCTGCTTACATCAATATACGTATAAATAATATTTATGGGGAAATTACAGATTTATTTTTGCCCTCTTTTGAAAAAGTAAACTATGGGTCATCTCTATATAAAAGAGAAATGGAGATTCAAGCGATTAAAGAAGACAAGGCAGTTATGGAAATTCAAAAATTACATGAACAACATATTTTAGAATTAATAGCAAGTTCATTTAGAAAATAGGTCATAGGATGATGAATATGAATAAAGAATTTGAGATAACAGTTGCTGACTTATATGAATTTAAATCTTGTCCATTACGTTTTAAATTTACCGAAATAGATAAAGTTTGCAAAAAAATTACAGCAAATGATGGTATTCGAGAAAGCATACAGTCTGTATTGAATTATTATTATTTTCACTTAAAAGGCGGAACACAATTAGGATTCGATGAGCTAAAAGAAAAGTTAAGTAGTATCTGGTATGGCAATCTAGATATATATGATATACATGTAGGCGGCAAAGCTGAACAAAGAAAAAAAGAATTAGAAGCAATTGATATGCTATATACCTTTTACCGACAGCAAAGATATGAGCCAGATCAAGTCTTAGCATCCAATTTAGATTTTCGCATACCATTTGGAAATGATTTTTATGTTAGAGGAAACATCCCGGTTGTACGTGATACAGCAAGAGGTGTTGAAATTGCAGTATATAAAACAGGTAAAAGTAAATATGATGATTTTTGGCAGAAAACTGATATGGGCTTAACTCTAATGGCAATGGCATATCATTCTATGTTTAAGCAGGAGATAGATAGTATAGCAGTACATATTCTTCGTAAAGGAACTACTCATTTTGTTACAAGAAAACGAATGGACTATAAGCGCTTATATAAAACAGTAGATTTAGTAAAAGAATCTATGGAAAAAGGATGGTTTTATCCAAGGGAAACATTTGCTTGTGATAAATGTCCAGCTAAAAATTTATGTATGGAATGGAGATAATAATATGTTTGGTTTTAATACTCATCCATTAAAAAAACCTACACTAACAATTAAGCCTAAGAGAAAAGGACCTACACTTAAACAATCTGCTATGCACTCAAATAAAAAAGATGTGCCTAGCTCACCTAGGCCAAATCCACCTGAACCAATACTACAAACATGCAAGCATGAATATGCCTATCAAGAGTCAGTTAGGACTAATGAACCAGAAGGGGCCTGGAATATACACTGGAAAAAAGTAAATATATACTACTGCATACATTGTTTAGAACAAAAACATACGACAGATCAAGACTGGTCAAGAGAAAAGCCATCTTGGTATTAAGGAGTGAATACGATGCATTATATAGCTAAGCAGCCAGATGAAGATTATGCAATTGGGACTTTAGAAGAAGGAGTTCTTTTTTATAATATGAACTGCTTTTCTGCTTCAAGATGGTTATTAAAACATACAGATGGAAATTGCAAAATGATTACGTTTGAAGAAGCCTTATCTATTGAAGCGGAGAAAAGAGGGTCAGGTGCAGTTGAATATATGTTAGGAGAATTAGGCTATGAAAAACACACAGCAGAAGAATAAATCAAGAGCAAGTTGGAATGAGTATTTCATGAAGCTGGCAGAAGATGTAGCAGAAAGAGCAACCTGCAATAGATTAAAGGTTGGAGCTGTTATTGTAAAAGATAATCGAATCATTGGGACAGGATATAACGGTAGTGTACATAATCAAGAACATTGCACAGATGATGGATGTCTACTTAATGATCAAGGCAGATGCATATTATGTATTCATGCTGAAATGAATGCTATTTTAAATGCAGATCGTAGTCACTTAAAAGGAAGTACATTGTATTGTACGCACATGCCATGCGAAAATTGTGCGAAGCATATTGCACAGGTGGGAATAGTTAAAGTTATTTATCAGCATGAGTACAAGAATAAATACAATCAATACTTTTTGAATATGCTGGAGGTAGAGCAATATGCTAAAGTTCTTTAAAGTATGGAAGTGCAAGAGAAAAGGAACACATGATTATTCATTCGTAGATAGCAAATGGGAAGGCCCTAAAAGGTATAGAGTAAAAGTTCATACAAGAGTATGTAGTGCATGCGGTTCAATTAAAAAGATTGTGGTGTGATTGAATATGGAACTAATTAAAGTCTATTTAGACCTAAATTCTAAAGCAGAAAATAACTTATTCTCAAGTATGCATATGAGTAGTGCACTTAATGATAATAGCGTAGGAATAAATACCTGGAGAGCACTCAGGCAGTCATCTTCAGCTCCGCCTTATGTTATAGGAAGTACTATGCCAGTTGGTTTTTCTCGTAGTACAGAAAGAAATAATCGAGAGCAATCAATTGCCGATTTATTAGAAAGCGCAGAAAACCGCACACCGAGCTCAACAATACCAGGTCTAGGGACTAGATATGTAGACCAAAAAATAGATGAAACAAAAGAAGAATATAAAGTAAGAAAAAAGAAAGAGTCAATAAAGTTTAATGTGAAAATTGGCATAGGAATATGCTTTTTAACACTTGCAGTTTTAACTAAACTAGCTGTAACAATATTTAGTGCGCTATGGTAAAATAGCAAAAAAGGATACAGGGAATTCCAAGGAGGAATTTCCATAATGTTTAAAGCAGCAGACTACGTAGTAAGACAAGTTGTATCTCCTGAAATAGGAAAAGACCTAATTGATTGGGGACTCAAAGCTATCGGAGTGGAATTAGCTTGGCAGAAAACTAAAGGGGAAGGTATTAAAGTTGCTATTCTTGATACAGGTATTGATGAAGATCACCCTGATTTAATAGATAATGTAAAAGAATACATAGACTTTACTAATTCACCTAGCCAATATGAAGATATGCAAGGGCATGGGACTCATGTAGCAGGTATTGTAGCCGCAATGGATAATGGCATAGGTATGGTTGGTGTCGCACCCAAAGCAGAATTGTATTGTGCTAAGGTACTAGGAGACAATGGAAAAGGTGGATTTGAAGCAATGATTCGTGGTATTAAGTGGGCCATAGATCGTAAAGTAGATATTATTTCTATGAGTTTAGGAACATCTAGCCGACCACCAGAAGTGTTATATCAAGTTATTAAACAAGCTACAGCACAAGGAATCGTCTTTGTGGCAGCTACAGGTAATGAGAATAGTCAGGTTTGCTATCCAGCTGCATATGATGAAGTAATAGCTGTATCAGCTGTAGATGAAAACATGCAACACCCACAGTTCTCAAATCATGGCATAGAGAATGAAATTTGTGCTCCTGGTGTAAATATCCTATCTACCTATAAAGAAGGGCATTACGCACGTTTATCTGGAACATCAATGGCAACACCGATTATATCTGGTGCGATTGCACTTATTCTTGCACGTTATAAACAATTACATAATGGTGCAAAACCTTCTGTTTCAGCAGTACATGAACTATTACAACATATGGTTAAAGACCTTGGTATACAAGGGCGAGATGAGATATATGGGGCTGGAATTATCAACTTAGCACTACTTCCATAAAAGACAGGTTTTATGCCTGTCTTTTTTATTTTTTTATGCTATAATGAAGCGTATGAAAGGCATTACAAATAAGGTGAAGAAAAATGAAGGAAACAGAAGAAAATTATAACTATCCTCCCCCTAGAGAACCAAGAGCAACAGGGAAAACCAATATGTATTTTGCTATGTTTATAGCCAGTGTTTTTAAGGTTCCGGTTACAGCTACAGCAATCGAAATCATGATAGGAAATGGAGATGAAGGAAATGAGTCCAATGATTAATATTATAGAAGACCTTGATAAAGGAATTGACATGAAAGAGTTAGCACAGAAACCAGTAATTAAGGAGAGTGAAGAAGATGAGCAATCCAACTCAGCCAAGAATCGGGATTAGAAAAAATTTTATGAGAGAAAGCCAAGCAGCCGAACTAGAAAATAATGATAAAATTGTTATTTTAGATAAGAAGGCTGACAATGGCATAGAAACAATTGACTTAATTCTGGAGCCAGACAAACTGGAGCAATTATCTAGTAAGTGCAGATTAACATTTGGAGAGTATTGTGAAGTAATTAATACACTCATTGAAGAAGAAGAAAGTGAATGGGATGACCTTCGTATGAAGGATCAAATCAACATTACTCGTGATGCATTGCTGCAGGCGACTATTCTGAAGTATGCCAAAAATGAATACAGCATTGATAAAGACCATTACAACGGCAGAGATTTCAATTATATCAAGCGCTATGATAAGCAAGGTGGATTCCTTGGAGAAGCAATGGTTTTATCATTGACTGCAATTCAAATGATGAATATGAAGGTGAATTATTAATATGAGACAATCACTAATTCTACCTATGATGATGTTCGGCGCATTTACAAGAAAACGAGCAAAAAGAGATGAAAGCGGAAAGACAATTAAGCTTGCAAATGGCAAGAACCAAATGAAGAAAGTAAAAGTAGTACATAGTGAAGCGAATGGGGATCCTGGCGTTTATCCAAGTGTAAATGAAATCTATGTCAGAATGGCAAAAGGCAGACAAAGATACAGTGATCCTGCTTTTCAGTTATTTGATAAATGGCAAGCGTTCGTTCAAATGTGGATGCAAGAAGCAGGATGGCAAACAACAGATAAACAGAAAGTGATTATAGAACTCACTGCTTACTTCCCTAATGATAAGAAAACACGTGATACACATAATGCTTTCAAAATGATGATGGATGCATTTACTGGTCTTATTTATGAAGACGACGAGTATGCGCTGCCTAGAGTCATGGATTTTCACCGTGTAAAAGATGATGAAAGTCCATATTTTAAAATAGATATTTACACAAAAGAAGAAGAGAATATTGTATTAATGGAGCGATTAGCTGATAAGGAGTAACAACGAATGAGTACAATTACATCAAAGGATACACAAGTCTTGTTATACCAGCAGACAGGTATATCTGAACCACTCGTAAAAGAATATGAAAACTTTCTAAATAAGTACTACACCCTACTAACGAAAGATGCGATTAATTTTAGGAATTATGATATCCGTTGTTTCTTATCTTGCTTTATTAATAATAAAGGGGTCGTAAAGAACCTGAAAAAAGGCAAGTTTCATTCACAAGAATCCATTAAGCAAGCTTATAAAGCATTAAATTATTTGAAGTGGATATTTCGCAATCATACCAAGGATGAACTAAAATCCGAATTACTAATTCCATTTCTCTTATGTGCTCGCCACTATAAGGAGCAAGGAAGTTCCTTTAAGAAATACATATATGTTTCTTATAAATTTATGCTTAAAAGATATATCGATGGCATGAATCAAGATTTATTAGATCATAGTGATATGCTCTATAAAAGCAGTCATACAGATGAAGATAATGCAGATACACTAGAGGAAACATTAGATAAGCTAGAGAGTAAGAACCTTAGCATATTAGAGATAGAAATGCCTACAGGCTTAGAACTTAGTCATCCAAAGTGGATTCATGGAGATTCATCTCAATTCCCTTTTAGTGAACTAAAAAGTCATGAGCGCTACATTCTTGCAAAATACTACTATGAAGGACATACAGACAAAGAAATAGCAAGAATGCTTCCTTATCACTCAAAATCTATCCATCGCATTAGAAAAAGAATTGAACTACAATTACAAAACATGTTCAGCAAAGGGGAATTGAAATGTCTAAGAATGCCAAACAGAATCCATTAGAAGTATTAGAAACGCCTCTAGTAGCTCTTATATGCTCAAATAAAGAAAAACATTATGGAATCTACACGGAAGACGTTAAATTAGGGGATGTGGACTTCCAAGATGAACTTATACGAATAGATAATCTTTTCATACTATATAAGTGGTTTGATTCAATAGCAGCATGCAATAAGGAGAATCTACAAGAAATCAAGGAAAAGCTTGAAATTTCTTAATATTCCTTCTGTTTTCTATTGTTAGCTTGCTATTCTTATTGTATAATTAATAATGAAATGCATTACATACAAAGGGATTGAGTGTAATTGACAGTATTAGGACCTTTAATTAATCAACATTACAGAGAACAACATAAAAAAGGCACAAGACCAATGAGGAAGCTACATCCCTCAACAATTGGGATGTGCCAGCGAAAAATAGTCTTTGATATGTTGATGCTTCCAAAGAGTATGCCAGATGATCAGTTAATGAGGATTTTTGAAAATGGTCATTCTCTTCATGAGAGATATGAAAACCTCTTTCAAGACATGGGTATTCTGGTGCAAAATGAAATGAAAATTGAAGCAGATGATATTAGTGGCCATACAGATGCATGGATTCGAATCCATAGTATTGAGAATCCACAAGGTCAAGATTATCTAGTAGAACTAAAAAGTGCATTTAGTAAAAGCTTTGAATGGATGGCAAAAAATAATTTGCCTAAGAAAGAACATAAAGATCAACTTACATTCTATTTGCACTTAGTAAGAAAACAAGGTCTATTGATTAATAAAGGTATTATCTTTGTAGAAAATAAGGATACACAAGAAATATGGGAATACCTACTTACATATGATGAAAGATTAGGTGCCCAGTTAGAAGAAAAGGCAAAGTGGTGCATTTCTTTAGCAAAAGAAAGAAAAGCTCCTCCAATTCCTCCAAAACACACACCAAGTTATTACAAGTGCTCACAATGTGATTTTAATTTTTATTGTCATGCAGACAGTATAAAGAGAGATGGCAAGCAAAGATATCCGATCCCGTTTAACTTTGGCAGTAAAGCATACTATGATTCTTTTAGAGTTATACATGCAATTCAAAACAACCAAGCAATTCCTCATGTAATTGAAGGAGATACAAATGGTGAACTTGCTACTGAAACAGAGCGTAACAATTATTTGCCTCCAGATCAAGAGTCTCAGGAATTGATAGATAAGTATATTAAAAATATTTCAATTTAGTCAAAGGATGGGAACTTATTTATGAACAACAATATTCATTTCGTAGATATCGGATTTTCAAATTATGTAGATGCCGGTAAAATTTTAACAGTAAATCGACCAGATTCTTCACCAATTAAACGTGCATTACAACAAGCAAAAGAAGCTGGTCGTTTTCTTGATTTAACACAAGGAAAGAAAACAAGAAGTATTATTACACAATCATCTAATACAGGTTTAATTTTTACAGCTTCTGCTGTTCAAACATCAACAATTATGAATCGTATTCGTGAAGCGGAAGCAAAGCAGTTAAAACGACTTGCTGAAAAATCATCAGATAAAGCTGCTTCAACAACAAATGAAGAAGCTACTGAAACAACAAATGATTAATTAAGTGCGAAGGAGAAAAAGAATGTGCAGAGGATGTCAATTACATGTTCACAGTGAAGAAAGCATATTAGATGGATTAGCTAAAGTAAAACAATTAGTTGCTAAAGCAAAATCTATTGGAATGACCGCCCTTGGTATTACTGATCATGGTGTATGCGGTGCAATACCAGACTTCATTACAGAATGTTTGGCAAATGGAATTAAACCAATTCCAGGCTGCGAAGTGTACACTACAAGAAATCGTTTAGTAAAAAAAGAAGAAATGGCAGCAAAACGTATTGAACTATGCAAGAAATACATGCTGACTGATAAAAAAGGAAAGCCTCAGTTGAAGGTTCTCCGTGACTTTATTCGTAAAGTAGATAAAGATAAAAATGCTTTTGATGAAGATGTTCATACAATCTTAAAAGACTATCTAATGTCCATGGGACAAGAGCCTGAACAAACATTAGATTTGTTTTCCGTATATGAAGTTGACCTTGAGGAAGAGTCAGCTCCTGAACTTCAAGAAACACCAGAAGAGAAGATTGAAGCATTTAGAAAAGATATTATCGACTACATAGATCACGGGAACTTTCACATGGTTCTTCTAGCAATCAATAACAAAGGATTGGAAGATTTATATGCAATTGTATCGGATGCTCATATCAATGGTTTCTATTCTGATCCTCGGACTGATTTGGCTTATATCCGTGATAGGGGTCTTGGTAATAACATTATTGCTACTTCTGCTTGTCTTGGTAGCTATTTTAGCCAATTGGTGTTGGCAGGACGCATTGAAGAAGCTAAAGAACACATTCAAGAATGTAAAGACACGTTTCATGAATTTTATTTGGAAAAGCAAGCTACTGAAATTCCTAAACAGATTTACGTTAATGCTGTAATAGATCAACTTGCTGCAGAAACAAATACACCTAAGATATTAACAACAGATGTGCATTACGCAAATAAAGAAGATAATGAAATTCATGATGTTTTGGTAACTTCCTCTATCGGAAAATGTATTGATGATGAGAATAGACTTATATATGCTCATGAATTCTGGATGAAAACAGAAGAAGAGATGTTAGCAAAATGTAATGATATTGAAGCATGGGAAAATACCATGAGAATTGCCGATAAGGTAAATGTTACTTTGCCTAAAGAACCATTATTCCCTAAATTCATTGTAGATGGCTCAGAGACAGTTGAAGAGCTATTAAGAAAAAAAGCTTGGGATGGCTTGTTTGAAATGGCTTTAACAGATGGTATTGATGTGAATGAATACTCTAAGAGACTGCAATATGAATTGGATGTTATTTGTTCTGAAGGATTCCAAGATTATTTCTTAATAGAAGAAGATATGATTGATGCCACTGTAAAGGCTGGTTTTCTAGTAGGACCAGGTCGTGGTTCTGGAGCAGGTTCACTTGTATGCCGATGTTTAAAAATTACTTGGCTAGATCCTATTAAATATGACCTGTTATTTGAGCGTTTCTTAAATCCTGAACGTGCTGGGTATCCTGACCTCGATGTAGACTACAGTTATGAAGGAACTCGATTTGTTTTAAATCATATGAAACAAAAGTACGGAATTGATAAGGTTGCACAAATAGGGACAAAAGGTACATTAGCTGCTAGAGCTGTATGTCGTCGTACAGGGAAAACACTTGGTTTTGATACGGCAACTCAAGATGCTTTCGCAAAATCGATTCCATCACGACCAGGTATTACATTAAAAGAAGCATATGCTGAAGAATCAATGGTACAGCAATATTCTCAAATGTATCCTAAGTGGTGGGAAGCGATGCTTGCTTTAGAAGGTCATGTTTCACAGGTAGGTGTTCATGCCGGAGGGATTGTTCTTTCTCCTGAACCACTTACAAAAGTTACACCACTTCGCACTGATAGTGAAGGAATTGAAACCACTCAATATGATATGGTTTGGATTGAAAAGCTCCTTGTGAAATTTGATGTACTTAAAGTAGAGACACTTGATGTAGTAAAGAAAACTTTAGAGTTTGCAGGTTTATGGGGAAAAATGAATATCTATAGAGATATTGATATTAATGATCCTCTTGTATTTGAGCGAGTATATAATGCTTTAAATTTATCAGGGATTTTCCAATGTGAATCTGATTTATTTAAAAAGATTATTTCTGAAATGAAACCTAACTCATTTGAAGATATTTCTGTAATTGTTGCACTTGGGCGTCCTGGTCCATTAGACCTAATTCCTACATACGTTGCTCGTAAGTGGGGAAGAGAAGAAGTGAAATATCCATTTAATGCTTTAGAGCCAGTCTTAAAAGAAACTTATGGTGTTTGGGTTTATCAAGAACAGATCATGCAAGCTTCTAGGGTGCTAGGTGGATTGACTTTAGGACAAAGTGATATGATTCGAAAAGGCGTATCAAAGAAGAAGCATGACCTAATGAATAGATGGATAGATTTAATGATTTATGGCAGCGAAGAGTATAAGAAAAAGCATGCTGAGCTTGTTAGTCAGTATCCAAAAGATGCTGAAGGTAATTCCACTGTTCCATTAAATGATGAAGGAAAGCCTACCATTTGGGTTGATTATGATTATGCGAAACAGCCAGATGTAGAAGGAGCAATTAATCGTGGGTTTGATGAACAGACGCTGCTACAGATTAAAATTGATTGGATTAAATTCGGTAACTATTGTTTTAATAAAGCACATTCAGCAGCATATGCACTGTTATCTGTTGTTACAGCATGGCTGAAATGTTATTATCCTGTTGAATTCATGGCAGCTTTATTAACGTTTTCAGAAGGAAAGAAAGATAAAAATAAAAAACCTAAAAATATTTATTACATGAAAGAATGCGAAGAGATGGGTATTACTATCCTTCCACCAGATGTTAATGAATCTATGGCCGGATGGACACCTATTAAAACAAAAGCAAAAGATATATTCTTAGCTAATTCATTTGCTGAATTCACAACAGAAACCATTAATGAATCCAAAGAAATACGTTATGGGTTATCTAGTATAGCTGGTGTAAGTGGTGAAACCGTAGATGAAATTATTCATAACCGCCCATATAAATCTGTTGAAGATATGATACTAAGAGTAGATGGGTCCAAAGTCAATAAGACTAAAGTTACTGCACTAATAAAGTCTGGTTCTTTCGATAATCTTAGTAAAAATCGAAATCTCTTATTAAGGAACTATATGCAATCTCGTAATGAGGAATATGAACAAATACCTAAAACAACTAATAAAGGTGACATTGTTGACTTTGAAAAAGAATGTTTTGGTGTAAGTATTACAATCAAGTCGAAATGGGAGAAGTTAGAAGAAGGTAAGAGTGCTCAATTTACCGGAATCATTCGCTCAGCAGAAAGTTGGAAAGCTCGCACTGGAAAAACGCACTATACACTTTCGTTAGAGACTCAAGAAGAAGTAATCATGATTACAGTATGGGGTTATCTGATGGAGAAGAATCAGCAAACATTAAGACTAGGCAATAAAGTAACAATCAAAGGAGAAAAGAGCCGAGATAAACTCACAGCTAGTTCTTTCAAGTTACTTGTTGATATGTATGAAGTTGAAATGCCAGCATAAGAAGGGGATTATATGAAGTCGTATATAAAGCATCTATTTCATGTTACTGTTCGTTCATTGAAGCGAAAGACTTTCGTAAGAGATTTTAAGCATTGGTGGAAGTATAAATATGAAGATCGCCCTTACTAATAATCATGAGGTGTATAGATATGGAAGGAAGAGAGTTAGTAACATGCTACTTGAAAAGCAATTGCACATATAAATTATGGATTCGTGATAAAAAAGGTAAAACATTTGAACTAATACAGCAGGGTGTCTCATTAAACCCGCATCCTGCTTACATGGGTTGCTATGCACTTAGTATTAAATTAGATAAAACATACTTTCAGAATGCGCTTTACCTTGCAGATGTTAAAGATATCGCAAAGGCAGTACCAACCATTGTAGAAGAAAATGGTCTAAAAGAGATAAAAGGACTAAAAATAACCAATATTTCCATTTCTGAACACGAAAATTTCACGTACCTGATTGGAATAGGATCCAAAATAATTTAAAAAAGGAGATAGGGGAAGTTGAACCTTGTTGAAAAGTACATTGATTTGCATACTTTTGATATAAATAAACAAATAGAAAGCTGCCTTATCTCTTCTAAGGTTACAGCAGTATTCACAATTGATGGTTTAAAATACGTAGTTGCCTGTAGTTCTGCCCAAGTGGAGAGGAAATTGGAACCTCTACCAGAGTTTCAACCATATGATTACAGACTACCACCAATGAGAGGACTATCAACTAGTGTTATTACATTAACATTGTTAATTGAACCTTATTTACATAATACAATTATTGATAACAGTGATGGTATTTTTGTACAACTATATTATCAAAATCAAGGTAATAGGGGGCATGCCAACTTTATTGCTAATTGTGTAAAAAGTACACAATTATTCTCGCATTCTGGCTATGATAATTATTTTAATGACCTGTTATCCGTTCAAATGATATTTAATACGGATTCTATTCCACTAGAATAAAAAAATATATGATATAATAAATGTAATGCATTACATTATAAATAGGAGGAAGTTATGGAGCTAACACAACCATACTTAGCTTATCAAGCAAAAGTAAATCGAGAGCTAGAATTAAAGGGAAATCTTCTCGTAAAGCTAATAGAAACAACAGATGAAAGCTTTGTCCCACAACGGAAATATCCAAGTGACGCTGGTTTTGATTGTCGTGCTCGAATCGACAAATCAATTGTTATTGAACCTGGTAAAAGAGCTTGTCTCCCATTAGGTTTCGGTATTAATATTCCAATGCATCATACTGGAGATTTACGTCCTCGTAGTGGTCTTACTAAGAAAAATGGAGTAATGGCTGCTTACGGAACAATCGATACAGGTTATACAGGAGAGGTGCAAGCCAATATATTTAACTTTGGTGATAAACCCTTTTATATTGAACCTGGAGATCGTATTGCACAATTAGTTGTATCACCGCTTGCTAAGCCTAATAAAGGATTCCTTTCTACAATTATTGATGCATTTAGAACTCTATTCAAAGGAAAAGCAAACCATGTAGCTACTATGAAACTGGTAGATGAACTAGTAGAACTAGAAAGAAAAAATAGCGGTTTCGGTAGTACAGGTGTAGCTTAATAAAATTAAGGAAGATGGTGTAAGAATTATGGGTTTTAAAATAAAATATGAAATCGAAAAGCAATACTTAACATCTGAATCAAAACGTCGCTCTGGTGCTAAAATGCCTGGTGTTAAATTCATGGTTGCACATGATACGGGAAACCCTACATCTACAGCGCAAAACAATGTAGATTATTATCAAAGAAGCCGCAATGAGATTTCTGCATCTGCACATATTTTTGTAGATGATAAGCGAATCATTGAATGTATTCCATTCTTAACAGGAACACCTGAAAAGGCATGGCATGTACTTTATAATGTGACAACAGATAATCGAATGTTTGGTGGCGATGCTAACGATTATGCTGGCGGAGTTGAATTGTGCTTCGGTGGAAAGATTGATGGGGAAGAAGCGTATAAGCGTTATATTTGGGTACTTGCTTATTCTTGTTATAAGTTTGGTCTTAATCCAGCTAATTCCATTACGGGACATGAAATTTTAGACCCTGCACGAAAAGTTGATCCTAGCCAAGGTCTTCGCACAATGGGTAGAAGTTACTCTCAGCTTTTAAAAGATATTGTGCGTGAATATAATAGCTGCATTAATGGTGGAGAAGATGTTGTAGTTTCTAAGCCTCAGCCACCAGCAGGCGGTAGCGGTGAACCTATCGGTAAAGTAGTAATCACAGCAACAGCAGTAAAACTCCGTGACCGCCCAGGTATGGATGGCAATACATTAAGATTATTAGATCATGGAACAGAATGGGCTGTCTTCTATAAACAAGGCGATTGGTTTAACCTTGGTAGCGAGCGTCAATTCTGTACTGCTAATCCTGAATTTGTTCAATTCATTCCTTATGGAAATAACTCAGGAACATCAACTTCTGGTTCAAGTAATGCACTTCCAGATGGAATCCTAAAAAAAGGTGCTAGTGGCGAAGGTGTTCGAGCAGTACAAAATGCATTAGCAAGTGCATATTTCTATCCTGATAAAGGTGCACCTAATCATGGATGTGACGGATTCTATGGAGATAAAACAGTAAATGCTGTATATCGTTTCCAATCTGTTTACTGTAGTAATGCTGATGGCATCTATGGTCCAGAAACAAAACGTAAATTAATTGAGCAAATGAACAAGTAATATCTATAAGTGCGTGAAGATTTTCTTACAAGTTTTTACGCACTTATTATTAATCATACGAGGTGGTAATTATGAAACTCCAAATTAATATTAATTGGTTTACCATACTTCATAAAATTAGAATCATAGTGTTAATTGGAATCTTTTATACACTCTACCATTATACAAGTCCAGTATTCGCATTTATGTTTGCCTTTTATTTTATATATAGCGACCTTACAGATATTGAATCTTATATGAGTGAAATAAGTGAAAGAGGAGATGCATCATGGAAAAATACTTGGCACAAACGCAAGCCCTTCTAGGAATGATACAAGCTACTATTTCTGAAGAAGAATTAAAACGATCAGTTGCAGCAGGGGAAGAAATGTGGGAAGCAATCAGAACAATTACAGATAAATACGGATTAAATGTTCAAGAAATGTTAAATGCAACACTTAGCTGTCATTCTACAATTCTTGATGCTGTTAATGAACAGATTAGCGAAACAAAAAAGGAAATGGGGATATAAGGATGGATCGCAACAAGCTATTAGAACAGTATGCAGAGAAAATAGATGCTATTACATACGCTACAACTCAAGCATTGGAGATACTTTCTCAAAACGCACAAACAATCAATAGCATTATTGAAGAGGTTCTTACTGGAGCGGAGCAATCGCCTCTTATAGATACGTATCAGTTTAATATTCCAGATCCTAATGAGCCAATAAAAGGGGAGGCTGAAAATGACCAATTCAAGTTTGCTAACCCGGTCAAATAAGATTTTTTGTTTAATTGGTCCATCGGGAACAGGTAAGACGGCAATAGCTGATAGTATCAATTTACCAAAAGTTATCTCCTATAGAACAAGGCAGCCAAGAGAAGGGGAAGTTGATGGAGTAGATGGTCATTTCATAAATAAGGATACCTTCTTACGAATGGATCAAGAAAATTTATGGATTGCTAAGACATTGTATAGTGATAATTACTATGGAGTTACGCAAGGAGAGCTACTACCACTTGAAGAGAAACCAATGATATATGTAATAGATTGGGATGGAATTCTTAAATTAAAAGAATCTTTAGATCGCATACAAGGCTATGACTCATCTCAAATTGTTACCATTTTCATTGATACATCTAGAGATGATTTAGAGTATAGAATGATGAAACAAGGAAGAGATAAGACGGAAATTAAAGCTAGATTAGATCGTATTGATAGGGATAAGAACGTAAGCAAGCATTGTAATCATATTATACAAAATCAACAAGGAGATTTAAGCGCAACAATTACTAAGGTATTAAAAATTATCATTGAGGAAAGCTTCCATGCCACTAAATAATAGTGAATATGAAATTAAAATAAATGAAAACACTTTAGAATTTACAATCTTCAAAGACGGACAGAGACTTCCATTTGAAGGTTTTCAAAATATATCCTGGGCGCTGCAAGGTGCCTTAGCAAGCATTAAAAGAACAGAAGCTGAGATTAAAAGAAGGGAGAGAGAATGATGAAATCATTAAGCGATCTTGCTAAATCTACTATATATTATTCAATTGCACTTATCTTATCAGTTATTTTTGCATTTCTAAGTAAGCCTTTTAATTACTGGTATACTATCTATTTCATAATCATTGCTGCAATTAGTTTAATAGGACTTATCTCTAATATATATACGCAAGTAAAATTAGCCCTTACATCTCATACTAGTATAGTAGATGATGAAAAAGAAGAGAAATAA